TGGGCGGTCGCGGGCATGTCGGCCGGGCCCCTGATCTACCAGACTCAGGCCACCTGGTACATCGATCCGGTTGCCGGCAACGACATGAACAACGGGCTCACAGAGGCGAACGCGATCCAGACGATGCGCGAGTGGTACGCTCGGACGCTGGGTATCTCACGGTGCAACATGACCGTCAACCTCGTCGGCGACTTGCCCTCGAGCGACCCGCTGCCCGGCGACGTCGGGCCACAGGGAGATTTCTACATCGTCTTCAAGGGCACGCTCACTTCCGTGGAGTCCGGCACGATTGCGTCCTACACGGCTGCGGACAAGGTCACGTACGGATTGACCCGTCCAGCCATGCTCGTAGCTGCTACCGACTGGACGCCGCACGTCGGGCGTCTGCTCAAGGACACTTCCATCGGCGCGAACGGCGCGTGGATGCGCATCGCGAAGGTTCTGGCTGCGATCACAGACTGCTACGTGACGCCATGCCAGACGTTCGCGAGCGACTTCGCGACCGGAGCCGCTGCGACCCCGGCCATGAACGACGGCTACGAAGTCTACACCGAGTCGAAGCTCTACATCGCATGCCGCGGCTCGCAGCCGAAGTCCGGGATGACGTACTCGGGCAGCACGATGCTCGGCGTGTACTTCGTGGACCTGGACCTTCGCCCGGCGACCGGGAACGATCTCGAATGGGCTTCGGGCATCAACCGTACGCGCCTGCTTCGCTGCCGAGTTGCTGCGGACAACTCGGCGCAATTCGTCAACCTGCGCGGCGGCTTCCAGGTGTCGATGACTTCCGTGGGCCACCAGTCTCAGGTATCGAGCGCTACGTTCGGTGGGCTCGGGAATATGTATTCGACGCTCGAGTCCGCGCTATTCCTTGGGACCGGCAACAGCTCCGTGTATTTCCGCCAGGGACTACCGACGGCGTCGAACGGAGGCATTCTTTCGATCGGCTGCCGACTGGCCGTGCAGAATCAAACAACGCTCACCTCGAGCGCTGACATCTGTGTGATGAACGTCGCAGGCACCGGCGCAAACGGCATCGGCGTCAACGTCTACCAAGGTGCGATTCTTGATTTCCCAGGCGCAGCGGTCCTGTACGGTTCGAACAACACGGCCTGGGGCGTTCAAATCGAATCGCGCGGCGCCGTGCGTGCCGGTGGGCAATTGACTCCGGGATCTCCTCCCTACACCTACGTCAACCTGAACATCACTGGAGCTACCGGACAGGACGTGAAGATCGGTGGTGCCCTCGTGATGATGCCGGACATCACCGCTTCGGCGGGTCTCGTGCTGCCCGCAACTGCTCCCTGTCAAACGTGGGCGCAGTGCGCCAACGCTCCCTTCACCGGCACGGTCTGGAACTACGGCAACGGTGCGTACCTCGGCCTGTCGTGAGGGGGAACGTCGTATCTGGTAACTGAACTGGTCCGGGACATGGCAGAAGAATCAATGACAATTCCAGCGGCGCGCATCGTGACCCATCTCGAACACCGGACCAAGGTCTGCCCGAGCTGCGGAGGCTCTGGCATCGACTCAACCTACTCGATGGCATTCGAGGTCCACGGTTCCACGGCCTGCCGGTGTTGGCAGTGCCGCGGCGGCGGCACGGTAATCGACGTGGTCGTGGTCCACCGGCCTGGGGTGCGCGAGGTGCCGACATGAACGTCGCCGATCCAGCGCTGCGGATGGAGATGGAGATCGAGCGCGACCGCTCGGGCATGCGGATCTCGTACCGGGATCGCGCGGCGAGCATTCGCATGGTGCGTCCCGACCGGCTGGAGTGGCAAGACCACTTCGGCCAGACGCGGCGAGCGCACTTCACGGTGGATGGAATGACCGTCACCATCGTGGACGGCAAGCCATACGGCAGCATCGAGCTTCGCGCGCTCATCCTCGACGGGTTGAAGTTGCCGCGCGTGCGAGAAGAGGTGCTCGCTGCAGCGCTGGACCTGTGGTTGGAGACGACCGCTCGGCAGTGGGTACTCAAACGGCCTGATCCACCTTGGAAAGCCGCTCTCCCAGTCGAATCTCTGAGCACAGGAGAAGCGTAACCCATGCACCTTCGTTTGGTAGCGAATCCGCGGCAATTCAGCGAAGAAGACGCCTGGACCGTCGGCGAGTTGATGCAGCTCGACTGGATGTCCGTTCCGTTCGACGAGTGGTTCCTCGGTCTCAACGTCGAGATCGAGCACTACTCGATCACCCGGGGTGACCCGCGGCGCATCGGCATGCTCGTGCTCGAGCACTTGTACGAGGACCGGCACTACTACTCGAAGATGATCCGGGCCGGGGTCGGACGGCCGCTACCAGTTGCCGAGCGAGCCGCGCCGAAGCGCCCGAGGGAGCCGGACCTCGCGTGCACGTGCAAGACCAGGCAGGGCACGTTCTCGCTCGGTAAGGGACACCAGTTCGGCATGCGCGTTCCGTCCGGCTCGGCCACGTGCACGACGTGCAGGTTCGTGACGCCGGATCTGGAGCGCTGCACGAACCCGGGCTTCATCAGCTGGCGCATGAGCCTGGGGGCATCGGACCCGAGCCGGTTGCCGTACGCGGCGTCCGAGTACGCTTGCGACGTGTACGAGCCGAGGTGAGCCATGACGATTGGACATGTCGTCGCTGGTGTTTCCGTGCTCACGTTCCTGGCGGTGGTCGGCTGGGAACTCACGAAGGGGAGCAACACTGGCTTCGCCGCGAACGACAGGAAAAAGAAGACGCGCAAGAAGCGCCGGTGACCCGATGCAGGTAGTCACGCTCGATCAGCCGTTCGACCCGGAGCGACTTCCGGCCGGCACGTACGCGGCCACGAGCGACACGCCGGCGTACACGCTTCTCTTCGCCATGGTCGCCTACGGCATGGCTCGCAGGCTCGGGCAAAGGTTCCTGGACGGCGGACGAATTGCCATCGGAGCGCAGGTCCCGGGCGCCCGCCGCAACGCCGAATTGCCGTCCGGGATGCGCACGATCACGCTGCCGGAAGACTACTTCGCCGACACGCCGGACGACTACCAGGACTGGCGAAAAGCCTGGTGGCGCGAAGTCATCCAGAACTCCGTCGACGCCGGGGCGACTCACATCGAACTCGGGATCCTGCAGCGCGACGATGGGATGTTCGTAGTTTCATGCCTCGACGACGGCTCGGGCATGACCGAGGACGTGCTCCTGAACGGCTTTCTCGTCGGCCGCGGCAGCGGCAAGCGCGCAAGAGATCAAGATCGGCGTCGGCCACAGATTGATTGCCTGGACCCGGACGCGCCCAAGTCCGAGACGATCGGTGGTTTCGGCGTTGCGAAGGAACTCATCGCGTTCGCGTGGCCCAAGTGGACGATCGTCACGAACAGGCTGCGCGTCGACGGCGCCGGCCCGAACTACAGCGTGTCCGAAGCCCCGAACGCCATCGCGCCTCACGGGACGCTCGTGGAAGCTACGATGCCGCACGATTCTCATACGGACACGGGCGAGGCCGAAGCCGTGATCGGGATGAGCAATTTACCGGGAGTAACCTTCACAGTGAACGGGCAGCGGAAGTTCGCCCGAATGCGTCCTGGTGACGAGATCAAGGACGGTCGCTTCGGCTACTGCGCCATCGCCCACTACAACCGTGGCGCCGAGCGCAAGGGCATGTTCGTCCGTGTTGGCGGCATGTGGATGTACACGAAGCGGTTGCCGGACAAGTTGAGAGGCGCCGTCGTGATCGAGATCGACAGAGGGCGGTCGCGGTCGCTGCTCGCTGCCGACAGGGACCGAATCCGCAATTACGAGTTGTCGGATTGGGTCGACAAGCTCGGCCAGCGCATAGCCGTGGACGTGCGCAGCAGCCTACAGGCCGCCGAAGAAGAAAAAGAGCGCGAGTACGCGGGCGCCAATGCTCCGTCCGAGCAAGCCGTCTCGAAGGTGCTCTTCGACATGCCCGTTCTGCCGGCGTTGCGGCGAGGCATCGGCCTGTTTGATGAGGCCGAGGCGATCCGCCTGGCACGAGCCGTCGCCTCGACAGGAACCGGACCCGGGACGGTTGGCTCTGGAGCCTCGGAGATGGACGCGGAAGCGCTCGGGCGGCTGCTGTCTCTTCTCGCTCACGCAACGCCCGTGACCGGAGAACGGCATCGAGAAAACATCGCGAAGCAGCTCGCGTGGAAACCGGCTTTCATCGTCAAGTGGGAGAAGCGGCGTGGCACTCCCCCGACGAGATTCTTCCCGGAAACGATGAGCGGGCCAGTTCTACTGCTGGCACGGGTCTGGAGCGCGCTATGCGGCTACGTGCTCATGCTCATGAACGCCGACCGGACCTACAACATCGGCTGGACGTTCGACCCGGAAGTTGGAGCGTCCTACTACACGAAGGGGCGCGCGCATCGCGAATACCTGCTCCTGAACCCGCTCGTGACGATGTCCGAGGGCGAGTTCCGGGTGTCCATGGCGAAAGAAGCCAAGGTGCTCAACCCGCACGACGACGAGCAGCTCAAGCACCTCGTCGCGGCCGCGCAGCACGAGTGCGCACACATGCTCATGTGGCGGCCCGAGCACGAGACGACCGGATATCACGACGAGGAGTGGGGACAGTACGTCACCCGCACAATCGAGAAGATGGCGGACAAATGGCCGGTCGTGAAGAGGATCGTCCGCTTGGTGAGCGCTGCTCAGAGGAAGGCAACTGAGGCGCACAAGCAGACGGAGCAGGAAACGTCCGCCAGGGAAACGGCCCGCATGTTGTTGCCGTTCTTACAAGAAATCGATCGATCAAGAGAAAGCGATTCGTGCGAGCGCATCGAAGATGTCATGCGCACGAATGCCGAAGTGATCTGGCGTCTGCTGGCCAACAGATCGTCGCCGGCTGTCTCGGGGACGTTCTGCGACAGCGAGCACGGTTTGGCGGTGTTGTACTGGGGCCGTATACGTGGTCCGTTCTCGGCTGACATGGCAATCGTATGGCTCAAGGAATTGGGATTTTGGGTTCTTGCTACGGACGACAGCGATAGGACCCGCTTGTGGGAAGCGGTGGCGCATGAAGCGAGCGGTCGGGACATAGAGATTGGTACAACAATCGCGCTGGGGGAGTACCGTGATCTGCTGCGCACATACAGGAAGACGGTTGAAGCGGGGTAGCCATGCGTGAAAGCGTGAGGCAGAAGGTCTACGTCCTCACGGCCCCTCGCCGGGACGGCGTGAGCTACCTCGGAGCGACCGTGCGAAGCATGCTCCACAAGCAGCCCGGCTTGCGCCCGGACCAGATCGTCGCTTGCGTGGGTCGGGGCGATGGCTCGGAGGCTCGAGATGCGGGCTGCGCGGTGCACATGCCCGCTGCGGAGAAGATCGCTCTGTGGGAAAGCTCGCCTCCAGCGGACAGCATCATTGGCAACATCGTCGAGGCGCTCGGCCTTGCGGTCGAGGATGGGACCGATTGGTGCGTCATGACCGAAGACGACCTCGAACTCAGCCACGACTGGCTCACGAGGGCCCTCGCCCTGGCGGATGTAGCGCGGGCGTCGAGGGGCCGATGCCTCGTGCAGGCATGCTCCAGCCACACGGGCCTTCATCCGGACCGCGAAGGCGTCGGCTCGGACAAGGTCAAGCGCTGGTCGCGTACGTACGAGTTCTGGGGCAACCAATTGCTGGTGTTCGAGAGAGGATGTGCTCGAGAGATTCAAGAATGGATCCCTCGCTTGCGTGAGTGGGCCGCCGATCCAAAGCACTCAAAGCATGTAGAAGGCAAGGGCGTCGTACAGCTTTACTGGGGCCCGGACCGCGTCATCGCCGCGTGGTGCCACCTCGCTGGCGTTCCAATCTGGGCAACGTGCCCGTCGCTCGCGCGACACGTGGGCCTGGTCGGGACGAGCGATTGCGCAGTGCGATGGCCAACGCTGCGCTGGGAGGGCTGAGTCCGTGGACCTCATCGCCTTCGGAGGGCCCGCGGGCCCATGCTTCGCCCAGAAGGTGGCCTGGCGTCGGCCGACCGCGGTCCTGAGCGTCTCGGCCGGTACGCCTCGCAACACGTCCGACGAGCAGTACGGAGTGTACGCCTGGCTCGCGGCCCGCGACGGCTACGCCTGGAAGCAGATGGCCGAGAAGGCGAAGATCAACCCAGCCGAGCTTGGCAGCCTCGGCATCGCCGGCTTCAGCGCCTTCCACGGGTTCGCGAACGGGTTCCTGAAGAATCCCGTCGATGCTGCGCGCTGTTGCTACGTGCACCTGGCCGACGCATGCTTCCTCGGCGCCGGCGCGACCAAGCCACACGAGGGCTACGCCAAGTTCGCGACCGAAGCGGCCCTCGGCAAGGGCGACAAGCTCATGGTCGCCACCACGAACGGCCCCTGGGGGAAGCCGTTGGAGTACTCGTACGACTACGGGGACCCGAGCGGGCCCGTGCACTTCTCGCTGACGTCTGGCGCGCAGTGCTTCGAGCTGACGTGGAACGCCGCAATGGCCGCAGTCGGTGGCAAGCCATCCAAGCCCGAGGTGCCCCCGGGTCTTCCCGAGCCCTCCAGGAGCTTCCGGGTCGGCAACCTCATCTGGCTGCACTACGAGACGATGACCAAGGGCCTGCCCAACCCCTGCAAGGGCGAGTACACGCTGCACGGCTGGCACGTCTCGGCCCTGGCGACGCCGCTCATGCAGTACTACGGCGCCCCCTGGATGGCCGGAGAACGCGGCGGCGCACTGAGCGCGCCCGGTGGTTCGACCGCAAAGCTCGTCGTCGCCGGCGCCGCCGCCGTGTTTGCGTACGCGCTCGTGCGGCTCGTGCTTAGACCTTGGCGAGGCCAGCCTTGACGGCGTCTTGCGCAGGCCGGCCCGGCTCGCTATCGACATGGCCGCCCAGTTCGACGCGTTCGCTCGCAAGCTCGGCATCCGCGTAGCGTACAAACGGCGCGCCGTCTGCGTAACGGCCACGAAGCTGTCGGGCGCACAAAAGCGTTGACAATCGCTGCGCGCGGTCTTACGGTTACGCAACCGCAACCCACAGAAAGGACGTTGCCATGATCGGACACGCTTCGTTCCAAGCCTTCGGGACGGTGGCCAAAACGCCGTCCCTCGACAAGCTCCCGAACGGGACCTCCCGGTTCGTCATCACGCTCGTCGCGAACCTGCCGCACAAGCCCAAGGGCTCGGACAAGTGGACCGACCGGCCAACTTGGCTGCGCCTGGCCGTGTTCGGCGACAAAGCCGAGCGACTTGCGCGCGCCGTCAAGAAAGGGCAAGCGCTCTTCGTCGAGGGCAACATCTCGTCGTACGAGCAGACCGACTCCCAAGGGCAAAAAACCTGGGGTGTGAACTTCAACGTCCAGACAGTGCGCATCGCGCAGGATCACTCGCATCCGCGGTCCCAGCCCCAGCCCGAGAAGCGTTCGGACGGGCCGCAGCCTTCGGCCGCCCCCTACGAGATGGAGGAGCCCGTCGGAGACGACGCGCTGCCGTTCTCATGAGCGAAGACGACCTCGAGTTCCCCGCCGATCCACCCGACGGGTACAGGGACGCACAGCCGCATGCCGTGGTGGCCAGCGCGGCAAAAGCTGCGGGTGCCTCGATTGCGAACATGAGCGCGAACGAGATCACGGTCCTTTTCAACGTGCTAGCGCCAGCGACGCTCAAGCTCTGCTGGTACGAGAACCGGTACAACGCGATGTTGAAAACGATCCGGGAGCTTCGCGCAGAAAAGCGCAAGATTTCAAATCGGTTGCGGAAGCTCGAGCAGCGAACAGGCCTCGGTTCTCACGACGCCGGCGCGAGCGACGGGCCTGAGCCAGGCGGGGACGAGTAGCGCATCACCTCCGGTACGTCCCGTAGAGTATCGCCGAGGCAACCGACCACATCTTCAAGCGTTCCATCGCATCTTCATGGTCCTTCAGCGCCCCGGCGACGATGTCCGATGCGTATTTCTTCGCTCTCTTGCTTCTCGCGGCATTTTTCAGTTGCTCTCCGACAACTCTGCGTTCGGAAGCCTGCAGAACGTCGTTTTGAGCAAGTTCCATCCAGGCATCCGCAGTGTTCGCTGCGGCCATGAGGGGAGAAATCCCTTGATGGGAGCATACGAGCCGGCGGGCCTTGGTGCTTGGCTTACCTAGAAGCGCCCGGTTGAGGGCTTCTAGGGCCACATCGCACTCCACGATGTCATTCGTGTCTGCTCGAAGTCGCTCCAGCCATGTTTCCCGCAGAAAAGCGACTTCCCTTCTCATCGCGAGGCCAGCGCCTTTCAGCTCGAACTCGTCGGCGAGCGAACTAAATTTGCTCGCTTCGCTTCGTCGTCCGACAGACCGCTTGCGGTCTTGCTCGATCCACTTGATCGCGCGGCCGATGATGCTTGCCTTGGTGTCTTGCTTGGCTTGCTTCATGGGTTCACCTGCCTTCGCAGTCGATGCTTTTGTGCGGATCTGCGGGAACGGGAGCCGCGTCGGCGTGCACGTGCACGCGAAGGCCCCCGAGCGCCGCGCTGCCGCGTGGGCGCGCTTGCACGAGCAGCGATCCGAGCACGCGCGCCGTTCGGTCGTCGATGTCAACGTCCATGGTCCCGTCTGCAGCCGTCGTCACCTTGAACATCGTCAGTCCCCGCACCAGTTGAGTTCGTCCCATGGCGCCGACGGAATCACCCGACTGTGATCTTGAGCGCCTCCGGCGAACACGTACTGGAGCAAGTTCAACGCTCTGCTTCTCGAAATCGTTTTTTGCTCGAGCAGGCGCAAGATCGTCTCGACCGGACCCTGGGACGCGAAGGCAGGCCCGCGCCACCAGTTCGGCGACCCGATCTCGTCCGTGATGAATCTTGGGTTCATCAAAACACCTCCTCCGGGTCTGGGCCAGTGCTTTCCGCAGGCTCCGGCTGCGGGCCGGGCTCCGGGGGGCTCGGGACCTTGGCCTGGGGCTGCGGCACCGGCGCCTTGAGCGCCTTCGTCGATGCGGAAGCGACCTTGGCGCTCGCTGCCGGAGCCGCTGCGCCCGAGGTCCCGGTGGCCGGCGCGCTCTGGGCAGACCCATCCGCGAGCAGTCGTTGCTGGCCTCCGTTGCCAGCCGCTGCGGCTTCGAGCCGGGCTCGCGACTCCGCGACGCGACCGGAGACGCGAGGCTCGGCCGCTCGACCGAGATCGACCATCGCGGGCTCGTCCACGTCGGCCTCGGAGAGCTGGTCGATCTGGATCGCGCGCTGAAGCTCGCTGGAGCGCGGGGCGTCCTTCAAGCCATGTCGCAGCGCCGTCTTTCGGTACATCTCGGCTCGGTGCGTTCGCCACGGGCTGTCCGGCTTGTCGTGCCCGGGCACGTTGAGTCGGATCGCGTCCAGGTCTCGGAGCGGCATGACGAAGTGCTTCACGCCGCCGGTCGTGAGCTGGATCTGGCAGTAGCCGGCGACGACTCTTCCCGGGTCGTCTCCGAGGTACGGTCCGTAGACGACCTCGTTTCTGCCAAGGCCCGAGACGTCGAACATGTCGCGCTCGTACACCACGTACGTGTTCACGACCGAGATCAGCTGGCTGCGGTACGCCAGGCGCACCAGACCAGGGTAGCCGATCACCAGGCGCGCCCGCTTCGGCTTGCTCGGGTCCTTGGAGGCGTAGCCGATGATGAACGCCTCGCCCATCGAGCCCCCGATGTCCAGGCCAAGCTCCGCCGCCTGCACGAAGGCCCAGAAGATCGTGCTGGGATAGCACTCGGCGAGCTTCGCGTCGCGCGACAGCTCCACCACCAGGCGCGCCAGCGTGCGCTCGAAGCTCACTCCGGCCGGAAGCGCCGGCTCGATCACTGCCCGAGCGTTCACGATCTGCGTTTGGACCTGCTCGCGGAATTTCACCAAATGTTCGTCCTGTGCCATCTCGTCCTCCGTCATTCGTCATCGTTCGAGGCGTTCACGAGTTTGACCCTGAGCGCCCTGGTTACCTTCCTGTGACTTTCGATCGTTTCGGCGTCGAGCTTCACGCCGTACGTTTGCTGAATCCTCTGGACGAGCACTTCCCAGTCGGGTCGTCCGCGATGGCAACGCCAAGTCACTTTTCCCCAGGGTCCCTCGATGCCCTCGGCGCTTCGCACGATCTCCTTGAGCCGCTGCGCGGCGAGTTCCTTCTGCCGCTTCGCCCGTTGCTCTTCGCGCGAGGCGCGCACGTAGTCGATCGCGATCTGCTCGGCCTCGGCCGGCGCGATGGCCATCTCGCGATCGGTCGAAGGGTACAGCTTGCGCAAGTACTTCAAGTAACCCTCGGACCCATCCGCGGCAGGAGGAATCTGCGTCACGACGTGATCTCGCCAGAACTTGTAAGCGGCATCACGCAAAAGCCCGGCGTACTCCTCGTCGTAATCGATGCGGAAGCTGCGGAACCTCGTGCCGTACACGAGGGCGGCGACGTCGGCGCGCTTGTAGCCCGTGACGAGCATCTGCCACTGCACCTGGCAGAAGACGTAGGTAGGAACCCGGTCGCAGTCGTCCGCGTCGTCGTCTTCGTCCAGGTTCCAGTGCCTCGCGACCCTAGAGCCGACGAGCTTGCACTCCAAGAGGTGACTCGCCGCGCCGCTGAGCGCCGCACGACGAGGGTCCATGGCCACCGGCGGGCCTACGATCACGAACCTGTCCGGGGTTGCGAGCGCCCACTGTGCGTCGGGCTCCCTGCACCGCCACGTCTCGTTGGGCTCGTACAGACGCCAACCCGACCTGTTCGGAGCGTCTTCCATGAGGTAGCGCTGCGCTACGGCCGCTTCGACGAGCGACCCCATCATGGCTTCAGGCGACGGCGGCGAGAGGGCTTCGGCTGGCTCGCATTTGTCGCGCCACACGTCGATGGGGCGGTGCCACGGGTTCTCGCCAACGATCGCTGAAATGTCGGTCGCGGTGATGCCCGTCCTTCGCATCTGAAGCTGCTCTTCACTCAGCATTGCCCGAGCCTCGAACGGACAGCATACGCACACGCAAGCGGATGTCAAGGCACTTTTCGTTCTTGACTTGTGCGTGTGCATGCGTAAGCTACGAGCGCATGAGCGAGATCACTATCCAGGGCCTCGTACCGGCGGTGAGCAAGTTGCGGCGCTTGTTCGCCGAGGGCATGAAGCAGCGCCTGCTCGCCGAAAAACTGGCCGTGTCACAGGCAACCGTTTCGCGTTGGGCAAGCGGCGAGAGCGTCCCCGCTCCGGAGCATCGGCAGGCCATCGAGGACCTGAGCCGGACCTCTGGCAAGCTCGTCATCACGTTCGACGACTGGTACACGCTCGAGCAGCTCAGGCTCGCGTACCGCTTCTCGCGAAAGCGTATCGCTCGTCTTCGAGAGCGAAAGGAGCAGGGCGATGAGTGAGTACCGGACGGTGTGCAAACGCTGTGGCGAGCAAGCGGGGCGCTTGAGCTGGAACGAGGACAAGAACGGCGCCGCGCACCTCAAGGTCGAGTGCGCCGCGTGCGGCCAGTGGACCGCGTGGGCTCCGCAGAACCGGCAGACGCTCGCGCTCGCACCGAGGCATCCGTTCGCGGAGGCGTACTGCAAGGAGCCCCTCCTCGACTGGCGACGGGAGTTCGTCGCGTTCGACACGGAAACGACGGGCCTTGACGGGCACGCTCGGATCCTCGAGTTCGGAGCGGCGCACGTGCTCGGCGGCAAACTCGTACGCGCCTACCACACGATGATCAAGCCCGACGGGTTCGACCCGAACGACGAAACGACTCGCAAGGCGCTCGAAGTGAACAAGATCACGCTCGAGCAGATCGAGTGCGCGCCGGCTTTTCTCGACGTGCTGCCGAGGATCTGCGAGACGCTGTCGTGCCCGATCTGGGTGGCACACAACCTAGAGTTCGATCTTCGCATGCTGCGCCAGGAGCGCGCTCGGCTCAAGGGTCAGCCCGCAGCGAGCGCGACGGTTCCAAGACCGGCGCTCAAGCTGTGCACGATGCTGCTCGACGTCTCGCTCGGCCCGAGCGCGAAGGGACGTAGCCTTGCGGTCGTGGCAGAACGATGGGGAGCGCCCGTCGGTGGACCTGTCGAGTGGAAGCCGATCAGCGCTCCTTTCACGCAGGAAGACCGGTGCGAGATGCACAACGCCTGGAGCGACGCCGCGACCGCTGCCGCGATCCTGATGCGCATGCTGCCCAAGCTGCCAGCGCGCTGCAGCGATATGACCGACCTCATGCGAGAAGGAGAGCGCCGATGGACCAAGATCGTCGAGGCTCGAAAGCGCATCGACCGAGAACGAGCCAGCGACTCCGAGAGCTAAAGGAGCGCAACCGCGTGCTGCGCGAGCGCGTGGCGACGCTCAAGCGCCTGCACCGCGGGCACAAGGCACGGCTCGCGTCCGCGGAAGAGTGGCTGCACTCTCGCGTGTTCGGTCTGGGCGACATCCACGGCCGGGTCGTCGACGCCGCGATGCGCGTCATCGACGAGCTTCTGCGTGAAGTCGCGCGCCTGAACCTTCAACTAAGCGCGCTTCGGTCATCGCGCGATCTCGGGGTTGTGAAAGCATGGACGCTCCCTACACCCGGCGCGTCTATGCCCTTCGGGAGCCTTTCCAAACTAGGAAGCGACGCGCACGCTTCCTTTTCGCCCCCAGCACTCCCAGTCCGAAAAGCGGCGCCGGCCCGGCGACAGAAGGCAGGCGTGCCGGACGCAGGAACGAAACCTGCGGCCTCCGGCGCAGCGAAGCGAGCGCCGCGCCAGAAAGCGCGACCGAAGGCTCGGGCTGGCAGCTGAGCCAGGCGAAAACGTGCTCGGCCCAGCCCGCGTACCCCCGACCGCTCGGGTGGATCCCGTCGGCCTGTCGTAGCGGAAGCCTGCTCGACTCGAAGCCGTGCAGCCCGGCCTGGCGCACGAGAGGCCCGACCCTGTCCGGCTTGGGCAAGCTCGGGGGTAGGATCCAGGCCATCTCAGCCCCCCGCGAGGTCGCGAGCGCGTGCACGGCGGCAACGTCGGAGCGCAGCTGCTCGTCGGAGCGCGCGCCGTACGAGTCGTTCGTGCCGAGCGAAACGAGCACGAGCGTCGGCGAGAACGATCCGAGCGCCGCTTCGACGCTCGCTCTCGGGGCGCCCGCAATCCAGTAGGTCATGGTCGTGCCCGACTTCGCGAGCGCCAGAAAGTCCGCGCCAGCGCGCGTGAACGCGCTGCGTAGAGGCGGCCCGAGCCCAACGGCAAGGCTGTCGCCGACCAGCAGCACGCGGCTGCCTGGAGCGACCGAGGGCCTGCAGGCGGGCTCGCCGTGCTTTCGCACCGCGACCGCAAGGCCGACGCCCGTGGCGACGAGCACGCCTCCCAGCACCCACGGGGTCGGGTCGCGGACGTTCACGTGTCGCATGGTAGCGCTGCGGGCGCACTCGTCGCAAGAGGCAGGCAGGCGTTACGATGCCGGCATGCCTTCTGCCTGGATGAACAAGTGCGGCGTCGCCTACCGATTCTGGGAGGACGGGCGCATCGAAGTCGAGAACCTGGGTTTCCCCAGCATTGCCACGACGGGCAGGGAAGCGGACATCGTGCGCAAATCGTGGGCTCGATGGGGCGCGGCCGTCATGAGCGCCTCTGCGAAGAAAGGCGTTCCTGCGCCCTGGATCATGGGCATCATGCACATCGAATCGGCCGGCAACCCGAAAGCTGTAGCAGCTTGCGAGCCTGTCTACTGCCCAGCCATCTGGAACCGGGGTGGCTGCGCTGCACAAGGAGGGACCGAGAAGTACTGCGCCGGGGGGCTGATGGCGTTCATCACCGCGACCGCGCGCCAGTACGGCCGGACGATCGAGTACTACATCGAGCATCCAGAAGATCAAATCACCGACGGCGCCGACCTGATAGCCAAGAACGTGCAAAGGTACGGCGGGGACATGCTGGCGGCCGCAAAAGCGTACAACGGAGGCTCGATCTGTAGTGGCGGCGGCATCGTGAACATGGGCGGTCAGGCGAACTACGTCGAGCACTTCCTGAAGACAGTCAACGGGTTCATCGCCATGGACCTTCCCATGCCGGCCGGCTTCGAGCCCCCGGCCACGACCGGCAAGCTCGGGCTCGGAGCAGGCGCCGCCGTCGCGTTCACCCTGGGCACGCTGGCGTACATGTTCGCGGACATCCACTGGGGCTTGACGGATAAGATCGTCGAAACGGTCAACCGAACGTTCGGCACGAGCTGGCTGCAAAAAGGGGCTTGACGCTGAAGCGCCGGTGAATATGCTCTCGTCATGGACACCACAGAAAACGGGCTCGAGCAAGAGCTGAGCAAGGCGTTCGAGAAGTTCTACTCATCCAAGGTCGCCGCCACGCTGGCCGCCGTGCACGCCGAGATGCACGCGGACCTCGTCAGCGAGATCGCGAAGGGACATCGTCTTCGCCGGAGCCCCGGCGGCATCCCAAACCGGCCCGCGCTGCGCCAGGTCGCCGGCAAGCAGCTCGAAAAAGCCGGCATCCGGGCGCGGCCGAAGCGAAAGCGTGGCGAGCCGAACGCGCCACGCTCGGACGTGAACGTCATCATGGGTGAGGTCGTCGACGCGCTCAAGTCGAAGGGCGAGTCGATGAAGTTCACCGAGATCGTCGAGGCGGTGAAGAAAGTCGGCGCCTACTCGCCGTCGCAGATCCGCAAGGCCGTGCAGCTCGGCAAAACCGAGGGGCACGTGCGACAGATCGGCGCTCGCCGAAGCGCCATGTACCAGGCGGTCTAGCTGCGCCGACGTGATGGAGGCCGGGCCGGCGGCCGCTCTTCCTCTTCCTCGTCGTCTTCTTCGAGCCAGCTCGGCTCGTGGAAGCGCTCGTCCCACTCCTCGAGCACGCCGTCGGCGACATCGCAAGCAAGCTCGACCGCGTCGTCCGCGTCCGGGTTGTCGTCATCGTCCGTGGTCTCGCTGATCGAACTTGAGAGCGCGCGCAGCGCTGCGTTGATCCACAGGTTCTCGATCTGCGAATTCGCGTCCGCTGGTAGTCCTTTTCTCGTTTTCATTTCTTGTGCCCTTCCAGTTGCGGCAGGTGCTGGGCCAACAGATACCGGATGACGGCGGCTCGGCTCGCCTTGGGGTTCTCGAACCCAAGGCTCACAGCCTGCTTGCGCATCTTTTCGGCGACTCGGTCGATCCGTGCCACCATCTCGGGAGGGAGCCGGATCATGACGAGCGAGCTGGGCTTGCCTTGACAACTGCCTTTCGATGACATAAGCTTCTGCTAACGCACCTGATAGCTTTTGTCAAGCCCATGCGAGATCGAGCGCTCAAAGCCCTGACGTCGTACTCCCCGAACCCCCTTCTGTGGTTTCTGCTGAGCCTGCCGCGAAAGCGCCCAGCCTGGCTGAAGCTCGTGCAAGAAGGGGATGCGAGCGCGGTCTACGAGACCGAGGACGGATGCTTCGTGGTCCTGAGCGCGCGCCTGGGCGAGAACGACGAGAGAATCCTGCAGCTCGAGGTCACGGCCGAAAAGCGAGAGCTGACGCTAGGACGTCTGCGCGAGATCCAACGAGCGTTCTTCGGGGCTGGGGTCCTCACGCTGCAACTAAATTTCCCTCAGACCGAAGAGCCCGACTTCGGGCGCGCTGCCATCCTGCACTCGCTGGACGGCTGGCCGTTCCCCAAGATGCGGAGCGCCTCGGACATGACGCGCGACGAGGCCGCCAGAGAAGCGCTGCGCTTGCGAGCTTGCGAGGAGGACTGACCGTGCGTTCCTCAAGACGAAACCCCATCGCAGCGGGCTGGAAGCCGTGACGAAGCTGCGGAAAGGGGAAAAATAGGTATGACTAGTTCGCGTGACCGCAAGAAGTTTTTCGGCCCCACGTTGCTCGCTGAGGCCGTGAACCAAGTAGGAGCGCTCGCGAAAGCCGAAGGCGTGCGCGTTGCGCTCATCGGCGGGTTCGCGTTGCAACTCTTCGACTCCGACCGGGCGACGGGTGACGTCGATTTTGCCGCAAAGGAAAGAGTGCGAGCCCTGCCTCGTGGCAAGGCGCTCTCGTTCGGCGGAGAGCAGACTGTGGCCCCGAACGGTGTCCCCGTGCACGTCGTGTTGCGCAGCGACGACTACGCTGGCCTGTACGAAGAGGCGCTGATCCAAGCAACGCGCGTGCAGGGTGTGCAGGTGCCGGTGGCGCGCCCCGAGCACCTCGCCGCCATGAAGATGGTCGCCCGACGAGCCAAGGACATCGCCGACCTGGAGTTCCTCGTCGCGTCGGGCACCGCCGACCCGGCGAGGGCGCGACCCGTCATCCGGAGCCATCTCGGCCCATACGCCGCCGACGAGTTCGATCGCGTTGTGGAAGAGATCGCGTGGAAGGCGTCGCGGGGGCGCTTGTGACATCGCCATCGCCGACGGATGGTGACGACGGAGGCAACATGAACAGAACCATCGGACACCGATCACGTCGCGGCTGGGTAGTGGCCGCGGTCTCGCTCTTGTGCTTGCTCGACTGCAGCTCGGGCCCCGAGCCGGTCCCGCCCGTGACGCCCGAGATGGCATGCGAACGCGCGGACATGGTCGTTGCCGTCGTGCAGCATCCATGCAGGCAAGACCAGTGGTGCGCCGAACGCGTGGCGGGCTCTACCTGCAAGGTCTACACGTCGGAAGGCAGCACGGTATCGTTCTACGGGTGCGCCATTCCGTGCTCGCAGGACACGCACTGCGGGTGCTGCGTCGCCGACCGATCATCGTGCTCGGCCGTCTGCGTCACGTCGGGTTCTGACGCTGGCACGTGCGCGAAGCAATGTTTCGGAGACGAGACCAGCTGCCCTTTCTATCCGCTCATGTTCTGCCGAACTGGCATCGCGGCCGGTACATCCGCCTGTCAGCCTTGACCAGCTCCCTTGTCCATCGTGCGCCTTTCGTGGGACAATCCGATCGTGTGGACCAGCTACAACGGCGGCACGCCTCGAGACGACGCCCCCTGGGCCGAAGAGCTGCTCTGGGCGAAGCTTCGCTCCCGGCAGATCGAAGGCGTCCGGTTCCGTCGCAACTACGAGCTGGCCGGCTTCAAGATCGACTTCTACGCCCCGGGCATCAAGCTCGCGATCGAGACCGACGGCTCGCAGCACGACTTCTCGCGCGCCAAGGACGCGCGGCGTGACGAGAAGCTCGTGCACGAGGGCGTGACGGTCATGCGCTTCGACAACGCCGAGATCGAGGGCGATCTCGCGCGCGTGGTGCGCGAGATTCGCGCAAAGGTCGGCGAGCTTCTTCGGCGTTGACCGCGTCGACGCGCTGTTGTAGCTTCGGGCTTCCAGGACGCCCGCTCCGTGGCCCCCCTCCCCTGCATGTCGGAGCGGGCGTTCGCTTGCCCGTCATCCGACTTGTGCTACTGACCGATCTCGGCCGCCCGCTGCGTGCGATCGTGAAGGACCAGACCCGCCACGGTACCCAGCACGAGCACGCTCCCGCCAACCAAAAACCACCGCCGCCGTCTTTCATCGCGCTCGAGCGACTCGCGCGATTCGACCATCGCCTTCGCCATCGCACCGACCGCCGAGGCGATCCGCGCTTGCTGCGCCAGTGTTTGGCGGGACGAAACAACTGCCTTCGCCATCGCACCAGCTGCCGAGGCGATCCGCGCTTGCTCCGCCGTCTTCGCCCGGGCAGCGGCTTCTAGCGTCGCCTTGGCCTTCGCCTGCAGAGCCGCTTGGGCCGCCGCCGCCTGCCGCGCCTGCTCGCGATTGCGAGCGACACGAGCCGCCGCGATGGCGCCGAGAAGGTCCCCGAGCGAGGCCTCGAACGCGGCCGCGAGCGCCGGAGCCCAGACGTTTCTGAGCGCCGTCGAGCCTCCCAGGACCACGGCCTGCTGCAGGTCCGCGCTTGGGCAAGCCGGCATGGGCGAGCCGTGCGTCAGCATGATGATCCACGCGTAGTCGCCCGTGATCGCCGGGCGCGATGCCAGCCACTGGTTGTCGTACGGACCGAACACGAAGCTATCGCCCATCCAACGAGCGTCGGCCGACAGCTTCGATGCGATCGAAACGCGCGCGTCGAATTGAACGTCTACGCCGGATTGCGAACGCACGGTGTCTAGACTTTTGATATATGCGTTGTACTGATCCGTTAGGACTTGCGCACTCCCGTCCACGAGGCACTGGTAGCACATCACGCCACAAGCCTGCGGCAAAAACGCCATGAGCGGAGCGGCGATAATCGACGAAATAACCTTGGTCGTTTCCTTGACGACCGGCCAGACGGCTTTGGAAACAACAGCCGCGATCTCATCGCACAAGAACGCGCTCGTGCCCGGCGGGATGCCGGCGCTCGCGGCGCCCGCCTGGCAACCGTACGTGAGCCCCCTTTTGACCGCGTGCTGGCCGCAGGTTTCCTCGCTCGCCTCCTGTCCGACGCACGCCTTCGCGGCCGCCCAGCCCTCCGATGCGAACTTGGCCCCTGGCTTCGCTTCGCCGGGCACCTCGAGCCCGAGCCCGGGCAGCACCGGCCCGAGCCCGAAGCGGGAGCGGCCATCCACGCGCATGGCTAGCCCGCGACCGGCGGCCGTCCGCCCGGGGGCGCCGAGGGGGGCCTGGCCGTTGTGGTCGTTGTGCCTGCCCGGAGCTGCTTCATCAAGGCCCCGGCGCCGACCGTGAGCCCGGCGGACACCCCGGCCCCGAGCGCTGCCCCGGCGAGGCGCTTCGAGGGCCAGAGCAGCGCGCCCGCGACGGCGCCGACGATCGCAGCCCCAACGGGCGGGCCGTACGTGCGCAGGGCGACCGTGGTAGCGCTCGGCTCCGTCCAGGTGTCCCCGCCTGGCGGCGGCGCCTTCAAACGAACGTCTCCGAGCCCGGCGAAACGGCTGAAGCGCAACATGCGCACAGTCTAACCGCTGGTGCGTGGAAACAGAAGGTGCCCGCTTGTGTCAGACCGCGACGAACCTGTGGATCTGGTGGAAGGCGTACTCGGCCGGGCAGAACTTGCCGATGTCGTGCAGCCATCGGTTCACCTCTTCGTCGTTGTCGGTGAGATGGCGGAGGCGGTTGCCGATGACCTTCTCGTAGGCCCAGAAGGGCAGGAGCAGAGCGCCCGCGCTCTGCGCGAGCACGAAACCGTGTCGCTTCACGAGGTCGATCAACTCGCGGAACCCGAATTCGCGCACGTGGTACTGGCACATGAGCGGGACTTCGACGCCGAGCTTTCGGCCCATGCGCACGTGCAGCGAATCCCGGTTGGGAGTCGAGACCACGAACACGCCGCCCAGCTTGATGCACTCCCGGATCGCGTCCAGGCCCGCGTCGACATCGCCCCAGTGCTCGATCGTTTCTCGCGCGAGCACGAGGTCGAATGTGTCGCTGTACGACCGAAAGGTTTCGATCGGCCCGTGATGGATGGTCGCGTTTGGCATGGCTTTGCAGGCCTCTTCGTACGCGCTTCGCACGGGCTCGACGCCGACGACACGGCATCGCAACTCGGCCATCAGCTCGCCCTTTCCGCAGCCAACGTCGAGGGCGTCAAGGTAATTCGTTTGGATCTCGGGGCACGCGAGGTCGTGAAATGCTCGGACCAGAGCTTCGTGCATTTGGCGGTCGAACGGGAGCGCCAGCGTTCCAACTCCCGGCGTGGACCAGAGCGCCTCGGCGAGACGGGTTGCGGTGTCGTGCGGTTGGCTCATGCTCGGCAGGGTAGCCGAGCGATCGGATCGGCACAAGCCGTGGTCACGGCTGGCGAGGTTCTCTTCGTGCTTCGTCGATGATCGCCGCCAGCTCGGCTTCCAAGCCGTCGGGTACGCCTTGCGATACGTACTTGGCAGCGAGCGTTTGTGCGAGGTGCATGTGGCCGGCCTTTGCAGCTGCGCGAACCGCACCGCAGCGTGCAGCCGCGCCCTCGAGGTCGTGTGCGGGCAACGCCGAAGCGATTTCGCTTTCCAGCTTGCATACCTTCAAGAACGCCAGTTGACGTTCAGCGGCGGTTTTGTGACCTCCGCCGTCCGCTAGAAGGATCGCGTGCGTGACTCGGTGGTACAGGTCTTGGAGCGTCATGCGCCAGAGCGTAATACACGACGGGAAACGTGCTTGAACGATCGCGCGGAAGATCGACGCGCGCGAAATCGACAAGCGTAGCTCGGCGAGACACGCGAGCGCAAGCGGAATGAAGGCGATCGTAACTGCGCGACAGTGCGCGGGATCCCGCTCGGGCGCGCACGGATACCGCCACGTTGTAATCCGGGCACGTGCAGATAAGCACCCCTTATTGCCACGTTAGCCGTACGGCCCGCGGGGCCCGGGGTGGGGTGCGGCATCGGGAAAAATCGGCCCGCGCGCGTCAAAAACATATGGCGCGCGCGCGTACTACGTGGTATGGTCTGTCCTGGACCACGGAGGTCCAGCAACCCCCCCCCCGGCAGGGCCGGGCGACGACGGGCGCCGCGCCCCCCCCCATCGCGCGGCAGGAGCGGACGATATGGTGACCCTGTGCACGGCCCCTAGGCCCCCCGATGACGTGCTGGTAGACCTACTGGACCCCGCGTACCCCCCGGGGGTACAGTGTTACGGCTGGACGGCCGTAGATGACGCGGAGTTGGAGGTCGCGGACGCCGTGTCGATCGGCCCGCGGGCAACGGCGGCGGCACGGGCCGTGCTAGACGCAGCCCGCGCGCGTGTCGCGTGCGCGGTGCATCCGTGTAGCCCGTAGCACACCCCTGGCGACGCGCCGCAGGGGCCATGCACCGCCTAGACCCCCTCCGCGAGCTACTCCGCGCCGCCGGCGCGGCGGTCGAGGTCCGCGCGGGCCTGGCCGGACTCGCGGCGGACGGCGCGGTGCTGGCGCCTGCCACGTGGACCGCGCGCGTAGCACGTCCTGGCCTAGCTGTCGTGGCTGGTCGGGTCACGCTGGACGCGCACGCGATCCCGCGCGCCGAGCTGCGCTCGGGCGAGCGCGCCTACCGCGCGACCTGGATCGAGGTCGTGGGCGGGGCCGTCCGGGTCGTGCGCGGAGTGATCGCGTCGCGCCTCACGGACCGGTCGCGCGTGGACTGGTCGCACGCGTCCGGGCTGGCCGAGTGGCGACGCACGGCCGGGGCCCGCGCGAGGCGCCCTAGCTGCCCCGCTGTCGCGTCGAGCACCTCGGACGGGTCGGACCATGGGCGCCCCGCCGAGCGCGATAGCGCGTGCTATACACAGTTTGCGGTGGGGCCTCGCGGCGGATCCGATGCCGCGACGTTCCACCACGCATCGATTGCGACCCCGGGCACAGCGCCCGGGGATTCGGGTTGCGCGCGCTGGTAGCACGTGCTATCATGCGTAGCGCGTGGCGCGCGGTGCGCCTACGCGCTACGGTCGCCCGGACCGGATACCGGGCAGGGAGAAAAAATGACACGCGAACAGGCGATCGATCGACTCGTAAACCAGGTGGCCCGGTGGGGCGAGGGCGAGCGCGATACATCGCGCCCCGCTGACTGGGATTCCCGGCCGAATCGGCGCGCCGAGCTGTGCGCCTGCCCGGACTGCGGCGAGTCGCACGTGGACAACTGCGACGACTGCGGCTGTTGTGGTTTCTGCGGCGACTGCCACTGCGGCGGCACGACGCGCTGGGATGCCGTCGCCGTCGAGTAGTGCGCCTAGCGCCCCCGCCCGCCCCGGGGCGTCCTGCCCCCCCCCCTCCCAAAAACCGCTTGCGCGCGCTGGTAGCGCGTGCTATATGATGATAGCCCGCACGGAGCGGGCCAACGACCGGGCAGGGCCCGGGGAGGATAGAGCGATGAGTCACCCACCTATCAGACTGAGCGTCACTGAACGAGGCCGACTGCATCTGACCGGCCGCGCGGCGGGCTACCCCGCCGCGGACTACGCGTGCGTGTCGTCGCACGCGGATGATCTGGTCACGCGCTGGAGGCGCGCGTGTCAGGTCGCGGCGCGAGCATGCGACCTGCCGACGTCCGTGCGCGCGGCCGCGCTCGCCGCGCACGAGGTGCACGCGAGGCGCGAGATACAGCGGGCCACATCGATGGACCTGCTCGGCCGAAGATGCCCGGGACTCGCGGTCGCGCGCGCTACGCGCGTCCTCGCGCAGCGGTCGCGCGAGCACGAGGGACGCGTCGTGCACGCGGTGCGCGCAGCCTGGCACGTGTCCCCGTACCGTCGAGCGGCCGGGACCTGGGCAGGTGGCCATCACGGCCTGGAGGTCACCTGTTCCGAGTATGTTCAGGCTCGGACTGCAACCTGGAAAGTTTGGTCGAAAAACGGAAAATGGTCCGGGCTAGACGCTCGGACTGTCCTCGCGGTCGATCCGCGCAGGTACCCCCTCGACCGCGCGGAGCTGCACGTGGTCGAGCGCCTGGTCACGCTCGCTGCGTCTCCGATCGCGTGCGCGACGGACGAGCAGGTCTACGACGCCTCGTGGATCAGGCAGGCGCGCGGGCTCGACGTGCGAGTGCAGCACGGTGTGATCTACCGTCGCCGATCCCGAGCGGGCGGCGCGTGGCTACCGTGGATCCACGCGTCCACGCTCGCCGCCGCTCGATCGGTCACGTCCCGTCTAGTGCGCGAGGCGCGCGCGCAGGTGTCGCCGTGAGCTACCGCCGCGCCCCCCTCGCTGCGTGGCTGGCCCCGGAATACCCGCGCGCGTCGCTGGAGCAGGCGCGCCAGCTGCGATCGGGCCTCGCGCCGGCCGCCATCGCGCGCCGCGCCGACCCCGCCTCGACGCTCACGGCCGCGGAGGCGCACGCGTGGCTGAGCGAGTCGCCCGACGTCGCGCCCCTCGCGTGGGCCACGCGTCACCTGCTCCGCGGCCAGCACGTCGTGCGGTCGTGGACCGTGCTCGGGTGGCTGCGCCGCGTGCTCGCCACGCCCGCGGAGCGCGCGGCGCTCCAGCGCGATCGGACCGTGCGCGGGCCCGGCGGGCAGACCGCGCGCGTGCGGCTCGTCGACCGCATCGACGAGATCCAGGACTGCGACCTAGCGCGCGGCGCCCGCACGGGCGTCGTGGCCGCCTTCGAGGCCGCCGCGGAGCGGTGGGGGTCGGCGTACCTCGCGCGCCTCGCGACCGACCATCGCGTGCTCCGCGACCCGCCCCCGTGGCGCCTCGGAGCACGCGTGCGCGTGCTCATCACCGCCGCGGACCTAGTCCGTGAGGGGGCGGATATGCACCACTGCGTCGGCGGGTACGCTCACGCCGTCTCGACCGGGCAGAGCGTGATCCTCTCGATCCGGTGCCGCGCGCATCGGAGCACGGTTGAGGTGTCCCGAGACGGGTGTATCCGACAGCACAAGGGGGCAGGGAATGTTCCCCCGGACTCGGTGTGTGTGGCTATTCTGGAGAGTCTGAAACGAAGGAATGGGTGGCAACATGGGTAACGCACGAAAAGTGAAGCTCGGCCGCGCCAGGCTCATCCTGCGCGACCATGCCGCGTGGGCCGGCGTCTCGGTTCCGCGCTCGGTGATGCGCCGCGAGACGGCGGCGCTCCTGCCGCTCGCCCGGCCGCGCGGGCTCGTGGCCGTGCTCCGCCTCGCCTGGCGGTGCGCCGTCGCCGCGTGGCGATGCTCGCGCGCCGCTGCCCGCCGTCTCCCCGTCTCCTAGCCTCCCCCGTCCCCGGGGCGGCCTGTCCCCCCCCTCCCAAAAACCGCTTGCGCGCGCTGGTAGCACGTGCTATATGCACAGTGCGTGGCGCGCGGTGCGCCTACGCGCTACGGTCGCCCGGACCGGATACCGGGCAGGAGACACCATCATGGCTACTATCCTCACCCATCTGGCGGACCCCCGGAGCGCGACACCGGGTCCGTGCGCTATTTGCGGTTCCGACGCGACGTCCTGGCGCCGCACCGGCCTGGCCGCGGGCGGGCTCGTGCGCGCGGCGCGCGCTTGCGAGGCGCACGAGCACGACGTGGTCAGCGCGTTGGCCGCGCTCACCATGGACGATTGCGTCTCGTTCGTGCCGCGCGCGAGGCGGCTCGCGCGCGCCGATGCCGCCGAGCGTCGCGCGGAGAGGCTGTGCGCGCGAGCTGGCGGGTGGCGGCGGATGTCCGCGTCGCTCCGTGGCGCATCGTCGCACACGCACACGTGTGCGCTCGTCGGGGGCGCATGCGCGCGCGAGGCCGCCGCGCTCGATGCCTATGCCGCCGCGCTCCGGGCGTCGATCGGGACGGGGGGTGAGTCATGACCAGCACCTACACGCTCGCGGGCATCCGCGCTGTGCCGGTGACGATTGGCGTTACCATGACCGAGCGATCCGGGGTCTCGATCATGGGCATGACCGACGTCGACGCGCGCGAGACGCGCGTGCGCGTGCGCGCTTCCCTGGCGCGCCTCGGTGTGGACGTGGCCAGCCTCTCGGTCACAGTCATCGCCGATCCGCCCGTCACGTCGGACGCGGCGGCGCTCGATCTGCCGATCGCGTGCGCCGTGCTGGAGGCGCTCGGCGCCGTGCCGCCCGAGGCGCTGCGCGGCACCGTCATGCTCGGCGGGCTGTCGCTCACCGGCGCGGTGCGACCGATCCGGGGGCTCCTGCCTCGGCTCATCGGGGCGCGCGAGGCCGGGATGCGGCGGGCCATCGTGCCGGCGGGCAACGCGCGCGAGGCGGGCGCGGTCTCGGGGATCGAAGTGTTCGTCGCCGAGCACCTGGAGCAGGTGCGCGATCACGTGCGCGGCAAGGCTCTGCTTTCGACCGCGGCGGCGCGGGCCTACGAGGCGAGCGACGAGGCGGCGTTCGACCTGGGCGACGTCAAGGGCCAGCACGCCGCGCGGCGAGCGCTCGAAATCGCCGCCGCGGGCGGCCATCACCTTCTCATGCTCGGCCCGCCGGGCGGCAAGACGATGCTCGCCCGGCGAATGCCGTCCATTCTGCCGCCCCTCACCTTCGACGAGGCGATCGAGGCGAGCGTGGTTCACTCGGTCGATGGCATCTTGCCTGCCGACTCGGGCATCGTGCGGTCGCGTCCCTTCCGCGCCCCCCACTACACCGTGAGCGAAGCCGGGCTCGTGGGCGGCGGCGATCCGCCCCGGGCCGGCGAGGTCTCGCTCGCGCACCACGGCGTGCTGTTCCTCGACGATCTGGCGGAGTTCCGTCGGAGCACGCTCGAACAGTTGCGCGCTCCGCTCCACGACGGGTCCGTGACCGTCGGCCCGAACCGCGCCCGTGCGACGTTCCCGGCCCGCCCGATGCTCGTGGCGGCCATGAACCCCTGCCCGTGCGGCTACGCGGGAGAGGGGAGCGGGCGGTGCCGGTGTACCGTCGACGCGGTCACCCGATACCGCGACCGCGCGCTCGGTGCGCTCGGCGATCTGATCGACGCCCGAGTGCGGATCGAGCCGACGAGCCCGAGCGCTCTAGCGGCCGCACCCCCGGGCGAGCCGTCGAGCGCTGTGCGAGAGCGCGTGGTGGCCGCGCGCGCGCGGCAGGCAGCCCGGCAGGACGGGCAGCTCAACGGGCGCCTCGACCAGGCCGATTTCGAGCGCGTTGCGCCGCTCGACGAGCCCTCGACGCGCATGCTCGCTATCGCGGCGGAGGCCCGCGCGCTCGACGCCAGCGCCATTGTGCGCGTCCGTCGTGTCGCGCGCACGATCGCGGACCTAGACGGTGTCGAGCACGTGCGCGCCGAGCACGTGGCCGAGTCGCTCGCCCTCGCGGCCCCGGTTCTCCTGTAGCCCCCCCCAAAATTCGCTTGCGTTGTGTGCTAGCACGTGCTAGCACATGTCAGACGCGCACCCGCTCGCGCGTTTTCGATCGCGCATGCGTAGCTCCTGCCCCCGTCCTAGGTCCGACCGCGCCACGTGGCAACACGTGCTGGCGGTCGAATACGACCTGCCGGCCCACGCGGGCGCGGCGAGAATCTGGGCGCGCGTGACGCGGCCGCCGCGCCCGATTCTCACGCCGGGCGCGTACGTCGCCGCCTGCCGGCGCCTTGCGGGCGACCGCGTCTACACAGACGTTGTCCTCGACGGCGATCCGCCGTGGCGCCCGCTCGTCGGCTACTCACGCGTTGACGGGCGCCTCGTCGCGGCCGGGTTCGGGCTCTGCCCGCCACGCCGGTGGGTCGAGTCCGAGCTGGACCGGTTCCTGCGGTTCTGGCGCCGCACGGCGGGCCGGCCCGGGCTGGTTGGTTCCTCGTACAATCCGCATTCGCCCGAGGTCACCTACCAGGCGTTGCGCGCCGGCGTGCCCGCGTGGATCGTGGCCTCAGGCGTCCGGCTCACAGGCCGTGACGGGCGCGTGCACCGAGTGACGCGCTCTAGGCGCCGGCGCCTGCAGGCCATGGCGAGGGCCATGCGCCGCCGCAGTTTCCACCGCTACGGCGTGACGTGGGGCCACGACGCGCTACGGGCGATCGGGCGTCTGTCGCCCGAACTACAGGCCGTGGCGGTTTTGTCGGTGCGTCGCGAGCAGGCCGCCCGCAAATTCGCCGCGTGGACCGTCCGCGCGCGGGACCTGGACTGGCCACGGATAGCCGCGGTCCAGGCCGAGATCCTGGCGAACCCCACTGGCCCCCTCCGGGCCGCGTGGTCTGCCGTCGCCGACGCAAAAACGCCGCTGGGCGTCCGCGCAACGGCGATGCTCCCCGCGTGGTGCCGGGCCGAGGACGGGACCGTTAAGACGCGCCAGGCGATCGAATGGTTTGCGCCGGGCTCGCGCTGCGTCTCGCTCGCGCGCGCGGTGCGTCTCGCGCGCGGCGAAACGCCCGCCGAGATCGCAGGCGGGCTGCTCAGCGAGGCGGACGCCGCGCGCTGGATCGCCTCGGAGCTGGATCCGGCGGAATGGCTCGCGGCCGAGATCGCGTCGGGCCTGCCGTCGGTCCGGGATCGCGAGCGAGTTCTGGACGAGCGTGGCCCGCGGCTCCTAGCGTGGCTGCGGGCAGTCGACCTGGCCGGCGGGTTGCCGGCGCTGTCGGCCGAACGCGTCCTGTCGAACCCGCAGGGCGAGCGGTTCCGGGTGCGGTACCTGGAGCAGCTCAGCACGTTCGAGCAGGCGCTGTACGTAGATTCGACGGAGCGCAACCCGGACGTGCTATTTGCCCGCGCGTTTGACTGGGGTTCGTGGCAGGCGCGCAACCTGCGTCCAGTCGAATCGCCCGCGCAGGAGGTGATGGAGCTGCGGGCGCGCGTGCAAATAGCGCGCGAGGCAGTAGCACAGCTGCTCGACGATTTGCGCGCCGGTCGCGCGCGCAGTCGAGACCTCGACGCCGCGCGCAGGGCGCTCGACGCGCTCGACAATGCCGCGCCGGGTGACGTGGTGCTCGTGCGCGTCACGCCCCCGGCTCGCCCCGGCTCCGAACCCCCCCGCAGAAAAATCGTCCTGCGGGAGACAGATTGAACTTGCGCCGCGTATACGCGGTGCTATCGTAGGCCATGCCCGCACGGCGCGGGCGCTGAACACCAGGAGGTGACCATGTCCGAGAAACAGACCACCCGCCCCGCCATGGCGTCGGCGCTCATCCGCGCGAGGATTCGCGCGGTGCCGCTCGTGGCCGTGCGCACGGCGGACCAACCCGCCGCTGTGCGGGTGCTCACGGCGGCGCTGCTCGAAAGCGCCGTCGAGCGCGACGAGCCCCCGCCCGGGATCGTCGTGCATGACCCGGTGCGAGGGTTCGCGCCGGGCACCACCGCCGGAGCGGCCGGCCAGGCCGCGCAGGAGGCGATTGCGGCCATGCTCGGGGACCTCGACCCGAGCATGAGCGCCGACCCCGTTACCGCGCTCACAATGGCGGCCGCCGCGCCGCCGGACACCGTCGTGATCATGATGGCCGGTGACCGCGCGCTCGGCGAGCCGCGCCCGGCGCTGGCGGCCCTCCTGCTCCGGGACCGCTACGCCGCCGGGCGGTCCACGCTCGTTGTGCTCGGCGCGTCCTGGAGCCCCGCGGCCGAGCTTGGCTCGGACGTGTACGTGCTGGACGACGAGCCGCCAGAGACGCCCGAGCGGCGCTCGACGGTCGAGCGCCTCGTGGCCGATGCGAAACTCAGAGCGGACACGGCAACGATCGAGTCCGCATGCGGGTTCACTCGGGGGCTGAGCCGGTTCGCGGTCGAGCAGACCGTGAGCCTCGCCCTCAACGGAAAGGGGCTGCGCTTGGACGTGCTCGCGCGCGTCTGGCGCGAGGCGATCGACCGCACGCCCGGGCTCCGAGTGGAGTCCACGGGCTCCGGGGACGCCGAGTCCGTCGCCGGGCTCGCCGCGCTCCAGGCGCACGCCGCCCGCGTCACGAGCGGCCGCGCCCGCCCCGATGTTGTCGTGTGGATCGATGAGATCGAGAAGGCGCTGGCCGGCTCGTCCGGCGCCGTCGCCGACAGTTCCGGCGCCTCGCAAGCCGTGCTCGGATCCATCCTGACTGCGATGGAGCAGTCCGGGGCCGAGGGCATGATCCTCGTCGGCCCGCCCGGGACCGGGAAAAGCCTGTCCGCGCGCGTGATGGGCGCGGCCGCGGGCGTGCCCGTGATCCAGCTCGACCCCGGGCGAATCAAAGGGTCGCTCGTCGGGCAGACCGAGGCGCAAGCGGCGGCCGCCATGGCCGCGCTACGGGCCATGGGCGGCCGCTGCTACTGGGTCGCAACGAGCAACGGCCTGGCGACCGTGCCGCCCGAGCTGCTCCGCCGGTTCACGGACGGCGTGTGGTTCGTGGACCTGCCCGCGCCCGACGAACGCGCCGCGTTGTGGCGCTTGTACCTGGACCGGTGGGATCTCCAGGACGAGATGCCCGCGTCGAGCGCCGACGTCGGCTACAGCGGCGCCGACGTGCGCAACGTGTGCCGCACGGCGTGGCGGGACGGCGTCTCCGTCGCCGCCGTGATGGCGAGTTACGTGCCCGCCTCGAACGCGGCGCGCGATCGGATCGAGGCCCTGCGGCGCGGTGCCGTGGGCGCCTATCGATCGGCGTCCTACACGGGCGCCTACAGGATGCCGGTGGCGGAGCCGGCGAGTCAGCCGGCGACGGGCCGGAAACTGCAGCTAGGACGGGAGGGCTGAGACATGCCGTGCAGCACTCGCTACGAAACCACGTCCATGGACGTGGCGAACATGAACAGAACGCGCCTCGCGTCCGCGCTCGCGGACGCGGGGTGGAGCGTGAGCCACGACACCCACGCGGGGACGCTCACCGCGTGGTCCAAGGGCGGCGCGCGCCTGATGATCGACTCGCAGGGGGCACGGGTCGAAACGTCGGCCTACACCGACACCCCCGCCGCCGTCCAGACCGCGATTGCGCGCGCGTACGCGCTGCGCACCGTGGCCGAGGTGGCCAAGCGCTTCGGGTTGCGGCAGACCGCCGCGCCCCAGACAACGAACAACGGCGCGACCCGCGTGCGCCTCACGAGGTGACTATGTGCCAGTCCGTGAAGGGGCCCCTGGCCCCGAATACCCTCGACGTCGTGATTCTGCCAGACGGCAGGATCCGAATCGAAACCGGCTCGTTCGCCGGTGCCTCGCACACCAGCGCAAACGCGTTTCTCGCCGCGCTGGTGAAAGAGCTGGGCGTGTCGATCGAGCGGCGCGAGCCGCTCGCGCACACCCACGCTCACGAGCACGCTCACGAGCACGAGCACCAACACGCGGGCACGGGCTCGCACGGAGGGCACGACCATGGCTGACACCGGAACGCTCGGACTGCCCGTTTCGTCGCAGCCCCCGACCGAGCCCGAGGCGCGCGCCGCGGGAGCGCTCGCCGCGAACGGAGCCCGATTCGACTCGGCCGAACGCCTGGAAATCTCGCGCGTGGTCCTGGCCGCGTTCGACGCGCCCGCGGCAACGCGCGGGGCCATCGTGGGCGCGCTCGACGTCGCGGCCGACGCGGCCACCTCGATCCGAGTCGGCGGGGTCTACTCGTCGGCGGCCGCGTTCGTGCGTGACCTGCCGCGCACCACGCGCCCGGTCGCGCGGGCTCTGCTCGTCGCCTGGACCGAGGGGGCGACGGTGCAGGCGCCCGCGCCCGCGCCCGAGCCCGAGGACGACGGGTTCGAGCCGGAGCCGGCACCGGAGCCGGTGACCGACGCGCCGCCCTCGGTCGAGGCTCCTGCTCCCGCCGCTACGGTGCCGGAGCCCGTCGCGGCTGCGCCCGCGCCCGAGCCCGTGGTTGCCCCGCCCCCTCCCCCGCCCCCGGCTCCCGAACCGGTGATGGAGGCCGCTCCGGCCCCCACGCCGGTGCCCCCGGAACCCGTTGTGGAGCCCGAGCCCGTTCCGCTCCCGGCTCCCGAGCCCGAGCCGGACCTGTCGGATCTGCCGGCCGACGCTCTGCGGGCCGTCGAGCAGGTCGAGGATCCGCTGGCGAAATGCCGGTGGCTCGTGCTGTCGTTCGACCGGCTCGGCCGATCGCGACAGGTGCGCGGCTACGACGTGGACGTCACGGCGAACGGCGAGGACGTGGACGCGAGGCAGCTCGCCATGTCCAAAAAAATCCTTGACGTTAAACAGTCTAGGGCAATCGGATCGGCGGACTGCGGCCTGCGCGCGCAGCTGCGCGACGAGTACGCGTTGACCGCGGTGGGGGGCATGTACGCGATTCCCGTGCGCCTCATGTCCGCCGTCCACGATCGCCTGACCGAGCATCGCGAACGACGCGGGAGGCTAGTTGCCGCGTTCCGCGAGGCCTACGCGGCGTCCATAGAGGCCGACCGCACGCGGCTCGGCGCGCTGTTCCGCGAGGCGGACTACCCCGCCGTTGAGGACGCGTGCAATGCGTTCGCCATGGCGTGGACGTGGCGGAGGCTCGACGGCGCGAGCGATGAGGACCTCACCGACGCCATGGCCGCCGAGCAGCGGGAGCAGCTCGCGGCCGACTACGCCCGCCAGCGAGCCGAGGTCGTGGCCGGGCTACGGGCCATGTTTGCGAAGCTCGCGGAGGAACTGCGCGAGCGGCTCACGGCCGAGCGCGAGGCAGGCAAGGGGGCCATTTTCCGCGACGAGCGGGTCGAGAAACTGCGGCGTTTCGTCGGGCTGTTCGCGGAGCGCGACGTGGGCGATCCAGCCCTCGCGGACGAGGTCGCGCGCGTTGGGCGAGCGCTCGACGGCGTGGACGCGGACGACCTGCGCCGGGACGACTCGCTCCGGCGGACCACGGCCGAGACGCTCGCGAGCGTGACGGCCGCGGTAGCCACGTTCGAGACGGGAGCGGCGCCCCGGCGCAGGATGCGCCTTCGCCCCGAGGACGAGTGAGGGGCTCTGCCCGGGTCGGTGTGACAGCCGGCCCGGGCGCTGGGGCGCATGGTGCGTCCTCGTTACGTACTGCGGAGGTAGGAGCATGAATTTCGCGAATATTGAGCATTGGCTGGGGCACTTCTGTCCGCATCCGGGCGGCGAGTGCGATCTACTGGTCGAGCGCGACCACACGTCCGCCGCAGTTCCGTGGACGGTGAGCGTGCGATCGGACATGGGGCGCACGTTCGGAGTGGGGGCCTCGCTAGCCGAGGCGCTCGCGAACCTGGACGCGCAGCTCGGGACGAGGTTCCCGATCGGAAAGCGGGAGACCGAGCGATGAGGTACACGTGGATTGACAAGTACCTGGCCACGTTCGGGTGCGAGGTGCGCGTCGAACGCACGTCCGTCCATCGCGCTGTGCGGTGGTGGTCGAGCGTGCCTGCCAACGGAGAGGCTACATTCGGAGCCGACGGATTCGAGGTTGAGGAAAAGTCCGTAGTCTGGAAGATAAGCGTGCCCAGCGGTCACGAGCGGGTGACATACTCGGGCGAAACGCTCGCCAATGCGCTCGCGGACCTGAACGCGTATCTGGGCTGCAAATTGGCTACGATTTAGGGTGTGACCCCGGCCACGTGGCCGGGGAATCGGGCGCCCGGCCCCGGAAGCCGGGCAGGAGGACAACATGGCAATCAATACGCACAACGGAGACGGTAACGTGGAGGCGTTCGGGATCTACGCCCCGCATTGGGTGTGGGTCGCGCTCGGGGCAACGCCCGACTGGTGCGGCGGGAGGTTCCGGTGGGACGAGCGGGCATTCGCGGCCGCTGGCGCGGCGATCGAAATCGCCCGCGCCGAGCTGAAGAACGGGGCGACCGACGCGGCTATCCTCACGCGCGCCATGCGCATCCGACGCCGGGAGGCCAGCATCGATCGCGCCGTGGACGCGGTGCAGTCCCTCGGCGACGCGCTTCGTCGGGGCGTCCCCGTGCGCGTGAGCGGCGAGGTGACCCACGAGCTTGCGCATGCGATCGGACATGTGTTGACCACGACGTGCGAGGAGGTGGAATCATGAAAACCCTGGACGTGTACGTGCGCGGGTTCTACGAGGCGCGGATCGGTCGGCGTAGGACGCTGGTGCGGATTGACGCCGTCGCACCCGACGGCGGATGGTACGCGACCAATACGAGCACTGTTCGGCCAGTGCGCGTAGTTGCGGCGCAGTTGAGCCCGCCCGATCTGCCTGCGATCGGCCCTGTCGATCCGGAGCGTGTGGACATGGCGGTGGCCGACATCGTTCAGTACACACCGGAGAATGTGCTCGACACGCACGGATCGTTTCGACTGGCGATTCTCGGCCCCGACGAGCGAGACGCGGTCGAGCACGCGATCTATTTCGCTCAGGTGTCCGACCTGGCGCGAGCCGTCGCCGAACGGGAGCCGGTGCGCCAGTGGGTGAGCAAACTGCTCGACGAGCGCGACAGAAGGCGCGCGCGTTTGGTGTTCGTGGAGTAGGAGGCTGACCATGGCTGTCGAAATTCGTGCACGTCAACTGTCCGGAACGAGACGCCGGTTCGTCCCCCCTCCCACGGAACGGTGGGGCACGTTCGAGGACGCCATGGATCATCTCCGTGGCGTTCACGTGCATCCCATCGAATGGGCGTCGGTGCTGTCCGACGAAGAGCGCGCCTGCGGGACCCTGGCGCGGGGCTGGTGCCCCGCGACGTGCACCGCTTACGTTGTGGTGCAGGTCCGAGAGTAGGTTCGCCCTGCCCCCGCCGGGGGCATGGCCGCGAGGCCGTGGGCGCGCTGGCGACGCGCCGCAGGGACCGCGCGTGAATACGCGCTGTAGTCCTGCCCGGACGCCCGCGGCTGACATGATGTCGGCCGCGGGAGCCTGGGACGGACTCAGGAGCAAGCCGGGCGCGGCCCGGCACGGAGAACGAAAATGGATACAGGCGTGAATACGATCGAGTTGGCGGAGAAGGCGCGGCGCGTGCAGGCGGACCATGCCGACTACCTGCTCGCGCGCGAGCGCGAGCGGGAGGCGGAAGTCGCGTTGCTGCAGGCAACGATCGAGACCGTCCGTCCGGCGCTGCCCGGCATGTCGCAGTGTATTCGGCGCCGGAGCGCCAGCACGAGCGGCCGCAACGGCTGCAACCCGGTCGACGAGACGGCCGATTTCGACGACGAGATCGGCGTCCTGCTCGTCGATCGGTACGACCGCGATCGGGACGAGACGGGGAGCCGGGGCACGTACGGGGGCGATCGGCTCTACCTGCTCGACGATGGGAGACTCGCCGACGTCGAGCGCACTGGTTCGTGGTCGCACTGGCAGGGAGAATGGTCGAGCTGGGAGGCGGCTCTGTCGCCCATGACCACGGCCGAGGCGGTGAGCGCGTACGGGCTCGACAACATCCTGGCCGGCCTCACCAAGGCGCTCGACGTCCAGATCGCCGGCAACACCAAGGCGCAGGCGCAGGAATTCCGCGATCGAGCGGACAAGCTGCGTGATGCGCTCAGGCTCTTGAAGTAGCGGCTTGACCGGACAAGAGCCAATGCCTATGGTGTCCCGGAGCGCCCGAGGTGCGGCGCTCGGAAAGGCAGGAGCCGATGAAATGGAATGTCTATCAGGCAACCTCCACCACGTGCTGCGTGGACCACCGCTACATAGCGTTGATGGAGCACGCCAGGGAGATGGCGTCTCTAGCCCGCAAAGCGCTCACCATGGCGCAAGCTCTCAATCGAGACGTGTCCTGCGCGACGCTGTGGTGCGCTCCATTTCTCGTGCTCCAGCATGCGCCCGATGACTGGGTCACCAACGGCCAGAAGTGCGACGTAGAGGAAGACCGCAACGAGAAAATCGAGGGTGCGAAACTCGTCGCAGCCACGGGCGGGTGGCGAATTTGTTTCACGCTCCGTCATCAGGGCGACGAGTACGAAACACCCATGATCAAGTGGGACTAGAGACATGCGACTGCGCGGCGCACGGCGCGCTCGCGCACGACGAAAGGACGGCAGCTATGTCGAAGTCGAAGCACGAAAAGAAACTGATGAAAAAGATGGCCAGAATGGCCGAGGAAGGGCCGCTCGTGACCGGAGGGCTGGAGTCTGCCTGGTGGCGGAACGCCGGCCCGCCGGCCGCCGCGAATCTGACACTCGTCCCGACGCCCGAGATGAGCGCGTTCGGCGTGCCGGGCGAGGTGCTCGGCCGCTGTAGCGTCCGAGGGTGCCAGGGCAAGGTCGTCGTCGGAGGGCTCGCCGAGGACAACCCCGGCCTCGCCTGGTGCGGTTGCGACACGTGCGGGATCGAGTCTCGCGCGCGCATCCTGCGCGAGCCCGATGGCAAGAAGGCGCGAAAGCGCGCCCGAGCGCTACTCGACGAGCGGCTGAGCCTGTCCGTCGAGGACGAAGCCCGCTACGAGGCCATGTTCGCGGAAGGCGCTGGTTGACGCATGGACACCACACGCAAGGCGATCGTTGCCGAGGTGACCTCGGCCATCGTGCGCGCGCTGCGCTCCGGCATGACTGCGGAGCGGGCGGCAACGGTGCTGCTCGCCGCCGGCCAGGTGCTGCGCGAAGAACTGGACGAGCCCGCCCGCCAGCGCGTGACCGAGCAGGCCGACGCAATGGCGTCGCTGGTCGGCATGGCCCGCGCTGCAGCGCAACTCCTGCGCAAGGGCAAGTTACCTCCAGCCGGACCGTCGGGCAGCCCGCCACCTGCGGAATGCGGCTGATACGGTCTACGGAGACGACCAATGCACGTGACCGTTCACGGCTCGCTGTTCATGATCCAACTCACGAACCAGCAGCGGTTCGTGGCCGACGCGCAATACCTGCGTTCGCTCGGCATGAGATTCCACGGCATCAAATGCAAGGGTCGCTGCGCTGCATGCGAGCAGGACGCCCCTCGCAAGCGCTGGTGGACCGAGCACGCGACGCTGGCGCGCATGGCCGCGACGTCCTGGGACGAGGCTGCGGGGGCCGCGTTCGCTCGGCTCGAAGGGCAGGTGCGCGACAGCGCGGCCACCGACGCGGACGTGGACACGCCGTGCCCCGAGGGGCTCAGCTATCGCGGCTACCAGAAGGCCGCGATCCTGTTCGCCCGGGGCCGGCGGGGCGTTCTCATCGGCGACGAAATGGGCGTCGGCAAGACGATCGAGGCCCTCGGCATCGCGAACGACGACCGCTCGTTTGAGCGCGTGCTCGTCATCTGCCCGCTCGGGCTCAGGGCCAACTGGGCGCACGAGGCCAACCGATGGCTCGTGCGATGCCAGGGGCCGAACGCAATCCGGCCGGTGGTCGCGCAAAGCTCGGACGACGTGCCCGGCCCCGACGAGCCGTGCGTGCTCGTCGCGAACGTCGAACGCATGCTCAGCCATCGGCTCGGTACCGGTGAGGTGCGCGCTCGCGGCAAGCGCCTTCTCGCCGCACTCCTGGCGCAGCGATGGGACGTGCTCATCGTGGACGAGGTTCACCGGCTCCGCACGCAGCACTCGGAGAGTACGTTCTGCGTGTTCGGCTCGCCCGACAAAGACCTCGTCAAGGGCCATCCCATGCCTGCGAGGCCGGGCCTGGTGTCGCGCGCACGTCGCGTCGTGCTGCTCACGGGTACGCCGATCCCAAACCGCACCCGGGACATCTGGCAGGCTGTCCACGCGCTCGTGCCCGAGGAATTCCCGAACCACTGGTCGTTTTTGCACCGCTATTGCGGCGCTCGACGGGTCACGTATCCCGTGCGTGGCGGTCACGGGGAAACGCGCGAAAGCTGGACGTTCGACGGCTGTACGAATTCCGCGGATCTGTACCTACGCCTGCGCGCGTCGTGCATGATCCGGCGATTGAAGGGCGACGTGTTGAGCGAGCTGCCGGCGAAAACACGTGAGATCATCGTGCTGCCGTCCGACGACATCAAGGCCGTGGTCGATCGCGAGCGGGATGCCTGGCGCCAACTCGGCCTGATTCGGTCCGAAGGAACGGCGATCGACTACGAGCAAGCGCTCGACCGGCTGCACGGCGCGCCTTGCGGCGTCGGGCCGGCCGCCGAGATCGCCGAAGCGCGCCAGGACCTCGGGCTCGCCAAGGTGCCGTACCTGGTGCAACACCTCGAATCGATGCGCGACCAGGGCATCGCGAAAATCGTAGTGTTCGGGCACCATCACGTCGTGCTCGAAGAGCTGCACGATCGCTACCCCGAATCGGTGCTCCTGTACGGTCCCAGCAGCGAGCGCGAGCGAGAGGACGCCCTGCATGCGTTCACGTGCACCAAGGTGCCCGTGTTCATCGGCTCGATCCAGGCCGCGGGCATCGGCCTGAATCTGCAAGTCGCCTCGCACGTTCTGTTCGTGGAGGCGAGCTGGAACCACTCGGACCTCGTACAGGCCGAGGACCGCGTGCACCGGCTCGGCCAGCGGGAGCCCGTGCTGGTGCAGCACTTCGTGTTCGACGGCACGATCGAGGGGGACATCCTGCGCCGCGCAATCGAAAAGCAGGCGGACGCCGACAAGGTGCTCGACGCAAAGGCGCCCGGCGCGCCGGAAAGGCAGGGCTGACATGTACGACGAATTGTTGGCCGCGCGGGCCGTCGCGGATGCGGAGCGCTGGTGTCTCGACTCCGGCGTACCGTCTCTCGTGCGACCCGCGCGCGATGGCTACGACATGCGGACGGCGCTTCTGCGGCACGTCGCGACCGCGATCGAAGACACGCTCGGCATGCCGGCCCTGGACGTGCGCCACACGCGCAGCTACGATGAGCGCGCATCCCCGCGCGAGCACGCGCTGCAGCTGCGAGACAACGTGGTCACGGCCGTTGCGGCGACCATGTCGCACCTCGGACTGCCCGACTCCGTGCAGGTCACGGTGCAACCTGTCTCGCGCATGTCGTTCGGTTCCTCGAAGCGAACCGTCGTGATCGTCGAGCTTTGCATGGCAGGGGTCGAGCCCCCTCTGTGCGCGATCTGGGACACCGAAATGCTAGGAGAACCATCATGCGAAAGTATCTTTTGAACAGCGCCGTGATCACATCGCCGGGCATGTATTGCTACGAGCACGTCGATCTGGACGAAGCAACCAAGTGGCTCGAAGCCGGCGATTGGACGAGCACCATCGGTTACCCGGAGACGGCCGAGGCCCTGTCGGAGCTGACCGGGCTGCGCATCCCGGTGAACCGGAGCGTCGTCACGATGCAGCCGGGCGACCAGGCGCTCGTGTTCCGGCTCGTGCTGCCACCGGGCGCCCGTCGGGTCGCCCCCGGCGCCAAGGGCGGCCTGGGCGTGGGCTACATCCTGCAGCACTGCGAGATCGGCCTGCTCGAACGGGTTTCCTGAGAAACTCCCGCCGGGGGCTTGACTCCCCACGCACAGATAAAGCACACTCTACGTATGCAGGGTGACGGTCCCGCCATTCGACGCCACCTCGACGCACGCCTGGTCAGCTACGCGCTGTCCGTGGTCGAGGGCAAGATGGACCAGGAGCTGGCCGGCACGCTCCAGACGTGCGCTGCGGCCTGTCTTCAAGCCGCGAGCGGCATCCTGGCGCTCGTGATGGCCTGCCGGGCAACGGCGCGCGCGCCGGCCCTGGTGCGCCTGCTCGACGCCAAGCAGCGCGAACGCTTGACCACGCTTCTCGAAAGCGTCGCCGAGGTGGTCGAGGACTCGTGGAAAGGTCAGCTGCAGGAAGTCATGGAGGTGGTGGTCGTCATGGCGTGCTCGACCACGGACGATCCCGAAGTCGAAGCGAACCTGCGCAGCTGGGCTCACGGGCTGCGCCTGGACACGCGCGCGCTCGCAGTACACGAGGACGAGGACACGATCGAGGACGTCGTCGAACCCGACACGCCCATGCACCGCAGGGAGCACAAGCGCCGATCGCGCTCGTCGCGCTCGGCCTACCAGAAGGAACGCTGCGACAACCTGGTCGCACGCGCCGTTTCGATGGGCGTTCACACGACGCGGCCGCTTCTCGCGAACGGACAGGTCGTGATCATCGGCCAGGCGCCTCGGGGACAGGCGAGGCTCGCGAAGCTGCGGGGCTCCATGGCCGAAGCCGAGGTGCTCTGCAAGCAGATCAACGAGCAGATCCGCCAGCTCGGCGTCGGCGAGCCGAAGCTATCTCAGGCCGTGGGATGATCGAGCCCGAGGACACGCTCACGGCGGTGCCGAACCGAGCCGACGCGCTCGGCGCGTTCGGCGAGCTTGCGAACGGCCAGGCGGGCTACAAGGAATCGCGATACGCGCAGGCGATCCGCTCGCTCGTCGAGCGGCTCATGATGAGGGCGACTTCGATCCAGCAAGTGCGCGGCAAGCGCCGGCTGCGAGAGCGCCCGCAAGACCGCTCGAACAGCGTCAAGACGTACGTCAAGGCGCTGGAGCTGTTTTCGTACTGGTCGGTCACGATCTACGGCCGTGAGCTGGACCCGGCCGAGGTCACGACGGCCGTCGTCGGCGATTACGTGTCGTGGCTCCGGGCGGACGCGACGCGTGCCATCGCGAACGCATCGCCCGAGCAGCAACAACGGCGCGAGGAATACGTCAAGACGCGTCTCGCAGTGCGGCGGCTCATGATCCGCGCATCCGGCACGGATGCGATCCAGGTGCACGACGCTGCCCTCAGCGCGATCGAGACGTACGGACAGGCGAACATCCACCAAATCTACGAGGCGCTGCCTCCCAGGGTTCGAGACCGTTACGTGCTGCCGAAGCAAGATGCACGCGTGCCCCTGGACTACTCGCAGCTGCACCGCGTGCTCAACACCTTGCTCCGAGCGCACAGAGTGATCGAACGCAGCCCAAGCTCGCGCCAGATCCGCTCCCGGAAGGGCTACATCTGGTCGACCGAAGAGCGCGATCCGCTCATTTACCGCTACCTTCTGGCAAGGGTGACGCCGCTCAAAGAAACGAGCGTTTCGACGCACCTTTCGGCTCTGAGCGCTGTTTGGCGCGAAATGCTCAAGCGCACGGACCAGGGCCCCGCACCCCTGGTGTTCAACCCGTGGGCAGACGCGCTCAGCCAGTCGTCGTGGAGGGTACGCGCGCAGAAGACGGCCGAACGATCACAGCTCGTGCCGAGCAAAGCGCTCACCAAGCCCATTGTGCGAGCGCTTTTTGGCGCCGCTTCGGGACCGGCGCTGGAGCAGCGGCGCGACAAGCTGGCGCTGGCGCTTCTCACCTGGCTCGGGCTTCGGGCCGAGGAAGTCGTCGGGGCGCTGCGGGCGGACCTGGGCACGCGCGAGGGCGCGATGGCGCTCACGGTCTACGGCAAGGGCAACAAGGCGCGCCTGGTGCCCGTCTTCGCGGAAATCCGGCAGGCGTTTGAGCTGCTGAACGACACGCTTGGGTCGATGACCCGTGAGACGTTCGTCGGCGAGGACGGCCAGCGAAGGCCCACCTACAGCGCGCGTTACGCGATGGCGCTGCTCGAACCGGACGCGCCGCTCGTGCCTTCGCTCGTGCGCTGGGGCACGAACGTACGCACGGGCGATCCAGAAGCCGACGCACGCAACCCGCTGGACACCTCGGGTCTGCGGGCGCTCGTGTGCAAGCTCGGCGACCGAGCGAGGGTGCGCGTGGTCGCGACCGGTGAGATCCGGGCGCTCGACACGTCCGAGCGGGCGCGTGTGCACCCGCACGCCTTCCGGCACTACGCCGCCACCGCGGCTTCCGAGGGGGGCGTGAGCATGGTCAAGATCAAGGGTCTGCTCGGCCACGAGTCGATCCGCACGACCGAAGGCTACGTAGAGGTGCCGGCCGAGACGAGCGTCGAGGTGTCGGTGGCGATCTACAGGGCGACGGAGGGGGGCGAGGCGATGACGGCCGATGAGCTTTCGTCGGCGAGGGTGCGGTCCTCGGCGATCGAGCAGCCGGAGATCGAAGGGGTCGTGGTGCAGCCGGCGAGGGTGGTTGGAACGGCGCCGGCGGTTTCTCCTTTGGCTGGCTCGGCGCGTGTGGATCCGGGCGAGAAGGTCGCAAGCCCTGGCTGGGCCTACGTGCCGGGATCGGAAAAGACGATCGCGTACATCCCGCGTGGGATGACCGCGGTCGCGTTCTCGCGGCATGTGCAGTCGCAGGCCCAAGGGGCGAGGGCACGGGCGGAGAAGGCTCGCGAGACGGGCGACGCCAAGACGTACGAGAGCGCGCTCGCGGAGTACGTCGTGTGGCGCTCGAAGTACCTTTACGTGACCATGCGACAGGGCGAAAAGAGCAAGCTCGCGTGGTGGACTGGACGGGCTGGACGATGGCAGGGGCTGGAGCGCGCGCCGATCATGGGACCTTCGCAGCTCGGGCCTGAGACCGATCGGGATCGAATCGTCACGGACGGCTTGAAAGCGCTGTACGAAGCGTTCTGGGAGACGCGTGGGCCGACGAGCGCTTCGGCTCTTGCCGTGTGGGTCGGTGAGATGGTGGACACGGCTGCAGGCGTGTTTGCCAGGGCCATGGTCGAGAGGGGCGACAGCTGGGTGGCCTACGACGAGCCGGCGGCGCCGGTCGAGCCTGTGGTGCGCATGCACCGCTCCGAGGCGATTCTGGAATGGTTCGAGCGCTGGGGCTGGAGCTACCGCGTGACGGGCGAAAAGGGTTCCGAGCGAGGCGGCAACGTTGCCCTGGCCGAGTTGGAAAGCTTACCGGAGTGGTTCTGGCTGGAGGACCCTCTGCTCGCGCTGCCAGCTGCGGAGCGCCGGCAGCTTCGCTTGTGGATCGAGCAGCTGCAGGCGCTGCGCCCGTCGCCTGGGCGTCTTGCCGAGGCGGTCGAGCAGATGGTGGACATCATGCGGGCATACCGCAAGCTCGGCCGCGCCTACGAACAGCGTCTCGAGCGAGAAGGTCGAGAAGAGCTTTCGCCCGAGCTGAAGCTGATGGGCGATCGGCTGCGCGGGATGGAGGGCGCGTTCGCGCAGCAGGCGTTTAGGCTGTGGCCTACGTTGCGCGAGCCCCTGAGCGCGGCCGCGATCGTGATGGGTCCTGGCCTGCCCTTCAGGGATCGGCTCGCGAAGGCGCTGCGGGCCCAAGGGATCGACATGGGCAACGCTTCGCAGGCACGCCTGGATCCTGTGCTGCTGCCCGAGGATGCAAGAGCTGGCACGCACGTCTTCGATGCCGCGCGTCTTCGCTTCGACGCAAGGGACACGATCGTGCACACGGCTGCGGACAAGCGAGCATGGTTCGAGCAGTTCGGAACGGACTCCGAGTGCGTGGCGCGGCGGGCTGTGCGCGTTCTGTGGGAGCGTCGGCAGCGTCTTCTCCGATCGCAGGCGCACACGCTCGTGTCGCGACACCTCGACATGTGGCTGGCCTCGCTCATACCGTGCCCGGCCGAGATCGAAGAGCGCATGAAGTCGAAGGGCTGGAAGCCGCCGGCTAGCGCCGAGGAAAGGCTCGAAACTTCGGCGGCGGCTTGGCGTGCGCTCATGGCGGCGATCCGCCGCAGCCTGGGACAGCCGGACCCGGAGGTGTCCCAGCAGGCCGAGCAGGGGGCCGTGGAGCTATTCGCGCCCGAGGTGCCCGAGGTGCAGGCGATCGTGGCCGAGGGCGCCGAGCAGCCCGTGGCCGTGAGCCCGGAGCGCTTCGAGGCAACGGGCGAGCTTCCCCAGGAAGCGACGGCGCCTGCCGCCGCAGCGGCGCCGGAGCCTGCTGTAGTACCGCAAGCGGCGGCGAGCGCGCTGCGCGCGTCCGCCCAGCGAGACGGCGACCTCATCGCGATCGACGCGCGAGCGCTGTTCGATACGGCCTCCGGCAAGGTCACCTGGCTCGTGCTCACGGCAGGTGCGGCGGTGCTGGGCTGGCCCGCGGACCTGCTCCGCAAGTTCGGGGCGGGGGCCGGCAGAGTTGCGAAGGTGGCCCTGCTGGACGTCGGCGGCGCCCGCTTGATCTTTCGCTGGCCGGGCGACAAGGGAGGCTTCGTGCTGCCGGCGAAGGTGTCGGCTCCGCCCGAGGGCGAGACGGTCACCCTCGTGGACGTGACGCCTGCCGAGGAGCGAGCGACCCCGAACCCCCCATGGGCCGACCCTAACCAGCAAGCGGCCCAGTGGCCCGGCTATCCAGGAGTGGACCCCGCTGACCAAGGCTCAGCGCTCATGGATTGCATCGCGTGGCCCGAGCAACGAGAAGCCGAGCCGACGCCCATCGACCGCTGGAGGCTCGCGTGCGCGATGCGCACCTACTCGATCTTGAAGCGCGCCGAGGCCGGAGCGCTCGGGGGACGGGTGCCGTCCGGCTGGAGCCGTTCTCCCCAGGCAGCCCTGCCGAACGCGGTGCCATCGGTGCTGCCGCACCCGATCGACGTCGCGATGGCCGCCGCTCGCTCGACCTAGCCGCCGTACCCCCCATCGGGACCGATCTGGAAGCAGTCGGGCTGATAGAGGTACAGGTAGGTGACCTCGGGCCGGTTCTCGGCGGAAACGCGTTTTTCGATGAGTTCGGCGCCGACCGATTGCTGTACTCGCTTTTTCGCAAGCGGGTATGTGCGCTCGACGTTGGTTGCCCCACCGTAGTCTTGCGCGCGCTGCGCGAGAAACATGGTCGAAGAAACGCGCGTGATCGTGCCCACGAGCTTGCAGCCGAGGGGCGCTGCCATGAGGCCGTCACCGTAGGGGTTGTCGCCGTACTGTCCGATTGCCATGATCAAAGGATACGCCGCGCTGGCGCTCGTGGCAAGACGGTGCGCCCGGCTTCTCGGATCTCGCGTTGCGCTGGTAGAGTGATCCGGTGCTTGAGGCCGAGCAGAGCAGCGCGACCGTCTCCGTCGAGTCGGGCAGAATCGCCATCGTGCCCGTGCGGAAGCGCCCCTCTCGGGTGCTCTCGGAGTACTCGCTGTGCCTGCCGGCTGCGCAAGGTCGCTACGCCGTGCTGGTCGAGCCCGAGGTGAGGCCACGTCGGGGCGTGGTGACACGGCTGTCAATCCGGCGCGAGCAGGACGGGGCCGTCTCCGAGTCGAAACCGGGGCGGTTCGCGCTCAGCGTGCTGGCGCCGTTTCTGTACGTCGGCGATCCCGGCTTCCTGTACGGCAAGGAAGAAGTCGAAGAAGAAAAGCGCGCGATTTACGCGAGCACGGAGCCCCGATCCGCTGGCTCGTATCGAACGCGCGGTGGCGATGTCGCCGTGTGCGTGCGCATCGGCGGGAAGCTAGCTTCGCTCAGGGGGCAAACCCGCCTGGACGCGGCTGACGCGTTGGACGAGCTTGTGCTGGACCGGCTGCCCGACCCAGAAGCGTGACTCACTGCGCGGGCGCGACGACGGCGGGCGCCGAGCCGGTCGCGCTCACAAGCTCGATCTTGCCGGCGATCCAGCAAGCCACGATGTTGTCCGGGTCGAGCGCGACGTCGATGCTCGTGCGGGGATCGGTCGGGTTGGCGTACGTGAGGATGGGTTGTCCGTTCTGGAGCCTGAGCTTGCCCTCGACGTGGTCGAGCGCGATCGGGGTGTTCGCGTATTGATCGGAGCCGCGCATTGCCATCGGCACGAAAGACCGCCCGGAGTAGCCGAGCAGAAACACGGCCTGCTTGAGTTGCACGAACACGATCTCGCCTTCCGCGAAGGACAAGTTGATCATTGGTATTTTCTCCTGATGTCGTCCATCCAAGGTTGGATCTGGCGTGACCAGACCCACGCATGTGATAGCGTTTGTGCTTGGGCCACGGCGTCGCTGGCGTTCTGTTGCGCGTCACGCCGAGCTTGCTCGAGCGATTCCTTGATTGCGTGCGGGCTCGAATGGGGGGCGGTGCCGCCCGCGTCATAGATGGCCGGACCTTGACCGTCGAACGGAACGGGCACGACGCCGGGGATGGGCGCACCGTCCCGCAGCGCCCACTGCCGATGCCCCCCGCACAAGGTAACGATGACCGGAACGCCGCAGCAAAGGGCTTCCAGCGGGCAGAGGCCGAACCCTTCCCCGCGCGAAGGCTGCACCACGTAGTCGAAACACGAATAGACCCAGCGCATGCGCTCGGGAGCTGCGTTCAAGCGGCCCATGATCGAAACGTGGTCCACGTGTTCGTCGTACTCGTCTTCGAGGCGCGCGCGCGCCACGGCGAGTTGGGAGGCGGACACGACCACGGTCAAGTGAGCTTCGCGCCGATGGTCCCAGTCGGTGAACGCTCGGATGAGCGGCCAGGTGCCTTTTCTCTCCGTGCTCGACTCGGCCAGGTGAAGCAACGACAGCCCTGGCTTACGAAAGGCAGAAAACAGCTCGCTCGCTTCGAACTCGGCGCGCTCTTCTTTCGCGATAGGCGTCATGCACTCGGACACGCCGTGAGGCACTACGGTGACCGGCAAGATGAACTCGGGCGGTGCGCCATCCACGATGACTTTCTTGGACCACTCGCTTGGCGTGAGCAGGCCCGTGCAAGAGCACATGACCGCATCGTAGATAGAAGGTGGTACCCAAGTTGAATTCGCCGCAAGCATGAACAGGCGCTCTTCGTGCCCGAACATGGCCATGTACCCGATCTCGAAAGGCAGCCCGCACACGAGCCCGACCGGCGCACCGGCTCCATGGCTTCCGACCTCGACGTCACCGATTCTGTTTGCGTAGCTCACGGAACCGGCGAGCAGGTTTTCTCGGTCGAGCGCGCTTGCGATACCGTGCGTGACGACCTGAAACGAGCCCCAGCCGACGGTCGAGCCGTAGACGCGCACGATCATGGGCGCTCTCCGTCCACGTTGATTCCCGCGGTTGGTGTCGAAGACCGACTAGTGAGTCGATCGACTTCACTGCGCATCTTGGCGCCGACGCGGTCGAGCGTGTAGGGGCTCGAATCGAACGCGTGCACGTAGTCGTCGCGTGACCTGAACGCGTAGACCAGGGCGACCTGAAGATGCGTCACACCGAAAGCCGACCAGACCGTGCCGACAGGCATCGCATACCAGCTCGGAATTTCGTAGCCCCATTCAGATTCGCCGATGCGAATGTCGCTCGGCGTGGCGTAATCGGAAGGGCCACCAAAGCCAGAGTAAATCAAGCGCAAGCCCATGACCTTCGCGTCGAACGCGGGCAAGTCGAATCCTTCGAAACGCCCGCTCGACACGTAGCAGTCGCACTCGGCGTACAAGCGTGCCAAGTCCGCGCGGTCGAAGCGCTGGTTCCAGAAGACGCGAATCTTCGCCAGGGCCTGCTCGCGCGTCCACAGGGAAGCCGAATAGCTAGTCAGGAAAGCTGCGTCGATGCTTTCGTAGGGGGTCGAGGGGTAGCCGGGGCTGCGCGCGAATGGCATGCATTTGAGGACAAGCTCGACCGGGTCGTCCGGAGAAAACGCCGAAAGGAAAGCTTCGACAAGCTCGTGCTGCGCTTTGCGCGGTTCCCATTTGCCGACGTGAAGAAAGCGATACGGTCGAGGTGCGCTCGAACGAGGCGTCGTGCGCATTGGATCCCGAAACGCCATGGGATGCGGGATGATCGCGATCTTGGAGCGGTCGAGGCCGCATGCGACGAGACCTTCTGCGTTGTGCCGGCACGGCACCCAGACACCGCCGAGCCGTCCGAGAAGCTCTACGGTTTCGGAGCCGAGCGTTTGTGTCTCGAAAGCCGCAAAGAGCACCGTCGAGGCGCGCGCGGCCGAGCGTTCTTCTCGTGTGCCCTGCGCGAGCCAGGCATTGCGAGCGACGCGTTCGACGTTGGCAATGCTCGGCACGACGTGACGGATGACGAGCGCGGTCTTCCCGTGCCTCAGATCCGCAACGTGGCCGATCTCGTCTCGGACGCTCTGGGGCAATTCCGAGTAGGTCACGCGCTCGACGAGCCCGTCGTTCGAGTGCGTGTGGCTCTCGCTTTGCAGAAACACGGGCAGGCCCGTGCGGCGCAGAGCGCAGGCGTTGCGACGAACGGCTACGCATACGCCGTCGGCCTCTGTTTCGTAGGGCCCTCGATAGATGACGCCGACGGAGTACTGGGCACCGTGCCCAGGCGCGAAGACAGGACCTTCAGCTTCGAGTTCCTGCTCGGCTCGTGTGCGTTCTTCGGCCGCGTCCCGATCGGCTCGTTCTGCGAGCGCTTGCTGGTAGCGCTCGAGGTCCTCGGCGCAGACGTGGGGGTCGCCAGGCACGGGTCACCTCGTGCGGTACAGGCGGTTCTTGTGCACCTTGAACGTGCAACCGCAGCCGACGCCCGCGCACCGGAGCGCGTCCGTGTCCATGATTGTGCCCGCGCTGCGGTAGAACTCCCGACCACCCGGCACCGTCGGGTTTTCGGCCCATCGGACCTCTCCCGCGCCTTTTTCGTCGATGTGCCAAGCCCGGTTTTTGTCGGAGACGCGACATTGCGCGAAGCCCTGGTTCACGCCGCGAGCGACGCATTCAGGGCAGACGAAAATGAGGATCTTTTCGCCCGTGATGTCGTCGGTCACAAGCTCACAAAGCTCGGTGATGGCCCGGCCGTCGCGGTACTCATAATAGAGCGCCACTTTGGGGCTCGCGACCGGATCGGCGAACTGGTGAGCGTACAGAGCCGCTCCACCGTGCTCGATCGGGATCGCTCCGAGCTTGTTTTCTGCGTCGTATTCTGCTCGGCGAGCTTTCGCGTCCGCAACTTGCTCGGCGAGCTGCGTGTCGAACCGGCTGCTCGTCGTGCCCCCTTGGACCCAGGTCGTCAGCTTGTAGGGCCCTTCAGCAGGCGGCTCGGCCGCACTGGGCGTCTCGGGCGACGCGGGCTCGCTCGGAGCGTCAGTCGGTTGCTCTGGGATGCAGGAGCTTTCTTCGGCCTGGCTCATGCGGTGAAAATCGCACGAAGCCTCGGAGCGATCAAGCCCTCTTTTGCCACGCGAGGTACGAGAAGACGGCGGCCGCGATGGCGCCGACCGCGGTCACGCCGCCCATGATCTTGATGGGCAGCATGGACTTGTCGATGTTGGCCTGCACGGTCGGCCAACTCTGGTTGACCACGTACTGGATGAGCCCCTGCGCGCCCCCCTGAAGCAGTCCCTGCAGGTCAGAGACCGCGTCTCCCATCCCGCAGCCGCGAAGGCCGGGGGGCACATGCGAGCGCAGCTGGGACATGTAGGTGTGCGCTCCGAGGCCGTCCAGGAAGCGGGGGCCGGCGGCCGCGGGCGAGTACATGGCCTGCGGGATCGCCGGGTTGTGCGTGCCTGCCTGGAAAGCTTCGAACGCAAGGCCCGGCGTGGGCTGGACCGGCTGCTGCGGGAAGTAGCTCATTTCTGCCTGCTCCTTCTCACCGCAGCATACGCCTCGTCGATCGCCTTGAACAGCTTCGCGTCCAGCTCCGCGCCTTCCTTGTCGCGCCCAGCTCGGTCTGGGTGGTAGCGCGCCACGAGCTTCTTGTAGGCGCGTTTCACGTCCTGGTCGTCGGCGTCTGGATCGACCCCGAGCGTTCTGTAGGCCCACGCGAGGTCACCGTTCGACCCGGGCGAACGAACGGGAGGGCGCCATCGCTTCACGTGCTGCGCGGCCGTACGCATGCACGGAAAGCACACGACCGTGGCGTCCATGGCGACCAGGCAGTGCCCAACGCACACGGGCATCCCGCAGAGCAGGCAACAAGCAGCGGCCTGGGCGCCGCACCACTCGTCGGGCTTTCGCTCGAACGCGCACACGTGCGGGCCATCGACCGGCAGCACCCACTTCGAAGGCGCGAAACGAGCGACGTTCGCGGCCCAGGGCAACAGGACCGTGAGAAGCAGACGCTGCGCGCTTTCGTCCAGGTACGATTCGATAGTCTGAGCGAGCGAGCCAAGCTGCGCGAGCGTGTGCAAAGATTCAGCGGTTTTGGCGCTCGGACGGCCACCCGCCATCGCTTGCCGGAACATGTCGAGAAGAGGCACGCGATCGAGCTTACCACATCAGGGCCTCGGCTGGGCGCGCGAAACCCATTCGCGGGGAAGGTAGCGGGCTAGGTAGATGCCCGCACCGAGCCCAAGCGCGACCGACCCCGCTGCTACGATCCAGACCGGGATGCGCCGCTGCGAGAACTCGCGCACGTCCTCGGTTCCGAGCCCGGCGAGCAGCCCCGCGGCCGCGAGAAGCTTGTCGGTCACGTGAGGGTTGGCGAGCAGGATGGACGCGCCCACGGCAGCTCAGTACCTGCGTGCGCCAGCGCGCAGCGTGAACACGTCCCGCGACAGATCGACAGGAGGCTGCCCAAGACCCCGGATGCCCTTGTACGTTGCGCTGCTTGAAGCGCTCGCCGGCCGCGGCATGGGCGGCCGGAAGGCCGCGCTTGGCTGGGCGCTGTAGCGCGGCGGCGACGGAGCGCGTTGCATGGACGACATCGTGGCCGATGCGGGTGCCGGCCCGAAGGCCCCGGGGCTCGCGCTCGGCGCGGCGTAACTTGCCGAGGGCAACGTTCCGCCCCAGCGGCTGGCCGTGCTCGAGATCGCTCGCGACGCCGCGCGCCAGGCCGAACCGATGATGCCCTGGCTGCCAGCGGGCTGCACGCCCGAGGGCATCGCGGTCTGCGAAACAGGCGCTACGTAGCCGGGGCCTGCCGGCGTGACGCTACCGGGCGCGAACGGCCCCAAGCTCGCGCCGGGGGTCGTGCCCGCTGGCTTGCCAGGTCCGATCCCGCCGCCGCCTGGCAAGGGCATGGCGCCCGGCAGCGGGCCGCCGCTCGGCCATGCCCCGCCTCCGGGCTCGGGCAAGGCGCTCCAGGGCGACCCGGAGGGAAGGTACCCGCCGCCACCACCGCCATCCCCTCCGCCTCCACCTCCGCCGCCCCCTTGCTCGGCCGCGACTTCTTCGGGGGACTTTTTCGTGAGGAAGTGACAGATCAGGCCGGCGAGCAGCCCCGCGGCAGACCCCACGGCCGCTCCCTTGCCCCTCGATGGCTTGTAGGAGAGAGCGCCGATGCCTGCGCCACCAGCCAGGCCTGCGCCGAAGCACGCCAGGCTGCGCCAGTGCAAATCGAAGAAGCTCGGCTGGGCGCCGGTCGCGTCCGTGCCGAAGCCAGCCAAGGCCACGATGCAAGAGGGACAGGTCATGCGCTGATCCTACGAGCGAGGGGCTTTTTGCCCAAGGCGCGCGTCACCATCTTTCGGCGGCGCGCGGCGCGAGCAGCTTGCGGGCCGCGAGATAGCCTAGCGACAACCCGACGACGAGCATGGCGGCCTTCTCCCAGCCCTTGGCCTTGGCGAGCACTTGTTGCAGGCCGCTGCCACCAGGCGGAACGACGCCGGTCGGAGGTCCGAGCCCGGGAGGCACTACCGGGGGGCCTACTTGCGTGGTTGCCGCGACCACAAGCGGCTTGAGCGTCTTGGGGTCGAACGCCGAGCCCGTCGCGATTCCGTAGCCGCCCGTGCCGAGATACGGCGGGTTCGAAGCCCACGCGTTGTCGGGCAGTCGGTCGTGCACCTTGGCGTACACGTACGAGTAGCCCCATGGCAGCGCCGCGTCTGGGACGCGCCGGTATTCCCAGTACGCCTGGTTCGAGATCCAAAAAGAGAGCGCGGCCCTCTGCCAGACGTCGGTGTCGATGTCGCCCGATGAAAAGCTTGCTTCGAGCGGCATCAGGCCGACGACGAACACCTTGGGCGTTCCGCGGCTGCCGGCGAGCGCGTTCGCGAGGTACTGCTTCCAACGCTGCACTTGCGTGGCGAAGCTTTTCTCGGTCGCGTTCGGCTGGAACACGAGATCCACGGTCCAGGTGCCTGCCCCTGCCTGCAAGCTTTCGTTCCACGAGTCGCCGAACGGAAGGGTGTAGGTGTGCGGTTCTAGGTACTTCACCACGTCGCCGTTTGGCACGTGACGAAGCGCAACGCCCTTGACTTGATAGGGTCCGGCAAGCTCGCCCGTGACGGCGAACGTAGCGCCGACCTTTTTCGCAAGGTCAACGAGCAGGTGCGCGGGAGGGACGTCGAGTTCCCAGTCGTGCAGGACGACGCGAAGAACGTGATCGATGCCCCCCTCGAACGTTGCGCTCGGGGCCGCCAGCGACCAGCCTGCGAGCAGGAAGTTGTCGTAGCTGCGAAGGGCCTGGTAAAGCTCGGTGTCTGACATGCGGAACCCCGGGTTCGAGATCGGCCAGGGTGCGCTCGGGCTTGTTGTTTGCCGTCGCGACCGCGTGCGATCCTACGCCGGGGTTCCGAGATCGACCACTACCGCAGGCTCTCGCTCAGGTCACGCTCGATCTGCTTGAGCAGCATGGCCGGGCACTTGTAGCCCATCACCTCGCCCTGGATGAAGGCGACCGGGCTTTCGATCTGCCGGTACACGACGCCCGTCATGGTGAAGATGACGTCCTCGTAGACGTACTCGGTGAAGGGAGCATCGGGGGCGCCGTAGCGGCGCGGCGTCTGAGGCATGACGCTGGAGCCGTATCCCGCGGCGGAAGCGTACTGCGTGGCCGCCGCGATGATGAAGTCGGCCGCGGTCTGCTGGCGGATGGGCACGATGGGCCCGCGGCTCATCTGGCTGGACTGCGTGCGCAGCGTGCTTGGGATCGGGTCGAGCCGGTAGCGCAGGTTGCCCGGGTTCTGGTTGTTCATGCGCACGACGTAGCCGAGCGAGCCCGACAAGCGGCCCTCATCGAGCGGCACGAAGTCGAACGCGTTCACGCCGCTGAAGCGATACGGCTGGATGCGGTAGTCCAGGAGAATGATGGCCTGCCCGACGTCGGCCTTTACGGCTCCGATCTCGAAGCTCGTCGGGCTGGTCGGCGATCGTGCCGGGTCGAACCACGCCTCGTTCGGCTCGACCCGGAAAAGCTCGTGGTAGGGCTTGGTCTCGGGGTTGCGGGCGATCTTCGCCATGATGGCGCCCGCTTCCGAGACCACGGACGAGGCGCCGGTGCCTGGTTGGCCGGACCAAGGCGGCGGAATGGGAGCGCTCGGATCGAGCGGGCACCCCTCTCGGTTCAGGGGCCCCGTGTGCAACGGAAAAGGCTTCGGCACGGCGACCTCCTAGAGCCCGTCAAATCATGCGCACGCCAGCCGGCTGCAGGATTCGGAACCCGAGCAGACCGACGATGACCACGCCGTCGGGCTTGCGAATGATGGTGTCCTGCACGCCCTCGTCGCATTCCCATTGCGAGTAGCCGATGCCTTCGTGGCCGTCGTACTGGCCCGCGAGGTAGGGCATCGAGCCCACGATCGCCTGGATGTTGCCGGCGATGGGATTGTTGATGTGCATGGGCTCCAGTTCCAACTCGATCGTTTCGCCCTTCTCCCAGTAGTCGAGAACTGGCAGCGTGAGCATCTGCTCCATGCCGGGGGCCCACAGGCTCGACGGGACTTTGTCGGACTGGCGAGGGTAAACCGCGCCCTTGAGCGAGATCCAGCCGTCCCACTCCATCGTACGGAACGGAGATTGGTTGGTCGCGCGGTGCGGCACGGCGCCAAGGGGCGTCGTTTGCGGCGGCACGCACCCCTCGTTGCCCAGGTTCCAGCTCCAATCCCATCCGTTCATGGCGTCCATGAAGTCGAGCACGCTCGAGATGGGACGCTGCCTGCCCCAGGAGCGCCCTTCGAAACGCTGTACGTTCTGGCCGTCGGTCACTTCGAACCCGTACAGGGACACGAACGTCGCGTAGCGCGCAACGGCGACGAAAGGCCCGTCCTGCGAGATCGTGAAGCTGCCCGAGACGCCCGTTTGAAGGTTCGCGGGCACGGCGATCTGAATGGGGATGTCGAACGGGATCCTGCGGCCCGGGATGTCCTCGATGGCGAGCATGTCGGGCGTTCCGAGAAGGGTCCCTCCGCCCTTGGAGCCTCGGACCTTCATGCCTTCGAGCATGCCGCCCATGCGCTGGATGGCGGCGGCGTGCGCGGCGTGCGAGCGGCGAAGCTCGTCGTGAGCGGCGCCGAGCCTGCGGCTCGCCTCGACCGCTTCTCGGGCGGCGCGATTCGCGCCGTCCGTCATCTGCTGGATACGTGCCCAGATTTGGTTGATGTCCATCTGTCGCTCCTTGCGCCTTCGAGCGCGGAGTCACCGGCCCCCGGGATCTCCGAGGGCCGGCGCGATCAGGGATGCGAAGCGGGCCCGGCGGCCCGCCCCGGGCTACTGCACGTCGCGGCTCAGCAGGCCGTCGATCGTCATCGACACGACCTTGGTGATCGCGTCGACGGCGTTCAGGTTGCTGATGGGGTCGCGCATGTTGCGGTTCTGGTTGGTCGCGGTGCCGAAGACGGTCGCGTTGCCGCCGTCCGGGTACGCGACGCCCTGGACGCTCACCTTGATGAACTGGCGAGGCGTGATCGTGATGGCGCGCGCGATGCGCAGGATCGCCGCGTGCGTCGAGTCACCGTTCTGCCAGTGGATGAGGTCGGTCGGGCCACCGTTGTCGCCGCTCAGGCCGCCGCCGTACGGGAAGTACATCGTCGGCATCGACTTGAGCGAGTCCTTCTCGCCGGCTCCGAGCGTCCAGAACAGGCCCTCGGCGCACTGCGAGTGCAGGCGGTAGACGTCGTAGAGGTCGCCCGGCGCGTTGCCGATGGCGACACCGCCCGGACCGTTCGGCCACACGATGGCGTCGCCCGGCGTGACGTGGCCCCAGTCGCCGTTGACGGCGACAGGGCCCGCGGGATCCAGCACGCGCTGGATCGGCGCGCGGAACCAGAGCATGACCCGCGCGGCCAGGATGATCATGCTCGAGTCGTTCGGCAGGATCGCGCTGGTCTTGAGGTTGGTGAAGCCCTCGTCGCGGCCCTGCAGGATGAACAGGTCCGTCTGGGGGTTGAGCCCGCCGGGGCTGATGCCGAACGTCCTGATGAGGGCGTCTCGGTACGGCTGGTGGACTCGCTCGCGCACATTCAGAATCTTTGCCATGGTGGTTTCTCCGTTGCCCGGGTATTCACCCGGTTGCTTGCCGGCCGGTGCTGTTGTTCACGCGGCCAAGTTCCGCGAGCCGGCCGGCGTTGTTCCTTTTTTCCTCGTGGTCCCCGGCATCAGCCGAAGACGCCGTTCGAGCCTCCGACGTCGAAGATCCCCGTGTCCGGCGCGATCTCCTGCCCACCGACGACGCTCATCTGCGTGGTCGGCACGTAGTCGGAGCGCGTTCCGGGCCCGCCGCCCGTCAGCATGCCGGGCCCGGCGCCCAGGCCCGCTGCGGCCTCCATCACACCGAATTCGGCGTCCAGGTTCCCGTCCGGGCGCACGCCGTCGTTGATGTAGCCGAACCCATCCGCTGAGCCCGAGAAGCTCGGCAGCACCTCGTAGTCGCCGTAGCCCTCGACCTGCAGGCCCGAGGCGACGTACTCGCCGAAGTCACTGACGGGCGCGAGCGAGCCGTCCGAAACGTACTCGCCGGTGCCGGTCACGTACTCGCCGAAGCCGGCGTTTGCCTGGTAGAACTGGCCCATGCCGGCGGCAGCCTGCACGAAGCGCGGGTCACCGAAGCCGGCGTTCGCCTGGTAGACGGGCTGCCCGAAGCCGCCCATCACGTAGCGCGAGCGCTGGCCCTGGCCCGGGATGCCCGAGAACCCGGGGATGGTGTAGCCCACGGCGTTCAGAATGCCCTGGATGACGCCCGTCGCCATGGCGACGAAGCTGCCGACGCTCACGGCCTGTGCGTAGTGGCTCTTGCTCGGGTCGGTGAGGAACCACTTGCCCGAGGCGTACATGCCGATGCCACCGGCGACGACCTTGGAGGCGGGGCCGACGAACTTCGCGACGCCCGGCCCGAGGTAGCCGCCGAGGATGCTGAACAGGCCCGAGAGCAGGTTGATGCCGATGAACCCGCCGATGCCGGTGAGGCCGGCCTTGATGGCATCGCCCCAGCTCGGGTACGCGAGGTTCTCCATGTAGAAGCCCGGGTTCTTGCGGAACTTCTTGCCCATGCGCTTGTACATCTTCGACGCCTTCTTGACGCCGTAGCGCTTGACCAGGGCCTTCCACGTGCGCTTGCCGAAGCGCTTCTTCGCTTTCTTGCCGTACTTGCGCTTCTTGCTCGTGGACCGGCGCTTCTTGCTCTTGCCGCGCTTCTTTCCCTTGCTGCGCTTCTTGCCGCCGATCGCCCAGTAGTCGGGCTTGCGGAACGCGCTCTTGGTGCGCGCCTTCTTGAGGTACTTGCGGAAGCGCTTGGAGCCCATCATGGCCCGCACCCACGCGTCGAAGTCCTCGTACTCGGGGAACTGGCGCTGGGCGTGCCCCTCGGCCATGGCTTCCATCGCGAGGGCGAGCTGCTGGGGCGTCACGCCCATGTCGCGCGCGGCCTGCACGGCGGCGTACGTGAACTTCGGGGGCTTGGGCATCTTCGGGGGCTTGATGCGCCTGCCGACCCAGGGAGGAAGGAAGCCGGGCCCCCAGTCGAGGCGCTGAGCCCAGGCATACGGATCGAGGCGCTGGCCGCCGATGCCGGGCCGGAACGGGTAGCCGGTGCCTGCGCGCGTCTGCATGCGCGTGATGACGAGCAGGCGGCTTCGCGCAAGCGCCTTCTGCGACGCCGTCGCGCCCGGATGTGCGAGCACGGCCTGGAGCAGGCTTTCGGCGTAGCGGAAGTTGCGAGACCGAAGAGCCGTCAGGGCGCGCGCCAGCATGCCGGCCGGATCGCCGTGCCCGGCTGCAGCGCCGTACTGGTTGGGAGCGAACGGGCTGTTCTTGATGGTGACGTTGAGCGCGCCCCGTCCGCCCACGGCGTGCACACGACGAGCGCGCAGCGCGCCCTTGCGCGCGTAGCCCTTGCGCCCACGCTTGGCCTTGCGGCTGCGCTTGGCCTTGCGGCCGTAGCCCTTGCGGCCGCGCTTTCCCTTGCGCGCGTAGCCTTTGCGCCCGAAGCCGCGCTTGGCGTACGCGCCCTTGCGGCCCTTCTTGCGTCGGCGCTTGCCCTTGCCGCGACGCTTGCCCATGTTCTCCTCGAACTCGAAGCTCGAAGAGCTGGACGAGCTGCTGTCGTCGTTCGCTTCGAACTCGTCCGCGTTGCGGCGGAAGGCTCGCACCTTGCCCCTGTACGGACGCAGGGTGAAGCTTTTTGAGATCAAGCCGGGAAGCCCATGGCGTCCCTTGCCCTTGCGGCCTCGCTTGCCCTTGCCGCGCTTGCGGCCCTTCTTGCGATTCTCTTCCATGACGATCATTGGATCCTCCGTCCAGGGTGGGCCGGCGCCCGGGCCGGCGGGGTTGTTGAGCGCGGTCTGGACGCCGTACTTCTTGGCGGCGGCGCGGATCCGGCGCTTGATCTTCGAGCGCACTGCCGGCGTGTAGCTCGGGCAGTGCTTGCCGCAGTAGCTGGCGGCGGCGCGCACGAACGATTGGCTCTGGGCCTTGGTTTTTCCGTGGATCGGGTACGCGTAGCATTCCGGCAGGGCGTAGTGCTTTCTTTCTGTGGCACCGCGGCGGCGGTGTTTTGCTGGAGGTGACGAATGGCAGGTGACCCCGCCGACCTTCTTGGCGTTCGTGAGGAAGCGCCCCTTGTCGTCTCTGGGCTGCGCCCGCGGACGCCGCCGATTCCCCGGGTTCGAGATGCCCATGAGGGTGGTGACGCCGGCAGGGTTCGGGTTCAGGCGCAAGGGATGGCCCTTGGGTACGCCGTACCCCTTGGCGATCTTGCTGCTCACCTCGAAGACCTCGCCGGTCGCCACGCGCATGCCTCTGCCGCATTCGCGGGAAGCCGCCACCCTGGCGAAACGGATCTCCGCTACCTGCGTGCCGTTCTACCGGCGCGGACACGATCTGTCAAGCGCGGCGCCGTCAGTCGAACCCGTGCAGCGACTGCAGCAGTACGCCGACGAAAGCGTCCGCCCATTCGACGGCGAACGGTCGGGAGCCAGCAGGGCGGCCGGCAGCGCCCGCGAGCGACCTCAGCTTGGAAGCCACTTCGACCGAGGGCCAGGCGGTCTCGGGGTCGCTCATGTGCACGGGCACTTCAGCGCGTCCGAGTAGAGCTTGCAGAGCGAGCGCGAGACGCTTGGTGTAGACCTCGGCTGTGATCGCGGATTGTTCGGGTTGCATCGCCCAGGCTTTGCCGAGCGTCACCGGATCGCCCGCGACCGTGTGACCGAACCCTGCCCACCAAAAGCCTCGGAGAACACCCGGTTCGGTTTTCGCGTTTGGTTTGGTGCGTTCGAATTCGTAGCCCCGCTTCGAATGCGCCACGCGCATGAGATGTTCGCTCGCCGGATGGCGAAACTCGACGAGCGCTGCTCCTTCGACAAGCTTGTCGATTCGATCCCTGAGAACAGCGATTGTGTCGGCACTAGGCCACTCGCTTTTTGCCTGTTTGGACCAAACGTGCACGTGCTCGTCACCGAGGAGTGCGGTCAAGGCCAACTTCAAGTTGTCAGCCATGATGCCGGCAGCTTTACGCGCATGCGTCCGATCAATCGACCAGGCGGTGCCTATTTTGATTTCGTCGCGCCACAGCAATCCAGGATCACTGTAAAAGGTGTGGCCGAAGTCGGACGACCACAGTATCGTCAACGGGTCGGATTGTTTCATCCCACGATCCCGTCCTTCTTGATGTCAATCTCCGATCCGGTGACGAGAAAGTGCACCCCCTCGTCCGAGTACACGAGCAGGAACGTTTCACCGGTGTCGGGCCGCTTGCCCGACGCCCAGGTTGCCTTGGGAAGGCGCATCTCGTAGTAGCGGCCGTCGGTCGCCAGGACCTGCACGCCCTTGAATTCAGCCAGGTCCGACACGAACTTAGGCATCGGGCCCGTCAGCTCGTAGCTTCGGCCCGAGAACTCGACGGGCGCTCCGGCTGCGTGACGCACCGACCGAGCACGCCCGTTTCCTTCTCGGAACACGACGGCCTGAGCCCGATCGTTCACGAGCTGAGTGATGGCCGCGTTGACGAATAGATTCTGCGGCGCTTCGGCGACGTGCTTGTACAGCTCCCACTTGCCGCCGTTGAGCATCTTGTTCGAGAAGTAGATTTCAGCGTTGGTTTGTCCGAGGTGCATCCAGAACCTAGGCCACTCGAACGAAAGCTCGTGCGGGTTTCTCGCGGGTTTTCCGTAGAATACCTCGCGCTGGCGTTTCGCCGATTCGAAGACGTTCTTGGTGCTGACTACGGCGACGCGTTCGCGGCTCACGAGACGGACCTTTCTTTCTGGCGCGAGCGCATGATCGCAAAAGCGCCCAAAGCAGCCACGGCTGCGACCACAGCTCCGACAGCGAGAAAGCGAGCCCGATCGCCGACAGGCGCAGCAAAAGCCCCGATGCCAGACGGTACCCCGGTTTTCTTCGTCCCCTTCCAGACGCCGACTTCACCGCTCGAGATCGAGCCGACCGGAAGGACCCCGTGGCCGACTTTGCGGGCGTCGGGCGGGAGCGGCCGGCCGGCCATGCTCGCCGGGACTCCGACCGGAGTTGCGAGCGGCGCGAAGTAGCGAGGCGTCGGCAGGTCGTCGTTGAGCGGAACGCGGTCGCCGGCCTCCCAGTAGTCGAACCCGCCCTCGTACGGGTTGTGCACCGAGTAGATCACAGCGCGCCCTCGAACTCGGCCTCCTCGTACTTGGGCGTCTCGGCAAGCTCGCGGTGGCGTTCGCGCAAGCGCTTGAGGCTGCGCGCCTTGTGCTCGCCGTACGCCTCGCCCGCCTTGGACAGGGAGGTGACGATCTGGGGCGCGAACTGGATGACGAGGTAGATGCCGAGACCGGCGGCCCCGAGCCCGATGATCCAGCGCTGGGTGCTCTTCGAGATGAACTGGTCGATGATGCTGGGCGGATTCTCGGAAAGCTTCGTGACGGCATCCGCCATGTTGCGGCAAATGATCTCGGCGTCCTTGTGGTTCGTGCTGATGGCGAGCTTGCACGCCTCGAGCATCTGCTCTCGGTTCTTCAAGCTCGCCTGCACGTACGCGTACCAGCTCACAAGGCCAGCCGCCGCTAGGATGGCGATGATGCCCACGTAGAAAAGCACCGGCCCTCCCAGCCCAACCGCGCCCAAGCTCGGCCCGGTCGTCATGGCGCCCGGTGTCGCGATCGTGATGCGTGAGCCAGGCCCGGCGCCTACGCTTTTTGCGTGCCCCTCGGCGTTGACGACCGGGCCCAGCATGGCCGTGCGCCCAAGATGGATGATCTCGGAAAACTGCCGGATGCGCACCTCAACGCCCGCGTCGAAGTCGGCCTGCGACAGCCGGCCGATGGCGACTTGTTCGCGGGCGTAGCCCGTCAGGTACGCGCCCAGGTTCGCCGACGCCTGGGCGAATTTTCCGAAGTAGATCGATCGTGCTTGTTCGGAATCGTACGTGAACGCGGCTTGCTCGGGAACGTCCTGGCCGGACGAAAGCGACTGGATGAGCGTGCCGGCGTAGCGGTCGATGTGGTTGCCGGTCAGCTCGGAGGCGTTCTCGTACTGCGAGGTGTTCAGAACCGTGCCGGCCGGGAACACGGCGCGGAGCGACGCCGCCGCCTCGTCGTAGGCATGCCCGAGCCTCTGCTCGGCGCTCATGAGCGGGTCGGCGTAGTAGAGCGGCTGCTTGACCAGGGCAACCGCGCTCGCTTCTTCGCGCCCCGGCATGCTCCAGCCTCCGGCTCAGTTCGAGCAGTTGCGGCGGGCCTTGCGACCGCGGCGGCGCCGAGCACGCTTTCGCTTTCGGTTGGCCGAGTAGAACGCGGGCTCGCCGTAGGCTCCGGCTCCGAGGTCCTCACCCATGCCAAGCTCGTCCATGCCGGGCTCCAGGCCCGCCAGACCGAACTCGTCGCCCATGGCGGGGCCGCCGAGCATGCCTTCCTCGGCCACCTTCTTGCGCTTGTAGGCGATGTAGCCGACCGCGGCCGCGCCCACGCCGAGAACTCCCAGGATCACCCACCAGTACTTGCCGAGGAGCGAGGTGCCCGGGGGAGTCGGAGTGGGCGGATAGCCGGGCGGCACGGGGCCCGGAGGCGTGGTCTGGCCGAAGCAGAACGGCGGGAAGCCGTACTGGCCCGCGGGGCAGGCGCCGCCGATGGGCGGGATAGAGGTGTCGCCGGGCGCCGGCGTCCCGAAGCAGAAGGGAGGGACGCCGAACTGGCCCGACGGGCACTGGCCCCCTGGCTGAGGCGGACCGGAGGGAGGGGGCTGGCCCGGGATGGCGGGCGTGCCGACGCAGCCGATGATGGGCAAGTACGTCTGGCCCTGCTGGCAGCCGTGCGTGTCGGTCGGGGGCTGGCCGGGCATGCCGACGCAGCCGGCCGGGGTCTTGACCTGGCCGCCGGGGCATTCGCTCGGCTCAGATGGGCCCGAGCCGATGCACTTCGGCCCGAAGGGGAAGGGGTTCTTGGTCTGGCCCGCGGCGCACTCGCTGGGCGGGTTGACGACGCCGCCTCCACCTCCGCCGCCTGGCCCGGTGGCGCCGATGGGCATGCAGCCGAGCATGGGCACGTAGGTCTGCCCGGCAGGGCACTGGCCGGCTGGGGGCGGCTGCCCTGGTTGCGGGGGCGGCACCGTCGGCGAGATCGGCGGGATCGTCGAAATGGGGTCGGGCAGGCACTGGCTGATCATCGGTTCCCAGTGCTGGCCCTGCGGGCACTGCTGCGGCACGGGCCCGCCTCCGCCGGGGCAACGACCCTCGACTGGAACGCCGTCCGTGCAGTCGGTGCACACGTTGACGTTCGAGACGGTGAAATCGGGCACGATGTCACCCCAGACCACGTTCTCCGACTTGCACCTCTGACCCGTGGCTTCGTAGATTTGGGCGGACTTCACGAAGGGATCGCCGCCGTGCTGGTACTTCCAGGCGCTTGCGGTGCAGCCCTTCCAGTCGCCGTCGACGTGCAGGCTCGGTGCGCCGCGCGCCTTCAGGTACGCCTGGATCTGGCGCACCAAGCTCGTGTTCGCGGTGTTGCACGAGACGAGCGGGCCTGAGCCACCGGCCCCGCCCCCCCCGCCTCCACCGCCGCCGCCGGGCAGACCACCCGGGATTCCCTCGGGGAACGGCCAAGTACCCACGCCGAGCACGTTTCGCTCACTGAAGATGCCGCCTCGTCCGCTTCGCTTCATGTTCTCACCTGGGTCCGTAGGATAGGTGGCGCTTGCGACCGCGTCCAGAGCGCCGCCCGCCCCGGCTTCGGGGCCGATTTGAAACAGCTTTGGGCGTGCGCGTCGCACGGTAGATGACGTAACCCACGGTCAGCACGAGCACCGTTGCGCCGAGCGCAAACGCTCTGACCATGCCCTCAAACAGCTCGAGCTGAGGCCTCTTGTGAGGTTCTTTGGTCAGATCGATGGTCGACGACTCGGGCAGGTCGGAGATGCGCAGCTTGGGCAGCACCGCGAACCGAGCGGTGCTCGAGAGCGTCGGCGCGGCGGCCTGTTTGGCGGCGAGAGCCCGCGCCATCGCAGCGTACGGCGAGTAGTCGATGGGCTTCGGAGGCGTGACGCAGTTTCCCTGCGCGTCCTTCACCTTGCCCGCGCCGCAGACGGCCGTGAACGCGAATCCTGTCGGCTGAGCCGGCGTGCTCGGGATCTTGGTAAAGAACCCGCCGATGGTAGGAGGCGGTGCCTGGCAACCAACGCCCGGCAAGTAGACCTGGCCCTCGGGGCAGGAGGTCAATTCTTCAGGGACGAGTGGCTGACAGCCAACCCCGACTACGTAGGCTTGCCCTTCGGGGCATTGAAGCATGTCGGCCGGAATCTCTGGCTGTTTCACCGAGCCTGGCATGCCCCAGGCGCCAAATGCGCGCAGACCGAAACGCGTCATCGGTCCCTCCCATATCGCCCTCGGGGGCGTTCAACACGCCGCCGGTTCGTCGCAAGTGAGCCACCGCGTGCTTCCCGCACGAGCTTGACGACGGGTTTCAAGAATTCGCGTTTGCTCGCTGTGACCACGATGTATCCAACGACCGCCATGCCGAGCACCATCGTAGCCGATTGAATGAAACCAGAAGTGAGCGGCCCCGCCCACCATCGATCGACGCACCATCCGAACGGGTTGAGCCGCTGCCAGTAAGGACACGCCTGCCGGCGAATTCCTTCGCGGTAGTCGTCGGGCGAAAGCAGGTCGGCGCCTAGCGATTGCAATTTCGCAGAGCCTCCCCGCAGTTGGGCGTGGCCCCGGGCTTCCGCGTCATCTTGTAGACGACCACGCCACCGACCAGGAGCGCGACCGCGCCGAGCCCCCAGAGCCACGCGCGCGAGCCAGGAGCCATCCCGGGCAACGGCATCGCCTGTCGTTCCTTGGGCAGATCGGAAATGCGAAGCTTCGGAAGCACCGCGAACCGAGCCGTGCTCGAGAGCGTCGGCGCAGCGGCCTGCTTGGCGGCGAGGGCTCGTGCCGCCGCTGCGTACGGCGAGTAGTCGATGGGCTTCGAGGGCGTGACGCAGTTGCCCTGCGCGTCCTTGACCTTGCCCGCGCCGCAGACGGATGTGATCGCCCAGCCGACGCTCGGCTCAGCCGGCGTGCTCGGGATCTTCGTGATGAACCCGCCCACCGTGGGCCCCTGGCATCCGACGCCCGGAAGGTAGACCTGCCCCTCGGGGCAGCCCGCCGGAGCCGGAGGCGTCACGTAGTCCTCGCCCGCCGGGCAAGGTCGTTTTGGCGGGACCTTGTAGAACTTGCCGCATTCGATACCGACGGCGCGCAGGGATGCCTTGGTCGCGGGCTCCCCGAACATCTGCTGGAACACGCTGTCGGTGCAGACGCCCCACAAGCCGTCTTGCGTCAGCTTTTTGGCGCCGGCTTCTTTCATGGACTTTTGCATGAAACGCGCCACCGCCGTGTCGCTCCATTCGTCAAGAACGCAGCTCGGGAACTTGACGAGCGCATCGGCCTCGGTTCCGAGCCCGAGCAAAGGGCCCCCGAGAGATCCGAGCCCCTGAGCGAGCGCGCCTCGACCGAAGATGCCAGCGTTTCTCATGTCACTTCCCTCGCCGGCCAGGGCCGGTCTGCACCGTCATCATGGCCACGATGATCGCGCTCGCGACCGCGGCCACCGCAAGAACTCCTATCCAGCCATTCAACATCGCGTGCCGTTCATCTGTACTTGCGACGCCCGCGCCTACGCGGCTTCATCCATGACCAGCGCCGGGTGCCGGCGCGCTTTCGCTTTCTTCGCTTGCGACGATTGGCGACCGCCTCGCCCGGCTTCTTTCGGGTGATGATGACCGCGCCGATACCGATGACCAGAACGCCAACGGCTCCAAGCATGAGCGTCTTCGTGGACACCCGCGAGAGAAGGGGCACCGGAGCTGGCGGGATCGACAGGGGCTGGATGCCGCTGCCCCCACCAATCTTCGTGATCGCAAAAGCCATGACTCAGTACCCTCCGGCGTAGGCAGGCTTTCTTTTGGTCGCGACGGAGATTCCGACCACGACCATGATGGCACCGGCGCCGAACCACGCGATGACCGGCAGGCCGAGGAACGGCTTCGTGAGGAAGCCCATGACGCCACCGCCAGGTGGCTGCACGACCGGCGGCGTGGTCGGTGGCGTGTACGTCGGGGGCACGGTCTTCACCGGCGGCGTGGTCGGTGGCGTGTACCCGCCCCCGCCTCCGACCGTGACGCACTTGTTCGTCTTCGGGTCGAGCTTCTGGCCGGTCGGGCACATTGGCGCTACAGGCGGCGTGTAGCCGGGAACTTCGCACGACTCCCTGCTCGGGTTCCAGACCTGACCGGTCGGGCACTCGGGCACAAGCTCGACCGGCTCCGGCGGGACGCTTGAAACAAGGCCCTCGCACGTTCCGGGGCAGGCGGCTTCGCAGTTGGGATCGCGTTCGCACATGCCCTGGCAGTTGAAGATGCACGTCGCAACCGCGGGATCGGCGCCGAGTCCATGCAACGACGATGGACGAGCCCGACGCAGGTGCAATCCCCACGGCAGGCCACGACGATCAACCACGTTGTAGATGTGCGCACCGAGTCCTTCGTCGCCGAGTCCATCAAGCGACGTGCCCAGGGTAGTCGGTCCGCGGAAGATGCCCGTTTCGCCAAGGCCGCTCAGCACACCCGCGCCTCGCCGTCGAAACGTATCCCTCGTGTAGAAGATGCCTTGTGCCATGTCCGTGCCTTTCACCACGCGGTCGCGTGTTCGCGCTTTCGCTTGATGCCAACGATGAGAGCGCCGACGGCAGCCAGACCGACCGCGCCCGCGCCAAGGTAGAGCGGGTCCTTGTACCAGGGGACCTTGCCCGCGGGCCCGACGCCTGGCCCCGTTCGGCCAGCGAGCTTGCCGTAGTAGCAACCTGCCCAGGCCGTGTAGTCGGCTTGCATCCCGGCGCAAGCAGCCGACGCCTGAGCCATGAGCGCCGAGTACTCGGCCGTCTTCGAGGGGTTCGCGGCGATGTCCGCCGCCATCCTCGTGTTGAACGCGACGCAGTCGGCGTGAGCCTGCGGGTTCGAGCTGACGGGAGCACAAGCGGCCTCGACGCCCGAGCCGATGCCGGGAAGAACGCCGAGGCCCTCGAGCGCCGGCATCCTGACGATCGGCTGCACGACGAAGTTTCCCTGCCGGCTGTCTTCGCGGAAAACCGGGCGCGTGTAGATCGGGCCGCGAATGTACGGCCATCGAAGCCACTCGAAGTACGTCGGGTTGAGGATGCGCCGGTGGCTCATCGTCGCTTCCCGTGGCGCCGGCGGCGGCGCTTTCGGTTGGGGCTCGCGCTGCCAGTTCCGCGGTACGCCGCGTAGCCGGCGGAGACGATGGGGCCGCCGAACAGGCCTCCCCAGAACCAGCCGTGCTTGCCGCCGTGCGCCTTCTTGCCGATGTACCAGCCCATGGCCGCGCGAAGAGCGCCACCGACGAGGAGCACGCCGGCCAGAATACCGAGGGCCACCATCTGCCCTCGCTTCGAGACTTGCTGCGGCTCGACAGCACCAAGGCCCGAGAGCCGGGCTTTGAGAGCCTCGCCGAAACGCATCGGCCGCAGGAAGAGCGCGGGCCTGCCGAACGAGAACGGCCCAACCGGGGGCCATGCCTGCCCGAGAGCGTTCATCGCGCACCTCGCTTGCCCTTGCGGGTCTTTTTGCGTTGCTTGGTGCCCCTCTCGACGAACACGTCATGCCCCACCACGCGCTTGCCGTGACGTTCGGTGTGGATTCGGATTTTGATCGTTCGCTGATCACAAGCGGGCGCGAGAACGCCGATGGCACGATGCACCTGCGCTCTGCTCGGCGCTTGTGCAGGCGGGGTGAGGCGCATGCTGAGATTCGGGCATTTCGCTCCGGTTCGCTTGATGTTCGCGAGCGCGCTCTGTCCGGCGCCTGGCTTGGCGAAGAGCGCTACCCCGAATAGGCCCGTCGTGCCGAAGACCGTGCCGGCCAAGCTTCCGGCAATGGGGTGGCCCAGGCGCTTGCCCACGTAGTAGCTGCTCGCGGCTCGAAGCGCCATGTACACGAGGAACGTGATGCCCATGCCCTTGAGCACGCGCGAGAACGCGGTCGTGAACGGCTCCCAGGTGCTCGGTGGAGGTTGGGATCCGTTCGCGCCTAGGCCCGCCATGGGACGCAGCGACGGCACCACCGAGATCACGTGCGGGTTGTAGTACGCCCCGAGCCCCTGAAGAGGGCTCGTCTGCGGGTACGAGTAGTAGTTCGCGAACATCTCACTCCTCACGCGTGAAGTAGTTGATCGCGAAGGCGAGCGCGACGCCGAAGAGCACGCCCCCGCCAGCCCAAGCGGCGTACTCGCCCCACGGGATCGCCTGCGCATCGCCGAGACCTCGAAACGCGTACCTCGTGTCCGTCGGAGCGCCTCGAACCATCCCGAGCCCGGAAAGGGGCGGGCTCGAGGAAGCGACCTCGGGCATCCGCACGGGCCCGAAAGCGGGGTTCGTCGAGTACGGGCGCTCGGTCTCGAGGTCGTAGGACCGGTACGTCTCGACCACGTCGTCGTACCAGGACCCGCCCGCGTTGGGCTGGTAGATGACGGGCTGGCCCGTCGTCGTGTCGATGATCTCGGAGGGCTGGGTCGGCTGCTCTCGGTACAGGTACCCGGGCAGCGCGAAGTGGTGCTCGAAGACGCCGGCGCCAGCGTTGCCGGTCGGCGGAGCCCCGGGCCCGTCGAAGATCCCGTTTCCGACGACGTCGTCTTCCTGCTGGGCCTTTCGCACGGACTCGTCGTCGCCCGACCAAGAGTCGCCCCACTGCTGCGTGTCGGGCAGCTCGCCCAGACCTCTCAACTGTCGTCCGTACGGCATGGCTCGCATCCTCACGTAGCTCGGGTTGATCGAGCTTGGGAACATGTCTGGCGGGGCCTGCACCTGCGATCGACCGCAGACCGGAGTGGACATGAAGCGCGGGACGTTCACGGCTTCTTTCTCCTAGCGACGACGACGATCACGGCGATGAGCCCGGCTGCAGCAGCCGCGCCAACGCCGATGACCACGTTGCGACACGCGGGGCGTTGCAGGCAACCCGACGGGGGCGCTTCGTCCACAACGGGAGATGGCGCGATGCAGGTCTGCGTGCCCTGATCCCAGGCGAACCCGCTTTCCAGGCACTTGCGAACATCCGGCGGGATCTCCGTGAGCCCGGGCCCGGGACCCGGACCTGGAGGGCGGGGCGTGGGAGGAGAGAGCGGCCGCAACGACGGGAGCGCGCCGTCAGGTGCAGGCGCCGTTGCGGACTGCGAGAGAATTTTCTGCTCGGGCCCGAATGGTCGCTGCTGCAGCATCTGCAGGTCGGCGCGTCGGGCGAGCGTGCTGAAGGCGGACGACTGCCCGAGGCCGCTCACCTGCTCGCCGTACGAGGGCGGCAGCCAATTCGGCACGGCCCTCGTCGCCGGGTATCGACCTGCCATCTGCGACGGGGCGATGGCCGGACCGATGCGCGATGCTTCGACGGGCGGGGCTCCACGCCTCACGCCCCCGATCTCGAGCGCCTGCTGGCGGGCGAGCGTCGTGTACGCCCCGGGTGAGACCGCCGCAGCCGGGCTGAAGTGGCTCACGTCGCCGGCACCTTGCAGCGGGCGCTTCCTGCGGCAGCACGCGCGATGGTGCTCGGGGTACAGGGGATGGCCCTTCGGGCACGGACAGCCTGCGAAGTACATGCCGCGAGCGTAACCCCGTCGGGCTGGAGCGAGAAGGCGCGCGTCAGGCAACTCGGGAGCGCACCGACAACTCGCCGAGCGTCTCTACGTGCGCCGGTACATTGAACTCACGCAGCAGCACGAGGTGGCCTGGGTCCGTGATCACCCAAGGGTCCGTTCGCTCATCCCGTGTGCGCCTCACCTTGCCGACGTTCTTGGAATGCACGTCCGCGAGCAACATGTCGTTGTCCATGTAGTAGGTGAGCGCCTCTCCGACGAGGCGCGAATCGGGCTCGCTTCGCAACGTGGCCGCACACAACTCGAGGCCCGCCCAAAGGAGCGCCAGTCCGTCGAGCGTCCAGGCGCTCTCAAGATCCAAACCGCGCAGAACGAGAGTTTTTCCGGACAACAGAGACACGTCCCCAGCCAAGCGCTTGGATCGTTCTTTGATCGTCGGCATGATCATGGGGATCGCGCTCATATTGTCCCATCCGGACAGGCTGGCCTTTCGCATTATGACGGCCGCATTTTTGTACTCGCGCAGGACGTTCCTGAACACATGCACGGACTCGCAGTTCGCGACGAGCCTGGTCCAGCCAGGGCGCCTGCTCTGTCGCTCGCATTCCTCGCTCAACCTTTTCACGTCGCCGATGGCGTAAGCGCGTTCGCGCCACAGAAGGTGCACTTGTGCCGGCTCATCGTGTCCGGGCACCTCGTGCCGTCCAGGGACGCGCACGATGTCGTGGTAGCGCACGACGCCTTCGTGTTTCAGGTTCAATGCGCTCGTGAGCGCGACGAATTCAGCTTCCGAGTTATCGGTCGTGATTTTGAACACGACGTCAGCGACGCTCGTGTTGTAAACGCAGCCGTAGCTCCCGCAGCCGAGAGGCTGCCACAACGCGACCGGAGACCCTACTGGAAGCAGGTCGCGATCGACGCGCTTGCACAGCGACGTCCAGTTCGCTGCAAGGATTTCGTCGACCCATCCGGGAGGGTTCGCGCACGCGTTTTTCACGGCCGCACCGCCCGTCTCGCAGCGACCCGCGTCCGAGCGTCGAGATCCCCCAGCGTCTCGATCGCGAACTCGGGCCTCTCGGCGCCAAGAAAGATGACGTGCCCGGGGTCCGTGATCACCCACACCTTCTCACGGTCTCGCTTTCGCCTGGTGACGATTCCCACGTTGCCAGGGTGAACGTCGCTCACGAGCACGTCCTTGTCCAGGCACAATCGCAGCGCTTGGCCGATTCGGCGAGACATGGGATTTCGAATGAGGGTCTGGATGCTCGCCTGCGTGGAAGCCCATGCCATTGCGGCGCGCAGAACGATCGGGTCCACTAAAGACCCTCGGGCATCGTCGGTGTGAAGCACGAGCTTTGATGCCGGATGCTTCGCTTCCTTGAGCACGACATCCTTCGCGGAAGTTGCGTACACGCACCCGTAATAGCCGCAGCCGAGCGCTTTCGGGCTTTGCTTTGCACGACCAGCCGGCAGAAGCTCGGACGAGAGCCTTCGCGTCAGCTCGGTCCAGTTCTGCCTGAGCATCTTGTCGACCCAGTCGGGTTCGTTCGGGCTGGCAAGTTGGCTCATTCGTCCACGCTGATGGTCTTGTACGATTTAATCGCCGAGAGCATCTCCTGCTCGCGCGTGCCGGCCACGGGGTCGCACACGATCCAGGTCTGCGATCGGGGCTCGCGCAGGCACGCGAACACGTGCGTGTACTCCCCACCGGGCTGGAAGGCCGCGATCGTGTAGCGGGCCTCTCTGCCGAGCGTCATGCCGAGCGCGGCGATGAGCGTCGCGATGTCGTCGCAGTCGACGAGCGCGACGCGTTGCTTCTCGATCTCGAGCAGGGTCCGAAACGGCGTCTTCACCTGCTCGACGTGTCGGGCGTCGTTCGAGTAGCGCAGCCAGGGGCTCGTGCACCAGCCCCGGATGGCAAGGATCTCGCTCAGGTAGTCCTTGGGTCGAAGATGCCGGACGATCGCTTCGGCCCACTGGCGCACGCGGTAGTTCTGCTCGCCCTCCTTGCCGCGGGCGTACCCCAGCATCATGTGGATGGTCTGGTCGGTCCCCTTGAAGCGCCCGAGCCACGGCACGACGGGCTCGGAGCCAGGCGGCGCCCCGTAGCCCGGGAACGAACCCGTGGCGACGACGGGCACGAAGCTTGGGGAGCGCAGGAACATGCGGACATGATAGGCGCCTAGCGCCGGTCACGTCACGGGCGCGGGGCTCGTCGTCACATCAGCCCCGGCAGGTCGGCGCGGGCTCCGCACACCCCGTTGTGACGTTCGAGCATCTGCAAAAACCACGGGTTCGACAGAGCGGCGGGACCCCGCGCCATGCGAAGGGCCGCAATCGCGTGCGTGCTCAGAAAACAACTCGGCGTCCGGGAGATCCGCCCGCGTTTCGGCATCGGGGGCAGCATGAGCGCAAGGGCTGCGATGAGCGCGGATCGGTTGCGCCCTTGCCAACACGTGACGAGCACGCGCTTGCCCGCGTCGAGAAGCTCGCGGACACGCACGGCTGCCCAAATAGCCGTGCGCACCTCCTTGTCGGTCATGGGCTCGCCGCTGTCGTCCAGCGGCGCATAGATGACTCGCATGCCCAGGAACAGCCGAGCCGGGGGCTGCGCTTCCTTGGCCGCGAGCACCAGGACGTCGAAGCGGTAGCGAAGCCAAGCTGAGCCCATCGGGTAGCTGCCGACCCAGAGCGCGCCCGCCACGAGCGACGCTTCCACGGTGGGTACTTTCTGGCTAGCCATGCCCGCCACGCGCCATCGTGAGGGAAGCCATGCCCTGCTCTCGCTCACGCACGAAAGGCCCGTACTCGAGCGCCAGGCCGGCGAGCTTCATCTCGCTCTCGAGCCACGCCTGCGCGTCTTGCGCAACGATCGCCTTGTCTCTGCGCTTCACGGCATCCATGAGCCTGCGCGCAAGAACTTTCCTGCGCTCGAAGCAAGCCGCAAGCTCGCCTTCGGTCGGAAGCGCCACGACCGCACGAGCCACGAGGGCCTCCACGTCGCGCCAGAACGGATCGGGCTCGCCGAGGTCCGAGTTATCATTCGTCATCGTCGCTCTCCTTCTGGGCGCTCTCGAACGCTCGATGGCGCTTGGACAAGGCGCTCGGGCGAAGCAACGTCAGGAAGAGCGGGGCGTTCTCGTTTTCTGGCTCGATTTCGCCGTTGAGAATGACCCACTTGTCGGCTTCTTCGAAGCTCATCCCTTGACGTACGAGAACGTCCACGCACTTGTCCCTGTCGTAGCACGCCAAGGTTCTATCGAAGCGCGCGGCGTACCCGATGAGAGCGTCTTCGAACCCGTCGGCGAAAAGCGCATCCGGATTTTCTTCCGCAACCATTTCGGCTGCTTCGTCAAATGACGGCTCCGGCTCGTCTGTGTCGATCTCGGAAAAATCTTCGTCCTCGGTCATCTGAGCCCCTTCGGTCTCGGGATTCCGCGTCCGAGCGTCTGGATGATGCAGCCTTCCGTGCCCGTGTAGCCGATGCGCTCGCCGAGCACGTGTTCGGCGATGGCGTCGGCAAGCATCTCGACTTCGTCGCGAGGCCGCCCCTCCCAGTCGCGAAGGTGCTTGGCGAAGTTGTGGCTTGGAAGCGTCTCGAACACGAACACGGCAGGCCCCTGAAACTTCTGGGGCAGGTCTTCGAGAGACCGAGCCCAAGCGCCCTGTCGGATGTGCATTTCGACGGCCCGCCGGAACCAGTACTTGCCCGGGCTCGACAGATCGACCGCGTGCCCGGCTTCGTGGGCGAGGATCGCCTTGATGTTCGCGAGCGGAAGGTCGGCGAACTCGGGAGCGAGCACGAGCGTGCTCGCGTCCTCGCTCATGCCGGCGAAGTGCCGGCACGTGTCGCGCCACTCCGGGTCGATCACGATCTTCGCGACGTTCCCAGGGGCTTCGAAGCCGTGCTCACGGAAAAGCTGGAGCATCTCGCGCCAGTACGGCTCGATCACCCGCCACGCCTTGTCGGGTCGAAGCGGCGTTTCCGGCAGCTCGTACGGGTCCGGGCGCTTCATCACTTGGCTGGAGCTGGCTCCGCGGGCGGCTCAGCGGATGGCTTGCGGGCCCGCGCCTTCTCTTCCTGCGCAAGCTTCGCTTCCAGATCGCGGGTGCTGATGACATCAACTGTAAGCGGGCTAGCCATCTTGCGTTCGAGGCGCTCGAGTCTGGCATCGACGTGATTGAACCGAGTCATGAGCACGTCGAAGTACGGCGGGACTGCGTCTGGGAATCCGGCCGTCGCGGGTTCGTATCCGACGGGTTCGCCCCCGACGCCTTTGCCAGGCTCGCTTGGCTTGGACAGGATGGCGATCACGGCCTTGATGAGTTCGGGCAGGCTCGAGTTGATCGTGCTGGTCCACGCATCTTCGATCCTGCGCTCGTTGCGCTCGCGCTTCTGCTTTCGCTTCGCCTTGCGCTTCCGACGCTTGTGCTCCTCGATGCGCGCGTCGCGCACGAACCGAGAATGGTATTCTACGATGCCCGCCAGATGGTCGAGGCGACCGATTTCGGACAGGATCCTGAAAAGACGCGTGACATTCTCGAGCATCGTAATGCTTTCCTTTCGGGTACTTCCTAGCGCTGCCAGCCGCCCTGCGGCGGGCCCGGAGGACCGTACGCTACCTGGCCGGACGGGACAGGCTGCGGAATACCGCGAACGAGCTGGTTCACGATCGGTGCCATGGCGCGGATGATCGCCTGCTGCTCGGCGCTGATGAGCCCGCCCCTGCCCGCGCTTCGCAGCTGGCGCTCGGCTTCCATCGGTGTGATGTCGAAGAACACGAGCGGGTTGTCCATGCACCCGCACCGAAAGTCGGGGTACAGGCAACGATGGCGCGGCGAGTACTTCCACTCGGTCTCGAACAGGTCCGGCCTCCCCATCGCCTGCCCGATGCGCTGCGGAAACTGCGCGTACTGGATCGCGTACAACTCGGACCAGGGGAAGAGCAAACCGTGAGGCCTGCCGCAGCCCTCGCAGCGCCTCTCCTTGATGAGCCCGTTTCGTCCGGGATCGATCTTGACTTTCATCTGCGTCAGGTCATCGATCGCCTCCGAGCCGGCGAACACGCCAAAGCTGAGCGGATCGAGTTCTTCATCGAGCTGAGCCATCTCGGCACCGCCTTTCGATCGGACTGTTGGCGCGACGATACATCGCTCGCGCGAAGCGCGCTAGCCAGAATCGTCGTTGTCTTCTTCGTCATCGTCCGGCTCGTTCGAGCGCAGCCAAGGCGCCGGAACGCCCGCCGAAGGGGCGCTGCGCAGCGCCGGAGCGAACGGCTTGAGCAGGAAGTACGCCCCGACGAGCCCTCCGGCTCCGATGAGAAAGCGCGTCAGGCCACCTGCGCCGAGGGCGTGCGGGAGCTGCCCCGCGCCCGCGACGCCCAGCCCGGCTCCGAGCGCGCCCTTCCAGCTGGACGTAAGCAGGTAGCCGAGCGCTGCAGCCGTACCGACCTGAGCGAGCCCACCGAGGACACCGAGAAGCGCGTTCGGCCTCGCGGCGAAGATGCCACCAGCCGGTCCGAAGATGCCGCCGTCCTCCTGGCCGAAGCTCGCGTGCTGCCAGGTCGGCGGCTGACGGTAGCCGTAGTAGGAGCGGCCGGGAGGCGGCGACGCTGGCGGAGCACGCGGCGCGAAGTCGTCCGCGGGGGGAATGAAGCTCGTCGGCGCGTACTGCTCGGCCTGGTGGGCCGGCGGACGCTCTCCCTGGTAGCCCTCCGGCGCTGGTCCCATCTCGCTCACGTCGAACATGCTCACCTCACCCGGCAAGGACCCCGCAGGCTCTTCGAGCGCCCATCCGGTCGGGTCGTTGCTCATGCGAAGATGCTACGCTGAGAGAGAAGCGACGTCACGTGTGCGGCTGGTCGCGCCCTCTTCCGCGTCTCGCCGGGGCCGCACCTTTGGTTTATCCAATTTGCATCATGAATGGTCGCAAGCCGGCAAGCACCTTGTTTTCGATCTCTTCGGTTAGTTCCGATGTAAGCTCGCGGGGGTCGCTCGGCGGTTGGGTGTGAAGTTGCGGAATCCGGTCGCCTTCGTGAAAATAGCCAGGTTGTAGGCGCGTGGTCACGTAGACTGGGGCCTTCGCAGGTAGAAAAAACGGCGAATCTTCTAGATACCGGGAAGGCGCTCTTTTCACCCATCCGACGAGGCCTTCGAGCAGTCGAGGCTTGTCGGTGCAGGGCTCGAAATTCGTAAGGCGCCTCAGTGCCCCCACGTCCTCGGTGTGCATCGTGAACGGACCCCTCAGAAATGCGAAACTGTCTCGCACTTCTTCGACCGTAGCTGGAAGGCATTCGGGATCGAATGCGCCAACCATCATTTGCCACATCGACAGTTCTGGTTGCGTGGCTTGTCGATGTTGCCTGCTGTCGTCGTGTTCGATGATGTAGAAACCGTCGCAGTGAAAGGTCAGCCCGAACCTAGCCGCCATGCGTTCGTAGTTCTTGTCACGGTAGCCGATGTACTTGAGTTGCTTCATGCGTCACGGCCGTTGGTCGCCTTACGGAACACCTTGACAATCGCAATCTTTAACGATGCACGCTCCGTAGCAGCGGTGCCATTTTTGCAGATGCCCGCATTTGAGACATGGAGACGCTTCGTCAATCGCCTTCTGTTGTGCTCTCTCGTGTTCCAACTTCCACTCCGTGGCGTCGTCGGGAGGGGCAAACGCTGGCGTCTGCACTATCTCCCAGTCGTCTGCCGTCAGGTCGTTCGTGCTCAGTTGGGCGTGTCTTGTGAATTCCAGATGATCGCCCGCCCCGGCATACGTTATCAAGAGTCCAGAAACTTCGGCAACGATCACGTACTCCAACTGGCCGGGATTCGTTGGGTGTCCATTCGGCCAATTCGGATCGACCCATGCGCGACGACGAACCGCGTGTCCGTTCCTGAGCGCGAGCGCGGCTTTACGTATTTTCATGGTGCACGATCACGGGTCAGCTGCGCGAGCGACCGCCGATGGCCGCTTCGAACTTGCTCAAAGCATCTCCCAAGCACCAGCAGAACTCGGAGTCGGGAATTCCATCTTGCGATCCACCGAACGGGTTCTTGAAGCGCAAAAGCCCCGACCCAGAAAAGCCCAGGTCTTCCAAAACACCGAACATCGTAGCTTCATTGCGCAACCACGGCTCCCTGTGCTCGAGGATGAGCTTGGCCGCGAGCACTTCTTCTTCGGGAGGGACCGACCAGTCGTGAAAGTGCACAACGCTATCGTCCGTCATGTCCCGGCAGATGCGCGTGTTCTTGGCCGCCATGGCCGAGTTGCGGTGCGCCAGCATGTACCGATGACCCGTCAGCCCGCCGTACGCGAAAAGCAGGCGATCCCGCGACCAGTCGGCATGCTGCTCCTCGTCCAGGAACGCGAGCAGAACGTCCGTTGCCGGGCCCACCGCCGCCTGGTAGCACGACGGGCAGCACGGGGTTGGGCGTTTTACCGTGGCCGCTGCCTCGGGCTTCTTCGTGTCGTCGTTGGTAGCGTCCTTGGCGACCTGCTCGGCGAGCGATTGCAACTCTGCCCTGGCGCCGTGGGAGGTGAGCACCTCACCGTTCGCAAGCCGCACGGCCGTGAGCACGTCCGTCCCGGGGCGCATGATCTTGGCCGCGATCGGGCCCACTTTTTCTAGCGGCGCAGTCACCAAGAACACGTGTGTTTCCGTTTCTGATTCAGGAAACGGAAACGCCCTCCACTTCGGCAGCCACCCCTGCTTGATGCACTCGCCGGCGATCTCGTTCGCGACGCGCATCTCGTCCGCGGTCGGCTTCTCCAGCGTCAGGACCGTGTGCTCGGGCTTCCCCGGCGCAGGTTCGAGCCGAAGGTCACCGTTCCAGCTCGGGATGTACCACTTCATCGTTTGTTTCCTTTCGTTCGACTGAATCGGCCGCCCTTTGCGGGTACTACTTTCATCGGAATGCCGTCGGGCTCTCGCACGCGAGAAGTCAGGGGCGCCTTCCCCGGAAGCAACTGGAACTTGGACAACGGAGCGACGGAGCCGAGCCCCTTCGTTCGGACGTCGATCTGGGCCTGCAAGATGGCCGCGACGGCGTCCAGGTTCTGCCCCCGAGCGATGGCCAGCGTGTTGACGAGTTCGACCAGGGACGGCATCGGTGGCACTGCGGGCTGCGGCTTGGACATCGCGGTCAGGGCGTTGACGATCTCACGGATCGCCGTGACCGCGAACGTCTCCTTGTCGTTTCTCGGACCGGTAACGGGCGCCATTGGTTGACCGACGTCGGAGTCGGCTTCGACCGTGTAGATGTTCGAACCGAACGAGCGTCTGCGTGAAAGGATTTCCGCGCCCGACACGAGAAGCAGCACCTGCTGCGCGAGTTTGGACAGCGCTTCGAGTTCGTGGCAGGTGCGCGCGGTCAGGTCGCCTTCGAGGAGCCCGCGCATCTTCGCCTGGATGGCGACGAGAATTCTCCTGTCGACGGGTTTGAGTGACCTTGGCGAACCGGAGGAGACGGGTGCGTTCATCGATCGTTTCCTTCCTGCATGTCGGTTGAATCGCTTCGGCTATCACGGCTCCTGGCGTGACGCGGATCTTGCCCTGCCGCGACGGGCTTTCGGTTTGGGCTCGAACCCGGTCGGATCGAGCACGGTCACTTGGACGTTCACTCCGGCCCGGCCCTTCGTTTTGTTGATGAGTGAGGACGTGACCTGCCGGTCGTCCTGCCACAGCACGCCGTTGCCGGCGTCCATCACGGTCGCGAGCAGCTTGTCGACGTCACCGGCCGTGGACTTGGGGCAAAAAGCCGACACGCTCAGCGCGTACGAGGCGTCCAGCGGCCAACCGCGCGGACGGGCGCAACGCATCGCGAGCCCTAGGCCGTCACGACACTTCACGTAGTCGCGGTCCATGTACGCGGCGCCGCGCTTGAGCACGCGCGGTCGTGGCTGCGGGACAAGTCGAATAATCTTCGATTGAAACCCGATCATGATCGGAAATCTCATCGTTAACGATTCCTTGTGCGGCTTGTTCAGGCCCGACGTCGCAAGTTTACGCATACGAAACGCGACCGTCAAGCTTTTTTTCACCCGGGCCGTCTCGTCGGAGGACGTCGAGATCCCACATGACGCGCCGGCGCCCGGGACCTCTCGCAACTCAGAAAACTCTAAACAAAACGCCAGGATAAGTGCTTGCGGGCTCGAGCAATCGCCGTCCCGCAGCTGCGAAAGAGGCCAGGAAGTAGAAACCGCTCGCAAGAGCTTGCGGAACGCATCGAAACGACGTATGTTCTACGTGACCCATCTAAACCCCATCGCGGCGGGCAACGAGCCGCGACGGGTGCTGCGGCGCCTTGCGCGGCCGGAAGTCGGCGCATCTAAACCCCATCGCGGCGGGCAACGAGCCGCGACCAGCCCACCGGCGCCGAAGGGGATGTCGATCATGGCATCTAAACCCCATCGCGGCGGGCAACGAGCCGCGACGGCGTTGCCCAGATCGGTCAGCGGCCGGACGCCGTCGGATCTAAACCCCATCGCGGCGGGCAACGAGCCGCGACTGCGCCGGCGGCGCCGACGGCCCGCCTGGCGTGTACGATCTAAACCCCATCGCGGCGGGCAAGGAACCGCGACGCCAGCGTCCCTCGGGCCCGAGGCCGGCCATGCCCGATCTCAATCCCATCGCGGCGGGCAAGGAGCCGCGACATCACGCATCGCACGACACCTCGGCCAAGGTCCGACCGAATCTAAACCCCATCACGGCGGGCAAGAAGCCGCGACAAGAGCAGCAGGGAGTAACTCGTAACTCTATCGCGGCGGGCAAGGAGCCGCGCCCGAGCACGCCACCGGCTGGGTGCGCGTCGCCATCGGGATCTCAACCCCATCGCGGCGGGCAAGGAGCCGCGACGCGTGGGGCGTCCATATCACCCCGACGCATCGCATCTAAACTCCATCGCGGCGAGCAATGAGCCGCGACCCAGGTGATCGCGCAGCATCGCGATTCATACGGAAACAGCGTCCCAGCCTTCGGGCGCCTTTGCGCTCGCCCGGTACGACAAGAGCGCGGACGGGATCCAGCCGAGCACCTTGCGACCACGACGACCCGGCTTCGGCGAAAGATCCGTGAGCCAAAGCTCTCCGGTGCGTTCCTCGAACAGGTGCATCTGAAGCTTCACGCATTGCAGCCCGCCGTGGTCCTCGTCAACCTGCCCGGCCTCGACGAACTCGTAGGTGTCCTCGCCAACCTGGCTCACGGGCATGAGCGCGTGCTCGATCCCGCCGAAGTCCTCGCCCGAGCTGCGGCAGCCGATGACCATGTAGTCGCCTAGGGAAGGGCGCAGGTTCACAAGCCCCGGCAGACCGGCCACGCGCTGCCAGGCAGCCATCTTCTTCGCGTACTCGATCGCGCGAGTGACCGCGTAGCGGAGCGGTCCCGGGATCGGGTAGTAGGGCTCGTAGAGGCACACGGCGTCCACGCCACATAGCGCGTGCACGTGCTCGAGAAACAAACCGCAGGTGGAAATGCCTTCTTTCTTCGCGATGCTGAACGGCCGCTTCAGAAGGTAGCTCGGGATGCCAGGGCCCAGAGCGTCGTGAAACGACTCAAACAACTCGGGCACGCCCGCGCTCAGGTAGCGGCACCGGATGGCGTGCGCGATCATGATCCGCGCGGCGGCAAACCCGTCCGCCGGCGGCGAGGGCACTTCGACGAGAGGCGTCGTGTGATCGATGCCGAGCCAGGTCCACGTGTCGGTCGGAGGCGAGAACGTCATCGAAGCGCCTACGCGGGCATGACGCCCGAGATGACGCGCACGCCCGTGTCGATCGGCGGATTCTTTGGCGACGGGGCGCCCATGGCCCCGATCCCGAACATGACCGAGAACGCCCAGTCCTCACCGCCCACGCAGTTGCCTTCGGAATCGATGATGAAGCTCCAGTCCCGCGGCTCGTGCAGCCCCATCGTCAGCTCGTCGTCCAGGTTGTACTTGTAGCACTCGACCGCGAACTCGTTGCCGAGGCACTTCAGGAACTTCGGCAAGAACGTCGCCGTCAGGCAGTTGAACGAGTCGGCCGGGTTGTCCGGGAACGTGATGCCAGGGAAGTTCGGATCGAAGACGCCCTGCTGGTAGTCCATCGTTTGCACGGCATCGGTCGACGTCGCTCCCGGGTACCGAGGCGATCGAGTCGTGACGCCGGAGTCCGTCGGGATGGCGACCGAGTCCGTGAACAGGCCCCCGTAGAAGGGGGCTCGGAGGCGCGTCGTGTGCGATGGCGAGAAGAACACGGGCGCTGGCCGAGCATACGTCACCGCCTCGGCGCTTGCCGGGATGACCGTGCGGCTTCCGCTGACGAGCAGCGACGGCCGGCCCGGGACCATGCCGACGCGAGAGTCCGCCGCTCCCAGGCTCGCCTTGCCGATCCCGAACGGAGCCCGCGCGTGCGTTCGGCGCGTGTAGTCGGCCGCGCTTCGCTCGCGCCAAATGACGCGCCAGACGTACACCCACTGCGCCGTTTCATCGAGCGTCACGCGCTTGGGAACGAGCGGGAAGAGCACGAGCATGGTCGAGCCGATCGGGACGGGCACGAACTTCGCGAGAAGGGGCGAGATACCCTCGGGCGGGCTCGCTCGGCGCGCTTCGGGGTCCAAGGCCGTCTCGTAGTCGGGCTGTCCCACGGGCGGGATGGTCTTCGCCTGCGGGTACGTGAACAGGATTGGCACGGATCCGGACTGCCCATGGTAGTCGCCTTCGAACCGCCACGGGGGCCTCAGAACCTTCTCGAGCTGGGTGTCGGCGTCGTAGGACATGTCGTTCACCGGTCCGTGAGGAGCAGCTGCAGCTTGACCATCTGCGGGTCGTCCGTGGCGTTCGAGAGCGTGAGCACGGGCCGCTCTATTGGCAGCACGCCCGAAGGCAGCGAGACGGAAGCGGCCGGGATTGAGAGCAGGTTCGAAACGGCCACCACGGGAACGATCAGGGGCTCGTTCGAGTAGTCGTCCCAATCCCAGGTGATGATGCCGCCGCCCACCGTCCCGCCCGTCACGCGAGGCAGCCACGTCCCACCGAAGAGGCGCGCCACGGCTGGCGGCGCGCCCGGCGGGTCCGTCGGCGGGAGCAAGAACGCCATGATCTCGGAGCGCCACAAGCGCCATGTCGGGCGCGCTGCGGTCTGCCGCACGGGAAACGGGTTCGCGGCGATCTGCGAGAAGAGCCACGAGCCGGTGTAGGCCCCCTCGTCGTCCCACATGACGAACGCGGGCACGGTGCACGCCGGGTGCACGTGCGTTATGCTCGCCTGCGGGTACGTCGAAACGGCGAGCTTGGCGACGAGCGAGACGTTGATGACGGCGTCGTTCGGCGTCAGGTCCGGCACGAACCCAGGCCTGACGTAGACCTCCCAGAACGCCGGTGCCCCGGCCAGCTCGAGCACCGCCTCGTCCGTGTCCAGGTCCCCGCCCCATTGCTTCGCGGCCGCAAAGCCAGCTCCCCAGAGCCAGGCTGCGGCCTCGGTGTCCTGCGACATGAGGTTGGCCGGGCTCGGCGCGTTGAAAAGCGAACGCTTGCGCACGACGATCTCGACCGAGTCGTCGTACTGCGCCTTCACGCCCGTGCCGGGGCTGTAGAGCACCTCGGCGAACAGCTTCAAACTGGTCGCCTGCGGCAGCGTCGTCGACGCGAACCCCTTGCTGCCAACAACGCCCGGCACGGGGGACGCGTACTCCCAGACGGCCGGCTTGTGCTGTCCGGCCACGATCATGGCGACGTCCGAGGGCTTGCCCATCCCGAAGGTCACGGTCGAACGAAACGTGCCCTGGCCGTAGTCGCGCCCCGTCGGCCTGGCCACGGCGCCGTTCGGGGGATAGCGCGTGTTGTAGTTCATGCTCCTCGCATCCTACGAGCCCGACCCTTCGGGCACAAGGGGCGCCTCGGGCTCACCGCCGTCGAGCTTCTTCTGATTTCGCTCTGCGATCATTTCGCGCAGCTGCACCAGCTCCGAACCAATCGCTAGCTGATGTTTTTTCGCGACATCCACGACGTCAAGCACGAGGCAGTCGCGCTTGCCGGACTGGGGATTAGGCCGCAAGCCTCGTCCGATCTCCTGCATGTAGAGCACCTTGGATTCGGTTGGGCGAGCCATCACGATCGCGTCGAGCGAGGGGTCGTCGTAGCCGTGCGTGAGGATCTGGCAGTTGGTCAAAACGGGGAAGCGGCCCGTGCGGTGCGCCTTCAAGATGAGCCTGCGGTGGCGCTCTCGCATGGCCCCGTACACGGCGTACGCCTCGATGGACCTACGACGGTACGCGTTGGCAAGATCGACGGCATGCTCGACGCCGGCGCAAAATGCCAAGATGCGGCGACCCCGAAGGTTCATGATGCTCGCGTCCACGATAACGTTGTTGCGCTCCGGCGTGTTCACGGTCTTCTCGAGCAGCTTCGCGGAAAAATCGCGCTCGCCCGTGTGCTCGTTCTTGCTCGTTCGCACGGCGTCCACGTGCACGTTCGTGTCGACCCGGACGAACTTGACCGGGCACAGCCACCCGTCGTCGATGGCGTGCTGCAGCGGGTAGTAGTACGCGACCGAGTCCCAGCCCGCGCCGGCCAGGCTCTTCTTGTCTCCGCGGAAGGGCGTCGCGGTGACGCCTAGGTGCCATGAGTCCGCGAAGTACCAGAGCACCCGCTGGTAGCTCGGGGAGTTCGCGTAGTGGCACTCGTCCGTGATGACGACCATGAAGTGGTTCGGCATCAGGTTCGTGAGCCGGGACGGCTTCGAAATGGTCTGGATGGAGGCGACCACGACGTCACGGCTCCACTCGTCGCGGTGAGCTTTGATGACCCCGCACTGCACGCCCACGCGATTGAGCTTGTCGACCGTTTGCTCGACCAGTTCGTCGGTGTTCACGAGCACGAGGCACCGCATTCCGTTTGCTTTCGCCATGTAGATGATGAAGACGAACAGCCAGGTCTTGCCCGTGCCGGTCGGCATGGACACGATCGTGCGCTTGTGGTTCGCTTTCCACTCGTCGCGCACGGACTCGATGGCGGCCGATTGGTAGGGGCGCAGGTCGATGCTCATACGCGCCCCTGTTTTTGGCCGCGTCGATCGGACGCATTCTGCTTTATCTCGCGGAGGGCACGAGATCGTTTCGGGGTTCCAACGCAAGCTGACCTACCGTTTAGTATGTGAAACCACGTAACGAGCCACATGCAAACGAAGTCAGATTTGTAACTGAGCTTGGCCACGGCGCGTGGCACCAGATGAGAGTCGCGTCGCCAGGAACAACGTTTGCCAGTTTTGAAGTTCACGTCCAGGATTTCAAGGGTAGCGCCTCCAACCCCGACTTTTCCGTCGTCCATCGAAAGAGCGTCGGCTTTGTCGAGCAACCGATTGAAGAGCTTCGCCGGGATGAGAAAGCCCCCTCCCTTGGACGCCAGGGGTGGCCTGACCTCGTGCTCGATGTGCACCATCCCGTCCATGTCGAGCCAGACGTACATGCCCTCCGGGTTGCTCCAACATCGAATGTAGCTCAAGGGCTCGGCTCCGTTCCGGTCTGCATGAGGTTCACGAAGGTCGCAAGCGTGGGGGCGGCCGTGTACCGGACGCCGAACGTCTTGCCCGCTGTCGTGACGTGGCCGATCTTCACGAGGTGCCCCAGCATGCGCTTGAGCGCGCGATGCTTGCCCGGGTGCCCGTCGCATCCGAGCGCCGTGGACAGGTCGCGCACGCTCGCGCCTCCCTGGGTCTCGGTCAGGGCGCGCACGATCGCGATCTGTTCGGCCGCGGTGAGCCCCTGCAGCACGGAGACTGGCATGGCCGGCCTCGGGCCCGAGGGACGCCGACGCAGAAGCTCGGCACGCCAGCGGGACTTGCGGATCCCAACCGCCTTGCCGCACGCCTCGTAATAGCTCGGATGCCGATCCGCGACGAGGCGCAGGACCTCGATCGCGATGCGGTAGGCGCGGTCGATCTCGTCGCACTGCTCGTCGATGGCCTGGTCACGGGAGATGACGAGGTCGCGACGGAGCCGCTCGATGTCGACCGGCAGCTCCTCGGGCGCGTAGTCCCGGTAGCTGCCGCTGAGCAGTCGCTTCGCGGTCGCGAAGTCCGAGGTGAGCTTTGCCTTGCGTGCACGTATCGCGGCATCGCGCCCCTCGGTCAAACACGAAAGAAGGGTTTCGAACGGCGTTTGTTGCAGGGGCGTGTCGCTCGGGGGTGCCATGATTTCGCGAACCGTATCAGTCACAAGGGGGCGATGTCAAGCCCCGGCGGTTGTTTTGCGTCGAGGACCGGATGTCGCGGTTTCTTGCCCGCCGCGATGGGGTTGAGATCGGCACGGCAGCGGGTACCGGGTGTGGAGTGGACGCAGTCGCAGCTTCGTGCCCACTGCGATGGGGTTGAGAGGCTGGGCGCTCGGTGGCGCCCCCGTCCGCATCACACGTCGCAGCTTCTTGCCAGGCGCGATGGGAAACGAACCGACGTCCGTGTTCATTTGAGGACGTAGCGTTTCAGTTCGCATTTTGCCAGTGTTGAATACTTTGGAAACGTGCTCTCAACACCGAACTTCGGGTTCGAGGTGAGAGAATAAATGCGACCACAAGAGGGGCATCTTACTACCACGTCGTGGCTGCACCACCGTACAGCGATTCGCTCTCCACAATCACACAGCCTGTCTTCTTCGTCCATGCACACTAGACGTTGAATCTCGGCAATTGATGCCAAAGGTTTCATGACTACTCCTACTGTTGGTCGCGGCTCCTTGCCCGCCGCGATGGGGTTGTGAGCCCGTACGGGCCGGCTCGGAGCGTCCGAGGTCGGCCCCGGTCGCGGCTTCTTCCCCGCCGCGATGGGGTTGCGAGATCTCGGGCAGGCTGCCGTGCTCGTGCGAGCCATCGACGTCGCGGCTTCTTCCCCGCCGCGATGGGGTTGCAAGCCGGAGGCGGCGGATCGGGTGGCCTCCGGCCGACGCGGGTCGCGGCTTCTTCCCCGCCGCGATGGGGTTGCAAGGATCTGCCTCCTGTTCAGGGCACGGGGAGAGATCCAGGTCGCGGCTTCTTCCCCGCCGCGATGGGGTTGCAAGGCCCAGCGGAGGACCGCCACCGCCATCTCGACCACGTCGCGGCTTCTTCCCCGCCGCGATGGGGTTGCAAGGGGTCTCGCAGATCATGAGGCTTTCCGCCACTTCCGGCGCGGCGTTGCGAGCGCTTCCTGTTCCTGCTGCCTTTCGAGTCGCCTTCGCGCCGCGCGCTTGAACCGCGACTCTCCCTTCCGCACGTCTTCGCTCGCTTTCTTGCGCTTGCGAGTGGTCCCTGGCTCCGGCGCGCCGCTGAGGTGCTCGCGCACCAAGTTGCGGGCGGCGTTCTCGTCTTGGTCCCACGTCTCCCCACACACCGTGCACGTGTGCACGAGCACGTTCGCAGCGTCGAACGCCTGCTCCGCGCCGCACGCATGGCAGTTCTGCGTGGTGCCCGCGACCGGCCGAAGCGAGACAGCACCGGTGCGTTTGAACGCGTTCATCACCTTGATCCTGAAGTCCCCCGTCGCGACGAGCTGCCGGTTCGATCGGGCGACCTCGTTCTCGGCCTCGGGGGCCTCGGGCGGCTGCCGTCGCGCGAACTCGCGCAGGTCCATCGCGGGCACATCAGTGCCGTCGTCGTCCTCGAGCACGACCGTCTCGTAGGCGCGCGACAGCTCGGCCGCAACCTGCTCGAAGAGCTTGTCGCGCTGGTGCAGCGCGCGCCGTCGCTGAGAGGCTTCCCGGCGCCAGATCCACCGGTCCGCGTACCACCAGTTCTCGGCCGCTGCGAACGCCTGCTCGTCGCCGGGCCAACGCCGCTCGCGCCAGACGCGCCCGACAAATGCAGAGAGGCGCCCCGGCGAGCGCCACTTCGGCAGCGTCTCGATCGCCTCGGCGAACCATGGCGGCACCTCGAGCCCTTCGAGGCGCCCGAGCAGCGCTGCCCGCGCCTCGTTGAACGTCTGGTCTCGGTCAGCCTTGAATCGCTCCGCGCGTCGCAGGCAGGCCACGAGGAGCGCGGGCACGCGCACTTCCCCATGGCGCCCGTCTTGCCCGTACCAGTAGCCAATCCGCACGTCGTGCGGGTAGCCGTCCACAGGCTCGGCGGCCTCGAGCTGCCGCCAGCCGATGTCCACGCCGACGCACAGGCCCGAGCCCTGCGCCCGAGGCGGGCGCTTCACGTCGGTCGTGTCCACGGTCAGAAGCAGCCGCCAGACGTCGCGGGGGCCGACCCTGTCGCACTTGACCGCAGCCCACTTGATCACGCCAGCCGGAGGCAGCTCGCGGTGCAGCAGCGCGGGCCAGGCTCCAAAGATCGGCTTGCGGTCCTGGGTCTGCACGCACATGCGAAGCGTGGACCGCGCCAGGGACCTGCGACCGCGCCCCGGCGCCTGCGCTGCATTGGTGCGCACGTAGGCTCGCTCGTCGGGACGCGCTAGCATCACGCGCGTGTTGGGCTGGAATACCTTGGAAACGGGTAGGCCGTTCTGGAGCTGTACGGCGATCTTCCCGCCACCCGTCCACTCGTGGACGCGCGCTGGGTCGCGGGGAGCAGCCCCTTCGTAGAGCGGCGTCTTTCGTGCCGCATCGTCCGCCTGCTCGACCAGCAGGTAGGTGCCCCAGTACACGCCGCACTCCGCGCGCAGTTCGAGCCGGATCCCGTGCGCGCGCTCGTTGACGGCTGCGAGTTCTGCGGCCATCGCCTCCTCAGCGCGCTTGGTCGCCGTTCGGAACTCGGTTAGCGCAACGCGTTCGGCTGCCCGAGCGCTCGTCACGGCGTCGGTGAGCGCCTGGTCGGGATTGCGCTCGCCCGTTTCGATGCGCGCCGCCTTGAGCGCCTCCAGGGCGCTGCAAACCACCTCGCCCGCAGCGGTGGCCGATGCGAGCGCAGCAGCGAACGGTTCGTGTTTGGCGAGCACGGCGCGGTACATCTCGCGGCGGCCACGCTCCAGGCGCGCCAACTCGCGTCTGTACTGGTGCGCGACCCGCATCTGGTCCAGAACGAGATCGGAATGCTCGAATGGCCTACCGAGGCCGTACTGGTACACGCATGTGCTCATAGCTACCTCCATTCGAATTTCGACTTGCCGTCTGGCTCACGTCTTCTCCCTGCGCGGGCACTCCATCGTCGCCGCCTCGCCCCGCACCTCGCCGTCGATGCGGCGCCACTCGACCCGGGCCGAGCACCGGCGGCACACGCCCCAGACGCCGGCGGAGTCGCACCAGGTCAGCATGACGTGCCCGTGTCGGGCGCAGGCGTCGAGCGCGGCCTTGGCGGGGACGGGAAGGTCGTGGGCGGGTCTCATTGCCCGTCCGTCTTCCCGTTCTTCAGCCACTCGACGAACGCAGCCTCGCAGTCGTGGCAGAGGTCGTAGGTGGCAGTGCCGACCGGCTCCGCGCAATTGCCGCGTCTAGGCCACCAACTGTGGGTGATCTTGCCCCCACGCGAGTCTAACGCGCTGGACGAGCCATGCGACGCGCCTTCTGCTCCACACCTGTCGCACACCAATACACTACGCAAGCTCATCTGTCAGTCTCCTTCGCTCTCCGAATCCACTCGCCGAACGCAGCCTCACAGTCCTGGCAAAGGTCGTAATCCACCGTGCCACCGCCGACGGCACCGTCGTAAGCGCGCCCCCAGACCTCAGCGTTGCGAACATGCCGACCGCCACGTGCGAACGCGCCCGATCGGTACTTCACGCCCTCCGCGCCGCACCGGTCACACACCATCACGTCCACGGTCTTTCGTGTGCTCATCGTTCATCCTCCTTCGCTCTCCGAATCCACTCCCGAGCCCGCAGGATCGAGAGGCAGAGTTCCTCGGCGATGTATCTTGTGCCGCGACCCTCGGCGAGCATGCGCTTGACGGGGCCCGAAGTGACCGGCGCTGGGATCATAGGGTAGCCGTCCGCTCACATACGTCCACCACAAACCGCAGCGCCATTGCGGCGACCTGAATCGCCTCCTGACGCATGCGGGCGATGTTGGCCTCATCGCGGTGACACCGCACTTCCGACCACAGCTCCTCGACTTCCTCCAGAAGTATCGCATAGCCCTCGTGGGCTGAGCGGAACGGGGGGAACTTGTCCTGCGCGCGTTTCAGTTCTGCCGCGGCGTCGGCTACTGCTGCCCCCATGACCGTCAGATCGCGAGCACGGGCGAGCAGGTCCGAGAGGCGCTGGGCGCACACGGGTACCATGTCACAGCACGCGTGCTCGTGTTCGCAGTAGTGGTCTACCAAAGCCAGTCTGAAGTAAGGGAGCAGCGTGTCAATCGTCGTCATTACGGAGCCCTCCTGTGTGGAAGAATGGGCATCTGCCCTTTCGTTGGCGCGGACAGCACAATTTCTGCTCTCGTTGATGGTAGTACCAGTAGTCTTGCGTCTCCCCCAGGTCGTCGTACGAATCGCACTTCCGTCAGCAACTCGGCAATGCGGAGCACGCGGAAGGCGTCAAGAGGGTCGGTCATGGCTTCGCCCCCCATCGCTGGCACGCGTCGTCCCACCATCGGGCCTGCGTGGTGTGCGGGCAGCGCCCTCCGCCAAGCCCCTCGTGCACCCACTTCGCGCACGTCTCGCAGCGGTGCTGCTCACGTGCGATGCGGGCGGCGAAACGGGCGACGGCGACGGAGATGACTGCCTCGCGCACACCGGCCGGTGCGCGATTGAGCTTGCCCTCGTACACCACCGCCAGGCGATTGTGCGCGACCAGGACGCACGTTCGCGGGTCGGCCGTTGCATTCGCGTCCCGCGCGAGCAGCGCGAGCCACGAGTGGGCTCCGCGCGAATGCCCGCAATCCGAGCAGTCGTCGGGGCCGTCCGGCGCGTCGAGCCAGGCGAGGAGCGTGTCGAGCGTCATGTCGTGCTCCTGTACGCCCGGATGGCCTCGATGAGGCGTCCCCGCGCAGCCATGCTGGCGCCCCGCTTCGACCTAGGGAAGGCGTACACGTCGTCGAGCCACGCGCACGCCGCCTCGACTACGGGGAGCAGGTGCTCGATCTGAGTGCAGACCTCCGCGCTCTCCTTTCGCAGCCATTTCAGCGTGTTGCCAGCGTCTGGCCAGAGATCCAGAAGATCCTTCGTGGTATCCTCCGGGTCGAGATAGCGCACTCGCTTCCCTTGTCGGCCTGCGATTGCAATCTCTGCCTGCACGCCAGTCGATTCCTCCCACCCATCGAGCATCAGCACCCAGACCTCGGTGCACGCGGTAATGAGCGCCTCGTCGTACGCGGACCAGAAGTCCCAACCTTTCGGCAGGTCGCCAGCGATGGCAATCGGGTGCGTGTGGGCGATAGGCGACAGGATTCCGTACCCAGCGCGCATGAGGGTTGCGGCAGTAGCGCACACGTCGCGGAAACGCTGCTCACGCACGGCGGGGTCTGGATGCGAGTAGGGGCTTGCGAGGTAGACTAGGAGCATCCCCCGCCCCCTCCTCGAAAGACCCTCTGCAACTCGGCCGGCATCTGTTGCACGAGCGGCGTGCGCTTGGTCTTGTGCCAGCAGGGCACGCCCGCGCGCCGGCACTGCTCCACGATGTCGGCGATCCACGCTGGATCGCACGGCCTCGCCCCCGGCCCGTTCTCGGCACCGACCACGACCCAATCGATGCCGCGCAGGTCGAGGTCCGGGATCGGCCCGAGCAGCGGCTCCAGCGAGAGCCAGCGGTGGTAGGCGGGGATGCGCTGGAGCGCTGGAATCCGCTCGGCGGCTCGCGTGACATCTTCGACCGTCACGCCGAGCCAGATGTTTCTGGCAGGCCAGCTCCGCGAGGTCGCGGGTTGCGGCAGCGCGCACCCTTGCCGGAGTGCCGCCGCTCTCAGGACATGCCATCGTCGCCAGTCCGTCGGATCCAGCGGGAACATGGTGCGGCACCTATCGGCCTGAGCCTCAAGCCACTGAAACCACGCCTGCGCGAGTGCCGGGCGCTTGGTGCATACCAGGAACCGCTGCGCTGGCGCGACGGCCATCACGGCGAAGATTGTCGCGATCTCGACGTCCGACATCAGAGGCAGGAACAAGTCCGACATGAGGCATGCGAACACGACCTTAGGCTTACGCCACCGCAGCGGTGCACTCAGCCGCTCTCTCAGGAAGCGAGCTGTACCCGTCCACCGGCCATCGCGCACGATGCCGTCGTACTCCGGCAGGTGCGCGAGCCGGGTCGAGGCCAGGCGCTCGGCCCAGCAGTGATCGCATCCAGGCGACGCGTGCGAGCAGCCGACGATGGGATTCCACGAGACGTCCCAATAGCGGTCAGTCGTCGTCGTCATCCGGCACCTCCCGGTAGTCGAACCCAAGGCAATCGAACAGCGTGGAGACCAGCGTCCCGAACAAGAACCCGCGGGGGCAGTAGTGGTCTCGGATGGCAACGCACGGCGCGCACGTACGGTGGTAGTTCCAGGTGCCCTCCCAGCAGCCCGACACGTACTCGTACCGGATGCCTGGAACGATCTCCGCGCCGCATTCCCCGCAGGAATGCACCTGGCGCGCCGTGCGCCAAGTCGCCTGGTAGACCGATGGCGGGTCGTAGTCCGTGACGGAGCAGTCGCAGATGGAGGTCATGGTGTCACCCTGTGCCGCTTGCTGCGGCGACGCGCCGCCTTGCGCATGAACGGTTCAATCTCCGTGGAAAACACGGAGAACGACTTGCCGACGTGTGGGCACAGGTATGAATTGCCATGGCGGTCGATGCGCGGGTGGACAAACGCGCCCGGGCGCGTGGCGGGTTCGAGGTCTACCATGGCCACGTGGCACGTGCGGCACATCGCCTTGCGGCGGTGGGTCGAGAAGTACGGCCAGAGCGGGAAGTCGCGAAGCGCGTTCACGCTGGCACCTCATCCGCTTTCGGGAAGTACGTTACCACGTATTGCAGCGACGCATCGACGATGACAATCGGCACCAAGGGCGGCGTGAGCACGTCGAACCAGTCTCCCAGCGCAGTCCTAGTCAGGTCCGAGCCCCGCGGTTCAACGAACACGTAATGCGTCGAGCAGAGAAAGGACACCCGCCCGTACTGCCGTCCCTGCGCTTCGAGTTGCGCGGCGTACGCCGTGCCCTTCTGGACGACGAATACGACGTCCGTTGTGCCCGCAGCGCGGACAGCCTCGTCCACGTAAGGCTGGCAGGCGTCGAGAATCGGCTGCGTGATCGCCGTCAGGGCGGCGCTGTCAGCCAAGTAGTCGTCGACATCAGGGCACGAAGCGCTCATCTCGTCGCCTCCCGGGCCATGACGTTGATAGCGTCCCTTTCATTCGCACGACGACGCCTCCGGCTTGAGCGCGCGGATGGCACGGGCACACGCTTGAAGCGGGTGCTCTATCCGGTCGCTTGGCGCCACCTCACCACTCAACGCATCCGCCTTCTCGCCCAACACATCCGACGCCTCCAGTAGAACATCTCCTCCGTAGTCACAAAGATCGAGCATGCTCTCGACCATGGCAGCACAACGGGCCTTCGCTTCGGCGAACCCCTCGGCTCGGGCATCATCCTGGGTTGCAGCGACGACCTTTGGGCTGCACATGGCCGGATTGTTCGCCGCGACGATGGCGGCCAGGTCCCTCGTCAGCTCGTCAAGTCGCCGCTGCACAATGGCGAGCGCCTCCGCCTTCGCTCCGTCCGCGTCGTGGCAGGTCAGAGGACGGGGGGCTCCGAAGAGCGCAGGGCAGGCAAACATCCAAGATGCATACTTGCCAAACCGACGAACCACCACGATGCGCAAGCGGCCTTGCTCTGCGACCCATTGGAACGGCTCGCGCTTCGCGTCCCACGACGCGTATTCAGTTGCGTCCACCCACCTTCCGTTCGCCTCGCTCACCTCGCACCTCGCTTCCTCGGCTGCCTCAGCGACGCTCGCCACATCTCCGCGACACGAGCGGCGCACTCCGCGCACCCGAAGTACACGGTGACATCGCGGCTGGTGCTCGACTCGGGCTTCATCGGCCGCCTTCCTTCCCATACGCCGCGATGAGCGCATCGACCTCCTGCGAGTACTGTGCGATCGTGTCCCGGCACGCCTTGAGCGCCTCGGCCTTCGCCTCGCGGATGTCAGTGGCTAGGAGTTCACTATCCACGATGTTGAGCGCGTAGGCCGAGACGTACCACCGACCCGGGCAGTCTCGCTGTCGATGCACGAGGATGCGAAGACATTTATCCGACGCAGCCCACGAGCGCGGCGTCCTGTCGCGGTCATCTCGGCAGTAGGTGGTTACGTCGGTCCAGACGGGGTTGGTTGTCATCGGTCACCTCCTCGCTCAACACTCTACGACGCACGCAGTTGCGCTACAAGCTCCCGCGCGGCTCTTGGCATGCGTGTGCTCGTCGTACGGCGGGTCCGTGATGACATGGTCCACGCACCGCTCGGGCAGCGTCGGCAACACCTCGCGGCAGTCGGCGCACACCACGCACCAGCGCGCTTCACCAGCTAGGACGGCGGCGGGCGAGGTCATCGCTCCCCCATGTACTCGCCGCCGGTCCGTTCGGCGAGAATGCGAGCCAGCACGGTCCTGTGGCACCGCTCGGGGTCGGCGCAGTAGCAAACCAGCGTGACCTCGGCTCTGGCGGCGAGGCTCGCCCACCAACCGGCGGGGATGTTGTCCAAGCGACGCGTGTACCTGCGCACGTACTCGTCCAACGGGATCTTCCCGGACGTCCAGGCTCGCACGAGCCTACACGACGGAGCGAACGGAGCCCCAAGCCCATACGGGTTCCTGTCGGCCCCGTCGGGCGTCACGTCGATCCGGTCGGGGCCGACGTAGGTGAGGCGGGCGGTCCAGATGCGCATCACGGCCTCCATTCCGGATCGTAGCGTTCGAGGGCGAGCCTGGCATTGCACGAGTCGCACAAGCACACGCTCCCGCAATTCTTCTTGTCGCACTTCCTGCGTGCTACCGAACCAAGCACGGACCGCATGGCCCTGGCACGCTTGATTCTCCACTCAGCGGTGTATTCGTCGGACAGGCTTTCTTCGTGCTTCGGGTTCATTGTCGTCACAACCCTCCCTCGTCCGAATCGGGCACCGACCGCACCTCGAGCGGGTGCCTAGCACAGTAGTCGCCACACCGACAATTCGGGTACACGCAGTTACGCCGCCCAGTAGCTTGCAGTAGGTGATACGTATACAGGTGGCCACACGTGCTGCATTCGCTCGCTCGAACGACTTCGTCGTGCGATCGTTTCATCTCCACCACGATTGCGGCCAAGATGGCGGCCGGCAGATCGTCTCCTTCACAGCCGGACACGGACCACTTTCCGTCCACGCGCTTCAGCGAGATAGAGTGGCCTTTGTCTGTCAGATCCGCAAGGCAGTCGAGCAGCGCAAGCGTTCGATCGACCATGATCACTCCTCCGTCGCCGGCAAGGGTCGTACCCAACCTGAGCAGTCGCACCCCGGCATCTTGCGGGGCTCACTTGTCCTTGAGCGCCATCATCTCGGGCATGTCAGGCTTCCACTTCCCACAAGCCTCGAACACGGCCGCAAGCATGTCGGGTGCGTAACTATCGTAGGCTTGACCATGCTGGAAAGTTCGTTGAACTCCCCACTCAATCATGTCTTGTGGCTCGCACCACGAACACGGGCCAGCCTTTCGGTTGATGGCGTCCACGTACATCGAGAACTTGCCCTCGGAAGCGGTGTAGAGCTTGGGCGAGACGTCCCGCTGCTTCAGCTCGGTCTTGAACATGGCCGCGAGCGCGCTGTCCACGGACACGGTCGGCCAGTAGTTCGTACCCTTCAGGTGATCGATCTCGTCGAGCCACCCACCAACGTCCTCCCACTTGGCGTTCTTGCCACGACCCACGAGCTTGGGCGCGAGCACGAGCACCGGCAGGCCGCAGTACACGGCATGCCGAATAACCTCCCGGGTCCACGTACAGCCGGCGATGACCTGCACCGTGACGCGCTTGTCATGCAACATCTTGTCCGGCACGGCCCTGAACGCGGCGTGCACTTCCCCGCGTGACCTGCACGACACACCGAGCGCATCGACACGAGACATGTCCAGGGTCTTGCACAGCTTGACCGGATCGTGGGTTGTCAGCCCGATCCCAATGCCTCGGCCCGCGAAGTTCTCGACGATGGCGCCCAGCTCCGGGTGACACAATGGCTCGCCTCCGCCCAGAACCACTTCGAACACCTGGCATTCTTCGAGCGCGTCCGCGAGTGCGCGAATCGCTTGCATTGAAGCGTGCTCCCCGCCGTATTTCGCGTCCGCGTAGCAGAACTCACACCCGCCGTCGCAAGCCTTGGTGATCTTCACATCGACAAGCTCCGGCAGCGTCGAGCACTCTGGCTCCGGAGCCGGCTCCGACGAGACCGAGAGCGTCAGACGCACCTTGGCACCGGTGGTTCGGTTCATGATCGTCCAGAACCCGAGCGGGTCCTTGCGACATACATGTACATCTCTCGTGTCCTTTTCTAGCTTGCCGATCTCGCTCACGCTCGGGTTCGACCTGAGCGGATGCCAGCCGTCTTCACTGTTGTCGTTCCCGCCGAGGATTGCGACGCGCTCGCTCAGAAGCACGTCATGCAGCTCCTGCACGAATTCTCGCGATGGCACCTCGCTGCCGAAGCGAGACGGCAACGCAAGCAGGGACTCGTGATCGACGTACCCACCCTCCTGCGGCTCATGACCGAGCCAGGCTTTGCAGACGGCTCTGGCGACCTCCTTGTCCGGGAAAGCCGAGCGCAAGGCCTCCGCGAGCGTCTGCGCGAGATAGGCTGTCTTTGCGCCCTGGGAAGCAGCCGTGAACGTTTCCCAGCCGAAGCCTTCCACGGTCAGCGACTTTTCCACGTCGTCATCCTTCCCGGGCGCACGAAGGATGACAATCGAATGCGAGGACGAGGAATTCGTTGCGCGTCCGAGCCTCACGTTGTGGATCGTGATCATTCGCTTCTCTCTCTTTCTGGTTCTGAATCAATCAAAACGTGATCTGAGACCGGACCACCAGCGTTGCATCTGCGGGCCAGGCGATCTTGAAGACGTCGTACCTTCGTGCAGATTCACGCCTCATTCCGTACCAGTAGTCCCGACCATTCAGTTCGAGCCTCACGACCGCTTCGTTCCCTTCTCTGGGAACCGCTTGTTGAAACTCGGGCTTTTGCAGATGCCGGGCTATCACGAGTTGGAGAAACTCCATGGCTGCGGTCCGCGCGTACGCGGCCGGATAGGCGAATCGCTTCTCGTGACGGTACATCGCCTCCGCCAGCTCGACATTGCGCGGTCCTCCCTCCAGTGTCGTCCATCCGCTCGTGTACAAGCCATCCAAATCCGTCTCGTACGAGTACCAGAAAGCTTCGTTGCCCTTGGGACACTTCGCAGGCTTGCAATGAGCGAGACCTCCGGCTTTGCGGATCCGGTCGGCCAGATCGAACAGCGTGTCCCAGTGCCGATCGCACCGAAGCCGGCAACGGTGGTACAGGTCCTCGGCCCGCGCCAGAACGTTCGGATGAACAAAACGTCCCTCCCAAACGCGGCCGATACCTTGATAGTGGTCATACTGCTTTCGGATCCTTTGTCCGCCCTTGTACACCCAGCCGTCACCGCGAAACTCGGTCACTGGGTCCGGCCTCGGATCAAATGCTCGTACTTCAGGCGTCGTCATGACCCGCTGCTCCTCTCCAGGTGCCTACTCTTCGTGCGCTGCCAGCCAACGGGCAGGTAACTGGTCGGATAGTAGGCCCCCGCGAGGTTGGCCCCCGCGAAGTCGGCCCCCGCGAGGTCGGCCCCCGCAAGATTGGCACCTGCGAGGTTGACCCTCGTGAGGTGGGCATCCGCGAGGTTGGCCCCCGTGAGGTTGGCCCTCGTGAGATTGGCACCCGTGAGGTCGGCCCCCACGAGGTTGGCACTCACGAGGTTGGCACCCACGAGGTTGGCACCTGCGAGGTTGGCACCAGCGAGGTCCAGCCGGCCGAGTCGCGCACCGCACGATTCGCCCCAGGCGTGCTCGGGGAGCACCTCGCCGATGATCTCGCGCCGCAGCGCACAGCATTTCTGCTCATCCGCCACGACTTGTCCTACGAGCGCGACGACCCACACCCGCGAGCCGCACCAACGATGCGGCTCATCGGTCGCGTGCAGCGCGTGTTCGGTGCACGGATGCAGCGAGCCGTCCACCTCCTGGCTCATCCCGGGCCACACCGACTCGCCCGGCTGCCTCGACGCGTGATTCGCCGGCCTCCCGTGCGCGTCGCTGCACCAGTACGTGATCCTGTCGCCTCGCTCGACGCACCGGGCGAGGTGCTCGCGCTGGGCGTCGGTCCACCCAGTCGCCCCCACGGGGCCGATATCAGTGCGGGTCCCGGTGATCCTCATGGCGCGCTTCTCGCGAGCTTCCCGGATTTGGTTCGGCGCCAGCCGTACGGCACATCGCCGGTCGGGTAGTATGCGCTGTCGAAATTCGCCCCATTCGTATGTGTATCTAGCAAATCCACTCCTGCGAGGTTCGCTTCCTGCAACCTCGCATCACACAGCTCCGCATATTGCAGATTCGCGCTATGCAGATTCGCGCGCAACAGTTTGGCATCCCGCAGATTCGCTCCATACAGGTTCGCGAATCGGAGGTCCGCGTCTCGAAGATTCGCGCCGCCTAGATTGCAATTCCCGAGCGTCGCGCCCTCCAGATTCGCTCCCCACAGGTTCGCGCCCCCCAGATTCGCGCGCCACAGTTTGGCATTCCGAAGGTTCGCGCCGCACAGGTTTGCAACCCGAAGATCCGAGGTGCGCAAGTCAGCCCCCTCCAGATTCGCGTCTTCCAAGTACGCGTTGCACAAAAACGAACCTGCGAGATCCTGCCGCCCGACTCGGACACCGCACGATTCATCCCAAGCATGGTCCGGGAGCACTTCTCCGATGATCTCGCGACGGAGAGCGCCCAATTTCGCGTCATCGTCGAATTTCACCTCCCCGGCTAGTGAGACGACCCAAACGCGTGCCCCATACCAGCGATGCGGCTGGTCAGTGCCGTACAGCATGCGCGCGCCAAATTCCAGCGCTTGATCGAGTTCCTGGATCATTCCAGGCCAGACGAAATCGTCGGGCTGATACCACGCCGGTCGCCCTTGGGCGTCCGAGCACAAGTAGGTGATGCAGTCACCGCACTCGATGCAGCGGGCGAGGTGCTCGCGCTGAGCGTCGGTCCACCCAGTCGCCCCCACGGGACCGATGTCAGTGCGTTCGCCTGAGATCTTCATGGCGTCGTGCTCCTCTCCAGGTACCCGTTCTCCGCGCGCCGCCAGCCAACGGGCAGGTCACCGGTCGGATAGTAGGCCCCCGCGAGGTTGGCCCCCGTGAGGTTGGCCAGCACGAGGTCGACCCCCGTGAGGTTGGCCCTCGCGAGATTGGCACCTGCGAAGTTGGCCCTCGTGAGATTGGCACCCGTGAGGTTGGCCCACGCGAGGTGGGCATCCGCGAGGTAGGCCCACGCGAGGTTGGACCACGTGAGGTTGGCACCTGCGAGGTTGGCCCCCGCGAGGTTGGCATCCGCGAGGTGGGCATCCGCGAGGTGGGCATCCGCGAGGTTGGCCCACGCGAGGTTAGCCCACGCGAGATCCCGCCTGCCCAGCCGCGCACCGCACGATTCGTCCCATGCGTGCTCTCGGAGCACCTCGCCGATGATCTCGCGCCGCAGCGCACAGCACTTCTGCTCGTCGGACACGATCTGTCCGACTAGCGCGACGACCCACACCCGCGAGCCGCACCAACGATGCGGCTCGTCGGTCGCGTGCAGCGCGTGTTCGGTGCACGGATGCAGCGGGCCGTCCACCTCTTGGCCCATGCCCGGCCACACGGATCCGTCTCCGGAGCCGCCGTTCGCCGGCCTCCCGTGCGCGTCGCTACACCAGTAGGTGATGCGATCCCCACGCTCGATGCACCGGACGAGGTGCTCGCGCTGGGCGTCGGTCCATCCCGTTGCGCCAACGGCGCCAAAGTCGGTGCGGGTGCCGGAAATTCTTATCATGTCCGATCGCCTTTGCAGAGCATGCGCTGATGCCTTGCCCTGTGCGAACGGCCCGCCACGAGGTCGAACGCATAGCTACCCTGGCTGACGCCCTTGACATCGAACGGGCGCTTCATGAGACCGCACAGGTACGCATGCTCGGCCAGTAAGCCCTGCAGGAATCGCTTCCGCAGACCGTGTGGCCAGCCCTTGAACGCTACCCGCGCACTTTGGGACCGCTGCAGGTCGCGGCGGGACGGCTTCGTCCTGTCGATCTCGGACGTCCCGTGCTGGGCCCTTGACGAAGACGAGCGCGTCACGGTTGGTCGCCTCCGCTGCGGCGCAATGCGTCGTTCGCGGCCTGCATGCGCCGCAGTTCATCCTCTAGAATACGGACTTCGCGATGCGCCTCGTGCAGCCGCTCCGCTTCGCCCGCGACGCACACGGCTAGTTCGTGGTCTATCAGGCCCCTCAGCGCGGCTGAGAAATCGCTCTCGATCGATTCGTCACCCCGCGCGTGCTGGGCCAGCAGGCCCTGTAGCGCCCCGCTCCGATCACGCAGCGCGACCACCGCGAACCACCGCAGCGCGGCGGTCGCGCGCAGGTCTGGGCTCACGACGCCACCTGCGCGCTCGCCTTTTCACGCTTGACGATCATCGCCCACGCTCCTTTCTCTCGCAGCTCTCGCGCCGCAGCGCCTCGATCCATCCTTCGTGCTTACCATCCGCCGCGTCCGACTCCTCGCGCGTCCAAATCTCGGCTCGGCCCGTATCGATCGCGCCAAGTACGCGATACCAGATCGCCAGGTCGGGCTCGGACAGCCCGCCGGGGCCTTCCCGATCCCGCAGCAGGCCGGCCGCTTGCCGCATGACGCGCGTGCCCTCGACATCGCGGATCACTTCACACCTCGGATCGCCTCGAGCCAGGCCCGCAGTTGCGCCTCCCGCTTCGCCGACCACTTCGCGCCCGCCTCGGCCGCCTTGCACTCCTGCACCAGCCGGCGCCTGACGCGAACGATGCCTGGCGACGGCTGCGAAACCGCCAAAAGCACACTGATCGTTTCGCGCAGGTCGGACGCTCGTCGAGCGCACGC